TTTAATTAATTCATCGGGACGCCGGCTGGGTGGACCGGGCCGCGACCGCCGCGAACAGGCGGGGAAGCCGGCCCAGCCGGCGTCCCGGACAGACCGACCGCAGACCAGGGAGACGAGGAACCGACCATGAGCGAGACGTTCGAGCCTGTGGACTTCCGCGACGTGAACGAGGGCGACCGCGTCCAGTTCACGACCAACGACAACGGGTTCGGCGGTCGCGGCCAGTACCGCCGCACTGGTTCCGTGGTTCGGACTACCGACAAAACGGTTCGCGTAACGTGTGACGACGGCACTGCCGCCGTTCTGCGCCGCGCCGACTGGAGTGCTCGGGCCGTCGGCAAGTCCGCTCAGAAGACGGGCCCCGAGGGCACCCCGCCGTGGCTCGTGGTCAGCATGGACCAGGGTGTCCTACGAGCTGAACCCACCGCCGCCGCAGCCCTGAACTGGTTCAAGCGACTGCACGGGTGCAACCGTGTCCGTGATCGCAGGCAGTACAGCGAGTACGACTACGCCTGTACGTTGGCCACGGGCGGCGAGTACGCGCCGAGTGCGGGCATCGTTCGGGCCGATCACGTTCGCGCCCATGGTGGAGACCCCAACCAGACGCCTCTGTATCCGCTCGCCGACTCGCCGTACGAGTACGTCGAACGCTCGGGCGAGGGCGACTGAACCACCCCGGGCCCCGGCCGCCGCGCCGGGGCCCTGCACCACCTGACCAAGGAATCAAGGAAGCGATCCCCCGCTCCGGCCGTATGATCCGTGCCGGCCGACGGGGCCTCAGGAGAGGACGACCGACCGTGACGAAGCAGGACCGCATCACAGACCCCGGGTTCACCGCCGCCATGGACCAGACCGAGGCGGCGATAGCCGAGCTGCGCAGCCTCGGCGTGCCGATGGACAAGGCCATCGTGGTGGTGCAGCGCGTCTACGGCGCCGGCCGGGACCGGGGCCTGCACCTCGGCCTGCGCATGGCCGACGTCCCGCCGGCGTCCTGACGACCGGCCGGAAACTCACCGGGCCCCGGGGTTGTGTACCCCAGGGCCCTATGGTTTAATTAAATCAACAGGCCGGACGGACCGGCCGGGAACGAGGAACCGACCATGGGCAAGGGCGGCGGCTACAGCAAAGGCCAAACCAAGCCGTACTCCGTCGTACGCGTCTGGAGCGGCGGTAAGCCGTCCCGCTCCGCACACTGGACACTAGGCGCCGCCGAGGCCGACATGCTTGACTCGCTGCGCGCCGCGAACGCCCGAGACAGTGAGATCGAGGTCCGGGTCATCGACCGGGCGACGGGCGAGACCGTGGTCACACCCCAGCGTTGTGTCGCGTGCCGCGAGCGGTGGGCCACTGAGCCCGGTTCCGCCCGTGGCGCCGAGGCACCCTCGCTCTGCCGCTACTGCGAGGACGAGTATGTGGACCCGGCGCTGGCCGCCCAGACCGAACCGCTGGTCAACGCTCTCCGGGCGAAGGGGCTGGAGCCCACCACGCAGCCGGACGGCATGGTGACCGTAGAGGCGAACGGCATCGACTGGACGATGCAGCCGGTTCCGCACGCGGTCACGGGTGAACCGTGCGGTGTGTGGTCGGCCGTCGGCCCCGCCGGCCCGCGCGGTCAGTTCGTCGCGCGCAACGCGGCCGAATTCGTCGCCGAGCGGCTGGTCCCGTGATGGGAGCCTGGACGACCCGGGACCTGCTCCGCGCGCAGAAGCGCGGGGCGGTCATCCGGACGGTGTGGGGCGACTCGGTCCGCTGGGATCCCCGCCGGTCGCGCGACCCGGAGCCGTGGGAGGACATCACGGACGTCCGCTACGCGGCCCGGCACTGCCGCCCCGAGCACCCCGACGGCACACCCTGGAACGACGACCACGGAAACGAGGAACCGACCATGACCCGGCAGACAGCCGCTCCGCTGGAGCACACCAGCCTGAACCCCAGCTACCGCGAAGCGTGGGGCCAGGTCCAGAACGTCAAGGACGGGTCCCTGCTGCTGGACCCGCCGTACCAGCGCGGCAGCGTGTGGACGCTGGACCAGCGCATCGCGCTCGTGGAGTCCTGGCTGCGCGGCCTGCCCGCCGGCGTCGTCATCCTCTCCAATCGGGGTACCGGCCTGTGGCATAGCGGCGACCCGTACGAGACGGGCAGAGGCATCTGGGCCGTGGTTGACGGCAAGCAGCGTCTGACCACCGCCATGGCGTGGTTCGCCGGCGAGTTCGCCGTCCCCGCTTCGTGGATGCCGAACGACTACGTAGCCAAGACCGAGGACACCGACGACGGCCCGTACGTACGCTTCACCGGCCTGACCCGGAAGGGCTGCACCTTCGTGAAGCGCCGGTGCGGATTCATGGTCGCCGAGATCAGCGACTGTGCCACCGAGGCCGACGAGGCCCGGTTCTACCTGCTCGTCAACGGCGGCGGCACGCAGCAGACCGACGCCGACATGGCCAACGCGGCGCGGGTGGCGGAGGGCTGAGCAGTGGACAAAGCGCAGTGCCCCAACTGCACGGACGGAGCCTGCACGGAGTGCGACGGCGAGGGCTGTGAGGAGTGCAGCCACGGCGGTACGTGCCCCGAATGCGACGGCACCGGCCGCCAGGTGTCCACCATGGACGACGGCTGGCACTACGGTCCCGACGGGGTCCCGGAGCGGGGCTTCCTGGAGGGCACGGCCTTCCAGCCGGACGACACCCGCGACCACATGGACGCATGGGGCTCCGTCCACCCGGACAACCTGAAGGACTGCGCGCAGTGCCGCGCAGAGAACATCCTGAACCTGTGAGCACGACGGCCGGCCGGAAGCCGTAATCCCGGCCAACGAGGGCCTGTAGCTCAGTCAGGCAGAGCACCCGTGGAGCGCGAGCCTTGGTCGGTTCCCACGCGCTCCGGGAGACTCCGGTTCGAGTCCGGACGGCCCACCACGACAGACCGCCGACGACCACGAAAACGAGGAGACATGACCAATCGCCCGCCCGTCCCGGAGGGATGGGAGTTCCGCCTGTCCCACGACCGGCGCCTGTTCGCGTTCTACGACCCCGGGAACGGGCCGTGGTTCGTGCCCGAACCAGCGATGCGTGGTCGCTTTGTCGACAGCGCAGACATGGACCGTCTGAACTGGGACCGGTACGTACCGGTCCCCGACGCGGACGAGGCGTCCATCACCCTGACCCCGTGCACGCACCTCCAGTCGCTGCACGAGACGGAGCACGCGGGACTGATCGTGGAGGGGTGCCCGTGGTGCGCCGGCCGCGAGCGGCAGGGGGTGCCCGGCCATGCCAAGCCGCTTGTCCGTGTGACATCGACCGGAGTCCGGCCGGGGCTGACCGACGCCGAGCGTGCGATGCTGCGCCACGCGCTGGAGTTGGCAGAGGACGAGATGGCGTCCAAGGGCGGCGAGTTCACCGACGACGACCGCGCGGCCGTGACATCGCTCAAGCGCATTGCCGGGAAGGAATGACTGCCGCCACCGGAGGGACACTCCGTGAGCACGCCGATCATCCGAAGGACGACCATGACCGATCAGACCACACCCGCCCCGATCCGCAAGAGCGAGTTGCCCACCACGCCGCCGCCCGCGTGGGAGTTCCACACGTGGTTTCCGCTGCCGGGCGGGGGCGGCGACCTCGTGCCCGGCCAGCTCTCCCGAGGCGTACAGATCCGCCGCCTCGTGACCTACGGCGATTGGGAGCCCGTGCGACCGGGACGGTGGGCGGAGGAGCCGCCGTCGAATGCCGCCGCCCCGGACGACCAGACCGCCCTCCGCGACCGCATCGCCGCCGCCATCTGGGAACGGCAGAACCCCGGCCGCCGGTGGGCCGACTGCGAGTACCGGTGGCGGGCGGACGCCGAGGCCGACGCCGACGCGGTCCTGGCCGTGCTGCCCGCGCCCACCGACCGGGCTGGCGATGAAGTGGACCACGCGCAGTACGAGCAGTGGCTGAAGGCCGCCGAAAGTGCGCGCGATGAGGCGCGGTTGCAGTTGGCCCGGGTGCGCGCCGAACGCGATTACGCGCGCGGCCGGTTGACAGATGCGGCCATTGAAGTGGTCGAGCGCTGCCCCGACCACGGTGACGGCGAGGGAGCCTGGCTGGTCTGCCACTGCGAGATCGCCGACCGGCTGCGCCGCCTGGCCGACGAGACACAGCCCACCGAGTCGGTGCGCACGCCGTGCAGCGTCCCCGAGTGCGACGTCGACGGCACCGGCGAGCCCTGCACCCGGCACGAGCGCGAGGACTCTCACGCCGAGGGCAACCACGAGCTGTGCGGCCGTGAGTGCCCGGCCGCCGCGCGGCAGGACGGGCCGGTCGTTACCGTGCACGCCGCGCCTGACCTCAGCCCCGAGGCGACCGAGGCCCTCGGTGCGCTGGTCGACGTGGCTAAGCAACAGATCCAGTGCGATTTCCCCCACCCGCACCCCGAGCACCCGTGCGGGCGACGTACCACCGCCGGGGCGCGGCAGGACGGGGCGCCGTCGTGACCGCCACCCCCATCGGCGTTGAGGTCTCCTGCGATGGCCCCGACGAGCAGACCGATTGTCCCCAGAGCGCAGCGGTCCGTGCCAGCTTCGAGTCGAGGACCGCTCGGCAGGTACGCGCTGACGGGCGCGCAGTCGGGGCACACGGCGCGTCCCCGGCTGCCTCCGCGATGTGTGCCCCGACTGCGCCGCTGCGCGGCAGGGCAGGCCGCTGTCGTGACCCGCGCCCGCTGCCCGCGCGGCCACTGGTTCCCCTCCACCGGCCCCCGTCGCTGTACAGTGCCCGGCGCGTTCTTGATCACCTTGCGGGTGCCCGCCTACTGAAAACCCTTGTCACTTTCGAGGCGCCCCGAATTCGACTCCGCTGTGGGGCGGTCCGTGCACCATCTGCGGTACGTCCTGTTGACCAAGGAAGAGAGGAAGCATCATGCCCGAGACCCGTCTCATCTGCCTGGACGAGGGGCACGCGCAGGCCGTCATCGAGGAGGCCACTCGGCCCGGCGACACGGTCCATACGGTTCGCCGTGAGGGTCCGGTCGTCGTCATCGGCTACTACGACAAGCGGTGGCCGCTGGACGTCGCCGACTGGGCCGGCGAGCACGGCCACTGCACCGACCACAACGCAGCTCGCGTCATCGCGGGGCTCTGAACAGAGAGGCGAACCATGGACGGCGTGGAACGAGGAAGCTGCGCCCCGGACGGCTGTGGATCGTGCGCACGGCCGTGCTTCAAACAACCAGCCACCTGCCCGCAGCACCCGAGGGGCTGTGAGCCCGACGATCACGTGGAGCCGCCGACTGTGGCGGGCGAAGTCATCTGACCCCGCACAGACCGAAGCCCCGGAGTCGTCCTCGGCCCGGGGCTTCGTCATGCCGTCATCTCGTCAAGCGTTCGATCTTTCCGGCGAGGTCGGCGACCTGCGCGGCCAGGATCTTGCCCTGCTCGGGGTCGGCGGCCAGAGCATCGGGGATCACCCGTCCACGCAGCGCGCGATGGGCGCCGCGCAGCGCGGCCAGTCCCTGCTCCACCCGTACGAGGGCGCGGGCCTGTTCGGGAGTGTGCTCCGTCGGCGGGTCCGCTCCGTCGTCATCAGCCGGCCCCTGCTCGGGGATGTAGCCGAGGCGCCGACCGTGCTCCGTGATGGTCTTCGCGGTGACCTTCTCCCCGGCCGTTCGGATGGCGGCGACGATCTCCTTCACCGCCACTTCCCCGTGGCTCTCCAGAGCGGGAAGGGCCGCGCGGGCCTGCGACTCCACCGGAGCCGTGTCGAAAATTTTCGACATGACCAGCATGGCCGGGGCAGCGTCGATGAGCTGATACGCGCGGGTGCGGTCCATGTCCCACCGGGCGCTGATGTAGTCCTCGAACGTTGTGTGCGTGACTTTGTAGAGGCCGCCGTCCTGGTCCCGGATTGCGCGCAGAGCCGTCCCGGCCTCCACGACGAACCGGGCGCGGGCCGCCTTGAGCGTCGTCCCTGCGGTCTCCTTCGCCCGGTCGATGGCTGCTTCGTACGCGGCCAGCTTCTCCTCGTCGGTACCGGTGACCGTGGCCGGGTCGATGGGCTGCGGGGTGAACGGGTCCGGCGGGGCCGGTGCGACGACTTCCTTGGACTGTGCTGCGGCATCGTCGTCCGGCTTCTCGGCGCCGGCGTGCCGGGCGCGCAGAACGTCGGACAGGCCGGACGCGCGGCCGGGCGCGGGGAGCGCCTTCGTCCGGCTCATCGGTCGATCACCTTGGCCAGCGTCCGGTACGCCTCGGCGTGCTCGGAGTCCGGCGCGTAGTCGGTGGGCGTCCGGCCGTAGCGCCACGCCTCGGTGATGACGACCCCGAGCGGGACTGTGGCGAGGATGGGCAGGCCGTCCAGGCTGGCGAACTCATCCAGCACGGACCGTGCGAGGAGACTTGCCGGCCGGCGCAGCCGGTTGACGACCAGGCCGTGCAGCTCCAGGGGCTTGTCCCTCAGATCCGCGTCCACCGACGCGATCTGGGGCAGCAGCAGCTCCAGTGCCTTGAGGCTGGAGTCCTCGGCCTCCACAGGGATGAGTACGCCGTCGGCGGCCGTCAGCGCGTTGTCGGTGAGGATGTCCAGGGACGGCGGGGCGTCGATGAGCACGTGGTCCCAGACACCGCGTGCAGCGGCCAGCATCTTGGCCAGTCGCTGCTCTCGGGCCTTGACCTTGTCGACGTCGCGCACTGCCATGAACATCTCGAACGCGTTGGGGATGACGTCGATCCGGCCGTAGGGTGCCGGCTCGGAGTGCGTGGCCGCCAGGTCGGCGACGGGCCCGGTGTACTCCCCGAGGAGCGCGCGGTAGAGGTTCGGTGCACCGGCGCCCGACGGGGCCTGCGGGACCTTCAGTCCGTCGGTGAGGTGGCCCTGCGGGTCCAGGTCGACCACGAGGACGTGGCGGCCGGCCTCGGCCAGCGCCCCGGCGACGCCGATGGTCGTAGCCGTTTTGCCGACGCCGCCCTTCTGGTTCGTGACGGCGGTGATGCGCGTGGTGGTTGCGTCCATGACGCGGGAGCCTATCCGGCGTCCGGTGCGTACAGGGGTATTGCCCCGATCTGAGGGACTATGATTTAATCAAATCACCTGTTACCTGAAAGGCTCTCTCATGACCGAATCACTGGCCGCACGCACTACGGCCAACCAGGTCGCTCGCGGTAAGGCAGCTCTCGCGCGCGACGCGGAGGACATCTCTGCCGCACTTGCCCGGTTCGCCAAAGACGTTGAGACGGGGCTGGACACGGGCGCAGCTCAGCGTATCGCTCAGGACGTCCAGCAGTTTCTCCTCAGTGCATCGCGCATCGCGGCGGTGCGTGAGACTGCCGCGCTCTACGACGCCGAAACGGAGGCATCCGCTGGACAGAGCTGACCCGGAGACGACTGACCAGGGAAGGCACTACATGAACGCACTCGAGATACCCAGCACGGCCCGAGGAACGGTCCTGCGGTTCGACCCGGGCCGTGACGGTTCGCTGACTATGACCGTGCAGCATCCGACCTCCGGGGTGCACAACAGCGTCGTCCTGCGGCCGGACTGGCTGCTGCCACTGGCCGCATGGTTCGCCGGCGAAGCGCAACCAGCCGCGCTCGGGGACCTCCCCGGAACGCTGTACGGGCGACGTCTGGACATCGCGGGCGATGAGTACGCTGTGCTCTGGTCCACTCACACCTGGGCCCGGCTGGACTGCGTGCGTCCGTTCGGCATTGCCCGAGTGCAGGCCGGCCCTCGCGGCAGGGCTTACGGGTCGGCCGTATTTCTCACCCCAAGGGCGCGGACGGACGCGGCGGTGTGGCTGCGGCGTATGGGTGCCGGTCAGCGGGAATTCACACCCTGACCGTCCGGTCAGGAGTACCGGGCCTCGGACTCTGGCGGTTCCCCCACCCGCCGGCGTTCCGGCCCACCCGCCATCCGCGTGTTCCGGGGTGGCGGTTGGCACGGCAGACCAAGGAAACAAGGGGAGGCCCCACATGGGCACCATAACCATTTCGCACACCCGGGCCGGCGGAACCCTGCTGGAGGGGTCGTGCAGAAGCGCCGAGGTCGCGGACCTCGTCAGACCGTTCGGTTTCGAGGTCATCCCGTCGCTGGACTGTCTGGGCATCGCCCGGTCCCGTAACCGGGCCGCACAGCGGTGGCGCATCGACGGAGCCCGGACCGCGCTGGAGGCAGCCGGCTGGAACGTGATCGTGGTGCTCGATGACGACACGCACCCGGCCGTGGCCGACCCCCTGCGTGTCCTGCGTCGCATCGACAAACTGGAAGCGGACCGGCGTCGTGTCCGCAGGAGCCTGGACCGGTGCATTGCCGGGTCTCCAGTCGCGGAGGAACTGGCGGGCCAGCTCGCCGAGCTGGACGAGCAGCTAGCTCACTGGCGTGAGCGCATCCGGCAGGCGGAGGCCGAAGGGTTCAAGGTCTGGTCCCGGGCCGACTTCCAGAAGGGCGATTTCGTGCGCTACCGGGGCACCTGGTACGAAGTGCTCCGGGTCAACGCGAAATCGCTGACCATTCCGCATGTCCATCACAGCGTCGGACGGGACGTCGTACGAGTCGGTGACGGAGACCTCGACTGGACGACGTGGACGGCCGGCTACCACGACGGCGTGACGGGCCGGATGAGTCCGGACGAGATGAGGGCCTACGAACGGGAGCGGTCCGAACGGGGCTCTGCCCCACGCTGTACGGGGTAACTGACCGCTTTTGCACCCTGGCCAAAAGACAACATCCGGTGACTGATGCCCTGGTTTCGTTCCGGCCACGTGGAGCGGGGCCCTGCACGCGTACGCAGCAACTCGTTTGATTTTCAAGGGAGTTGCTGCGCGCCGTGATCGTATCCGTGCAAGCCTCTGGACAGACTGCCTCTGAGCTGGGATTACTTACAATCGGAAGTCTGTCTCTCACTTTGTGTGGAGGTCGGATTTATCCGTGTGTGCGTCGTTCCAAGCGTGAGTGCACACAGCAATAGTTCAGTCTGAAAGTGTCACCGCGTCCGAGGAGATATGCGTGATACAGGGACTGTTGGGCGGTTATGCCGCATCTGAAGTGCGATGGCAAGATGAGGCCCTGTGCAACGGGGTCCCGCTGGAGACGTTCGTTCCGGACAAGGAAGACAGCGAAGGCCTGACGGAAGCCCGGAAGTACTGCGATCTGTGCCCCGTCCGGGGAGTATGCCTGCGCTACGCACTGACGTACGGTCTGCGTGGGTACTGGGGCGGAACTGACACGGCCGAGCGCCGTCGGCTCAAGGCCAAGAAGGACCGGGTCAAGTGCCCGTCTCCGACGTGCCAGTCCCGCAGAGTGATCGACCTGGAGGAATCCGACGACGCCCTGTGCCTGGCCTGCGGACTGTCGTGGCAGACCAGCGCCGCGTCACAGCCCCGCTACCGCTCCCAGGAGCGGTCGGCGGCCTGACGGCCCTCCCCGATGTCAGCGGGGAGGGCCGTCAGTAGGACCAACGTAGCGGCCTGGCGACCACTCAGTGAGTGGTCGCCAGGCCTTATTGCGGTGAACTCGCACTACCCGGGGGCATGTCTCACGCGGCGTGCGCCCCTGGTGCACTTTGCAGGTCCCGCGCCCGCGACCATGCCTCCATCCACCGCCACGCGTTCGCGGACAAGCGCAGACTCCCGGCCACCGCACGTCCGGCCTCCGCCCGTTCGGCGCGCAGCCCGGGGCTGACAACCAGCCGGCGCAGTTCCCGGTACCAGCGGCGCGGAGTGTCGGCGAGGACGCCCGCCCCCAGCTCGTGCAGGCGGACGTATTCCGCCCGGGGCGATGCCACCCACGGGATCCCGAGAGCACTCAGCTCCAACGGCTTGAGCCACGACTTCGCAGCGTTGAACCGGGTGTCGGCGAGCGGGGCGATGCCTATGCCGATGTCCCCGGCCACGGCCGCCGGCCAGCCGTGCACGTCCACCCCCGTACGCCCCTGCGGATCGTGGAACAGGCCGAACGCGCGCCCGACGCCAACCGGGTCGCCGACGACGCGGAAGTCCGCGCCCTCGGACACCAGGCGCGCAACAGCCCCGCCGACCACAGCAGGGTCGTCCGGGTGGCTCGCCAGGGCCGCCGGCCAGCCGATGGTGTCCCGATCCACGCGCGGCAGGCCGTAGTAGGTGTCGGGCAGGTGGTTGTAGAGCACATGGCCGCGTCCGTGCCGGGCGTAGCGCTCCAGCAGGGCGGGTGTGGAGACGGTGACCAGCGTCGCCTCCCGGCAGGCGGCGGTCAGGTGCTGCCAGGAGTGCCGGTGCACCTGACGGGTGAACCGGTCGTAGCGCCCGACGGTGCGCGGGTGCATCGAGTCGTAGGCCGGGTTCCGGGGGTGCACGGCGGTCAGGTCGTCGTCCACGTCCACGACCACGGCGATGCCCTTGGCGCGCAGCAGCGGTACGGCCTCGGCCATCCACTGGTGCGTGAGACGCTGGAAAACGATCACGTCCACGTCGTCCACGTCCAGGACGTCCTCCGCGTGGTTGTCCGCACCGATACGGAGTTTCAGGCCCCGGTCGGCGGGCGGACGGATCTCCACGTCGTGGCCGTCCGCCCGCAGCAGCTCCGCCGGCCAGATCAGCCGGAAGTACCCGCACCCGCCGAGATCCGCCGGGTACACCACGATTTTCATTCCCCTGGTCTCCGCTCCCTGGTCATCCTGTCTGCCGCCTGGTCACTGCCGGGCAGCGGATCCTCCGCCGTCCCCGTCCGCTGCGTCCGTCCGGGACTTGGCTGGACGGCCCCTGGACGGCCGTTTCCCCTCCGCAGGGTGCGTGGAGTCGCCTGCGTCCTCCAACGGCCGCAGACGGGCGTCCAGTGCGTCCAGACGCTCCTCCAGGGCCTCAGTGGCCTGACGCACAGCGTCGTCTATGAGAACTCGCATCCTCGCTTCCTGGGACATGCCGCCTCCTACGCGTCGATCTTGGACTTGATGGCGTCCACGGCCTGTTTCAGCTCGGTGAGCTGCCGCCCGTTGGACCGGGACTGCGCCCGGATCTCCCGCACCGCCGTGGTGGTGGACTGGACGTGAGTGGCGAAGGTCCAGTGTTTGTTCGTTGCGTAGTCGGAGGCGTCGGCCGGAGCGGTGAGGACGCCGTCCGTGGTGAAGATGCGCCGGACGTCGCTGCTCTCCAGCACTCCGCCGCCGGCGACCAGCTTCTTCACCACCGCGTCAGCGATCTTGTTGATGTCCGTTTCGCTCAGTGCCATGTCCTCGTCCTCTCCGGGCGACCAGCCGGGATCGTGACGCAGCCGCTCGGCCACGTCGATGCGGAGCTGCTTGGGTGTGAACTCGAACCGGCCCCGGTTGCCATAACCCTCCACGGGGCCGCGCGGATCCGGCTTGCCCTCTACCGACGTCTCCCTGTGGCAGGCGACAGACTCGGCGGACCAGCCGTAGTACCGGCAGATGGCGGCATTGACGCGCACCCATGCGTCGTACTGGACACGCGGGTAGACGTCCTTGCCGTCGCCGAGGTTTTCGGTCTCGATCCCGTAGCTGACGTCGTTGCCGTCGATGGTGCCGGATGCCCTGGACGGCGCCGGATGCGTCACCAGTTCGTCGCGGAAGCTCTGGTAGGCGTTGACGGCCATCGGACCGGCGTGGTTCGCGCGGCCGGCGGAGCACATCGTGGCCAGGCCGTCCTTGGCCAAGTGGATGTGGGCCAGGGGCGGGGGCAGGCCCGGGACGCCGTCCCGGGCAACGATGTCCCGGGAGTTCCGGCCGGCCGTGTGGTGGTTGAGGATCAGCCGCACGGGGCCGAAGGCGATGCCGGTCTCGTCATCGCGCTCCCGGGTGCGCCACCCGGGGTACTCGGAGACGCGTACGCCTTCGGCCCGCAGGGTGCGTATGAAGGTGTCGGGGACCATCGGCGTCGCCATCACACACGCTCCGGGAAGTGCCAGGTGCCGCCGGTGTGGTCGTCCTCGTCCTGGAGGACGAACTGGTTGAAGAACATGCCGGTGGGGTTCATCACGGCCAGCGAGACGAACACGCAGCCCGGCTCAGAGTCCGGCGCCACGTCGGTAGCGGTGACGATGGCTGCGCGGCACTGCGAGGTGTACTCCTGCGAGCCGTCCGGCCGGTACGGCGTGCCATGGCTGACGTAGTGGACGACCCGCCCGACGGACGGGCGTTGTGTCCCGGGTATCTCAGGTGTCTCCGGATGCTCCACTGCGGGCTCCTTTGATCTGCGCATGGCCCACGAGCCATGCCTGGTAAAGCATCAGCACCCCGAAGAGGGCCGCGAGGAATCCACGCACGATGCGCAGGAGTTCCGCGTCGGACCGCATCACGGTGATGCCGATGGAGATGGCCATGAACGCCGCAACGGCCAGCGCCTTGGTGACGAGCAGACGTCCGACGGCGTCCCGCCACCACCTGGCGAACACGCTGTAGACAGCTACGAAGGCCAGGCACCCGACGAGCGCCAGGACGCTGCCCCACAGGTTCACGGCCTCACCGCCCGTCATCGGAACTTTCCCCCCAGCGCATCACGGACCAACGGGGCGAAGTGGTTCCTCTCGCCCAGCGTGCGCAGGGTACGGGAAATCTCCCGAATCTCCGACGTACGGCTGCGGGCCTGGACGATCTCCTCTCTCAGGCACTGGAGCGCTTCCTGGGCCGCCTGCACGTCCTCGTCCGGCTGCGTGCGGACGGGGTCACTCTTCCGACGTCTGCGCCAGAGCACGGCCGCCTCCTTCCCGGTTGATCCGGGCCGCCTCGGAGACGGCATCCAGCACGCGTTCGGTCGTCCGCGCGGTACCCATCAGCAGATCGAGCTGGGACTGCTGGAGTTCGATCATCTCCAGGCGCCCTTCGGCAAGGGCACGCCATACGTCAATCTGTCTGTCCTTGTCCTGCACGACCAGGTCCACGGTGCTGCGCGGGACCAGCAGGCCCCGCAGCACCATGAGCACGACGAGCAGGACGACTCCGCCGGCGCCGAGCGTAGGCGTGAGAAACGACGTCATCCCGTCCACGGGTCAGTCCTCCTGCAATCCCGGGGCGCGGTGTATGAGGCTGTTCACGATTCGTCACGACCCCGTGAGCCAGGTGAGGTCGGCGGCGGCAACGGCGCTGGTCGCGGTCCGCAGGTCGTCCGGACTCAGGATTCCTTTGTCCAGGAGAGACTTGGCCAGCCCCACCAGCATGACATCTTGACTGAACAGCAGTGCCCGCTGCGCCGTCGGCAGGGCGGCGACGTCCACGCCGAGCCGGGCCAGCAGTGCCCGGTGTGCGGCCCAGAGGGCGCGGAGGTGCGTCCGTGTGACGTCGCCCGATCCGGGCTGGGAGAACACGGCCTGGGCCCCGGTCTCGTCCGTCCCCGTGTAGCTCCAGGCGGTGACGGGGGTCAGCCCGGACGCGGCCATCGCCGCCTCGGCCGCCGACTGGGCCCCGGCCAGGCCCGAGGCCTTCAGAGGGGCCGTTGGGAGATGCGGGCGGTCGGACGCGATGAACCATGACCCCAGGTCGTGGTCACGGTAGACGCGCACAGTGGCGTATCCGGCGGGCACGTGGACCTCACAGGGGGATGACGGTCAGGCGACGGGACTGAAAGGTGCCGGTGCCTCCGGCTACGCGGTACTTGGCCGTGAAGACGTTGTTCCCGGCGGTCAGGTCTTCGTGGTAGACGAACTGACTGGCGACGATGCCGACGTTGGCGGCGCCGTAGACGCCCAGCGCCCGGTTGTCGGCCGCCGCGACGGATGACGCACCGGAAACCTCGTAGCCCATGCGCGTGGAAAAAGTGGACGAGTTGTGGAGCGACCCGGAGACAACCACGATGGCGCAGTTGCTGGTCGCCACGCTGACGGACGGGCCGAGGGTGCCGCCGTCCAGATCGGAGTAGCTGGTGGACGTCGTGGTGTCCGAGACGAGCTGGGTTGCCAGTTTCCCGCTCCGTTCCACGATCTGGTTCGTCGCCGACGTGACGAAGTAGCCGCCGGGGGTGGTCGCCTTGGCGGGCGCCACCTCGGCGAGGTTGTCCCGGACGAAGGTGTTGAACTGGGCCGCCGTGAAAACCGAGCCCGCGACGGCGGTCATGGGTGCTGTCCAGGCCATGGCCTGCTCCTCCCCTACAGCGGCAGAACCGCTATCTCGCGGTCCCGGAAGCTGGCCGTGCCGGTCGCGCCGACCCGGTACTTCATGGTGAACGTGTTCGTGCCGGGGTTGAGCCCGGTGAAGATGTGGAAGGACGCACCGCGCACGAAGTTGCCGGCCGTGACGCCGTCGGCGGAGTGCTGCCAGGCGTTGCTCGCCGCGACGGTGGATGCGCCGCTCACCGCGACGGAACACGCGGTCTCGTTGTTGTCCAGGCTGTGCGACTGGCTGGCCGCGAACCAGACGAACGCCGTCGTGCCGGTAGTGACGGACACCGAAGGGCCGGCGGTGGTCAGGTCGGTGTAGCTGGATGACGTGGTCGACTCACGGGTGGCGATGGACGCCTGCGAGGGGACGCGGGTCGTGATCACGTTGGGACCCGTGGAGACGAACAACTGGCTGGGCGCGGTCGCCTTGGCAGGCGCCGTTTCGTTCAGGTTGTCGCGTACGTGCTGGTTGAATGCCGCCGCTGTGAAGGTCGCCCCGGCGACAGCAGTCATGGGTGCACTCCAGGCCACGGTTCAGGCCACCTCCAAAACGCAGTTATCGAAACGGGTTCGTTCCGGTACCGGCTGTACCCTCTCCGTCGTATAACGCCTATGAGGAGCCAATTTTTCGGTTAACGGACGGAGAGGGTACAGCGGGTACGGTTCCATGCAGTGTGCTCTCACCAGTGGATTTTCGGCCTTAACCCTTACAGGCCCTAACGTTTTCTGGTGGTTGCGACGACTCCACGGGCCTCGGTCAGTGCACTCCGTGCTCCTCGTTCTCCGACTCCAGGTCCCGCACGCTCTGGCCGTGAGGGAGGCCGAATCGGATCGCCACGGGGTGATCGGTCGGGTACCAGTTGCGGGTGCCGGGTACCGGCCTCCGTGCGAGCACGGCGAAGAGGGCGTGCCGGTCGTCGGGCCAGGAGATGGGCGCCTGCATGCCGCAGTGGGAGCACAGGTAGAAGTCGGCCGGCACGTCCCGTGGACCGCCCATGCGCGACGGCCGGTACAGGAACTCCACGTTCCCGCAGCCGCCACCCGGGCGCGGGCAGTCCGCCACCCACTCCCCGTTGTAGACGTACGCACGGGCCACCGGGGTCCGTTCGCGGGGTACTTCCACACCTGCCTCCTCATGTGCCGAGACGCCCCCGGTCGAACTGGCCCCGGACCGGGTCATCGAACGTGAACACCTCGCCGGGGTCGTCCGCCGTTGTCAGGTCGAACACGCCCTGGTCGAACCCGGCGCCGCGCTGGTCGAACCGGAAAGCGTTGGACGGCGCGGCCCAGTCCTGCTCGCAGCCGAGGACCACCGCGTGCACCGGCGGCCGGCCGGTCCGGCCCAGGCGCTGCACCGTGTGCGTGACGCGCTCCACGAAAAAGTCGCTGTCCAGGCCCATCTCACCGTTCACGATCCGGATGCGGTCGCTGACCGTGCGCTGGAGCACCTGAGTGAAGTGCGCCGGGTCCTGCGAGACGATGCGGAGCTGCACCGTGGGCCGCCTGCGCCCGTAGTGCCGCAGGATCATGCTGGCGATGGCCTCCGCGTCAGCCGGGTTCGCCCACGGCGCGCTGTCTGGGTAGGCCCGCTCCCCGTGCCGGGTGACCGAGCCGGGGTCGGTGAGGGACACCCTTACCGTCCGGGCCACCGTCAACGGCCGGGCCCTGAGTTGCAGCTTCGTCACGGTCACTGACCGCCCGAGACACTTCAGAGTCAGCGTGGCCGAGACTCCCGAGTTCCGGCTGAGCACCGTCTGCACCCACCCGGACGACAGGTTGTCGTAGATCAGGTCTACGCCCGGTACGGGCGGCAGGGCCCCCACGAACGGCTCCGAGGCACGGACTTCAACATCGACCGACTGACCCTGAGTCAGCGTGTACGTGGAGTTGTCCGTCCATACGACCTCGGGCACTGCGGCAGGCTCACGTTCCTCCACGTCGAACGTGACCGAGTTGACGATGTCCCTCCAGCCGTGGGAGTAGACGAACGGCTTGGTGAAGCTGTACCCGGGCACCGCCGGGGCGGTGGTTGAGCAGTCCGCCAGACGCCCGGCGGAGAACACCGCACGCGGTGTCAGGGACTGGGGGCGCTGGAGCCGGTGGTGCCTGTCGCGGAAGGTGAAGACCCCGCCCGGCGAGACGTAGGCGAGGGCCGGCGGTCCTTCACTCTTCACCAGATCGTTGATCGCGCTCAGGGCGTCGGTGTCCTCCAGCCACCAGTACCGCACCACCGAGGCGCCCCGGTCGATGTCCCGCCCACCGGTCCATCCGGCGAGGTCCAGTACGAGGTTGATCAGGTCACCGGTGCGCATCGAGGTGTAGACGCCGGTCGACAGCTTGATGCCGGCCAGGTCGTTGAGGCCGTCCAGGAAGGTGAAATCCGCCGTGCGGTCGCCGAAGTCGGCCTGCACGGTGTAGTCGTCAATGCGGCCCCGGAACAGCGGGTACCGCTGGCCGTTGAAGTCCACACTCGCGCTCATCGTGCGGGCCGGGTCCAGGTCACCGCTCAGCGGGCTCAGGGCGTTGTCCGGGCTGTACCGGCGAGTGGAGTTGTCCAGGGTGAACGCCGCGGAGCCGACGACCGCCGGCCCGAGCTGTCGTTCCTGGTCCCTGCCGTAGCTGACCGATATGTCGCTGACGATCTCCGCCGTGACGTCTTCCGGGTCTGTCGGGGCGTAGACCGCGAAGTCACTGTAGGAGAACGTCACCGGGAGCGTGTTCGTGGCGGCGGCCCCGATCAGGGACCGCACTCCGACGGATCCGGCCGCCGTCAGGCCGGTGTCCGTCACGCGGACGGGCCAGGTCTGGGGCTCCGTCGTCCCGGCTTTCCAGATCTTCGCCATGACCTGGTCGCCCGCCACACGCGTCCGCAGGGTGTAGCGGGTCCCGGCCGTGTAGGTCATCTCGGCCGTCGTCGCGGCGAGCTGTGTCTCTGTCCCTCCGACCCGCTTGCGCAGGGAGAGGACCGCCGACCCGTCCGGACGCAGCCACGCACGGGCCGCGTACGAGTTGTTTCCGTCGGTGTACCGGGTCAGCGCGTACACGTAGAAGCTGTCACCGGCCGGCGCCTGATCCGTGGTGAAATCCACCCGCAGGTCCACGTCCGCCGATGGGGACGGTGCGACGGAGAACCGGGACGCGGAACGTGAGCCGACCAAGTGGACGCCGGAGCCGCCGGTCACGGAGAAGTCGGACGCAGTGGCGCCCACGGTCCAGGTCTGTCCCGTGTCGGCCGTTCCCCAGCCTGCGGTGGCACTGCGCTGGAACGTGTCCCGGACGTACAGGTCCCCGACTTCCGACAGGCTGCCAGGGATCCCGTCGGCATCCCAGTCGATGACGAACCGGTACCTGGGCAGGCCCTGCACGCCGCACAGGTCCCAGCCGCCCGGCTCGGAATGCACAGCGGCGTTGAACGCCTGGGCGGCCACCCGTGGGGTGCCCGGCAGGGCGTACGCCGTGGTGGTGACGGGCTTGAGGGCCAGGGACCACATGGTAGAGCCGCCCTGGCAGACGGCGTCCCCTCCGGCGGACGTGGTGAACCGCTGTGTCTGCGTACCGAGGGGCAGGCCCGCTGCGGAGTCGTACAGTGCGGCGAACAGCTCGCCGAATCCGTCGTTGTCGTCCACCCGCTCCACGTCGGCCGCCACCGAATTGGTGACGGTGCGGGCACCCCATGCCGAGCCGGTGCGGATGGTCACCAGCCAGTCGTCCGCCACCCGGGTAGTGATCTGCGGGTGCGCCTGCGTCGCTGCTGTGGCGTCCAGCGGCGCGATTGCCGTCCATCGCTCTATCGGCGCGGACGGATCGCAGCCGGTATAGGCAGCCGTGAAGGCCAGCACGTACGGACTGCCAGCGGGCCAGGGACTGGTGGAGAAGCTGACCGGCACGGTGGAGCCCAGCGAGCCGTTGTCCATGCGCCGGTACACCCACGTCCGGACGCGGGCGGTGTTCCCGCCCGACAATCCCGGCCCGCCGCCGGTGAGGAGCGTCCAGCCCAGAGGTGTGCTGAGCGGCCCGGTGTTGTCGTCCGTCACGATGACGAGCAGCAGCAGATCACCGCTGACGTGACCCGGCGGCAGGGCGACATTGTGCTTGCCGCTGGTCATCGTGACGTCGGCCTTCAACCGGGCGCCGACGGAACGGAAGGCGACAGGCATTACGCAGCACCTCCCAGCGGCTTCGGGAGACGGCCCTTGCGGCTGAGCTGGTCCAGGGCTTTCGCCAGCCAGTCCTCGGTTTCCTGCCGGGAGGCGATGACACCGTGGTTCACGACGGTCAGGTGGATCACGGATGAGGGTCCGGCCGTCTGGCGCACGGACTGGCGGTGGTTGCGCACCTTGGTCCCGGCGGGCAGCTTCATCAGCTCCCGGCCCATCTCGCCGACCCAGTGCCAGCCGCCCGTGGCGCCGTCGGTGCCGTTGGCGTAGCCGCCGGGCCGGTTGTATGCGCGCGGGAGGCTGCCGTACGCCGACAGTGCGTAGCGCATCGAGGCGTAAACGTTGGCGAGCGGGTTGATGGACGTGCCGTACATGAAGGGCCCGGTGTTGCGGTACCGGCCGGCGTGCGCCTGGAAGGTCGGCCGGATCACCTGCATGAGACCGACCGACGGATAGCCGCGCTGGGCGTTGATGTCCCAGAGGTTGACCGCGCGCGGGTTGCCGCCGCTCTCCTGGTTCATGCGGCGCAGGGTGATGTCGTCGTACGAGAGCGGCTGTTTGACCAGGCCGAGGGCCTGGCGCACCACACCACGCCACCGCTGCACACCGGATCCGCCGATGTCCACCGGGCCGCCTCCGCCGAAGCCGAGCAGATCGGACCCCACGGACTTCACCGCAGAGATCAGGCCGTCCACGGCCATACGTGGAATCCGGGCAGCCATCTTCGCCCAGTTGCTCGTCCCGATAGCGGCTGTGATCCGCTTCAGCGGGGCACCGAGGATCTTCTTCGCGTTGTCCACCGGGTCTGACAGGAAATCCAGAGCAGCCTTGGAGAACGAGACCGCCTTGCCGAAAGCAGAGCTGATCGCGGAGCCGATGGAGCCGAGGATGCCGCCCTTCTCCATGAAGTGCGCACCGGCCGCCTGCCACAGGCCCCGGGCCCTGGTTGCGTACTTGGGGTCGGTGGGGATGACGTATTCGGGGTACCTCGGATCGCCCTCACCGACGATGGCAGTCGGCTTGTTGAACACGCCGGGCTCTGCTCGGCCGACGGTGCCGCCGGCTGCCAGGAGCTTGACCTTTTTCAGCTTGTTGTCCAGGCCGATCCATCCGGCGATCTTTCCCCAGACGCTGACGATGCCCCGGTTCCACACCCGGTCCAGCACCCAGTTGACCGGGGTTTTCGTCTTGCTGCGGATACCGCCCCAGATGGTGCCGATACCGTCGCGCATCTCCGCGAAGTAGCCTCTGACGCGGTCGCGCAGGGTCCGGGCCCATCCGGGAATCTTCCGGGTGAAGAAGTCGCCGATGGGCGAGAACACCCGGGTCCGTATGTTGCCGTAGATGCCGGTCAGGCGGTCGCCCAGACCGCCGAAATAACCGGTCACGCGGTCACGGACGGTACGCCCCCATCCGGGGATCCTCCGGGTGAAGAAGTCGCCGATGGGCGAGAACACCTGATTGTGTATCGCTGTGTAACGGCTCGTCAGCCGGTCACGGAGGTCCCCCCACGCGCCGGTCACCTTGTCCCGTACAACGCCCGCTGCCGCTGGCAGAGTCTGTGTGAAGAACCGGCTGATGGGTGCGAAGACTTTGTCGTGGGCGATGTTCCAGCCCCGCACGAAAAAGTCGGCGAAGGGCCCGGAGAACCAGGCGCCGACGGCCTGGGCTGCGCTCAGCACGCCGTTCAGGGCACCCCGGACGATGCTTCGGAAGGTCTCCGATTTTTTCCACAGGACCACGAAGGCTGCGCCGAGGAGCACCAGCAGGCCGATCACGATGCCGATGGGCGAGGAGATCATCGCAACGGCGAGTGCACGCATGGCGCCGGCGGTCGCCAGCGCGGCGACACGGGCGATGCGCAGCGCTCCGGAGAACAGCCCTGTGGCGAGGGTGGCCGCCCGCGTGGCTATCGAGCCGGCCCACGTTGCGGCCGTTGATGCGCGGGTGGCCACGGCAGAGGCCATGGCGGCCACCCGGTGTGCGATCAGAGCGGCCCGGCTTGCGTGGACGGCGCCGGTGGACGTGGTGACCGAAGTGGTGAACAGCCAGGTGACGCCGGCCGCCGCAGACTGGTAGACCGCGTACAGCTTCAGCCCCGCGTTGACGGCCAGGATGGCCGGGATGATCAACTTCAGCACGGGCGTAGGAGTCGCCGACACGAGCTGTGCGAAGACCTGGAGGACCAGCAGGCCGAAGCCGCTCATCGGTCCGGCCGCAGAGATGATGTCGGCGAGAGCTGACCCGATGTCCTTCATGGCGGGGACAGCGCCGCGCGCCCGCTCCATGAACGTGGCGAAGCCCTCGGACTCGCCCAGATTGGCGCCGAAGTTGGCGAACTGTTCCGTCAGCTCGACCATGCCGCCGGACATCTCCGACTGCACCGGCATGAAGGCGTTGACCATGCCGACGACACCCACCGTGATGTTCTTCACGGTGGTCAGGAAGTTGCCCAGGGCGCTGCCCGCGTTGCCCTGGAGGTTGCGACCGAATTCGCTGAAAACGCGGCCGGCCTGGCCCTCGCCGAACGATGCCGTGAATTCCTTGACCTCCCGCGTGCCGATGCGCACGAACGGCGTCAGCTTGGGCAGCACCTCGCGGATCTTGTTGATACCTGCCGTGAACAGGGGCATGGTGGTCCCGGACAGGCTGTCCGACCACCGGTCGATGTCGTCTTTCAGGCCCTGGTACGCCTTGGCCGTCTCCCGGGTGGCCGGGGTCATGGCCTTCATCTTTTCGTCGTAGATCGCCTGTGATTTGCGCGCGGTGTTCGTCGCGGTGGTGACGTCCGACAGGGCCTTGTTGTACTCCTGCGCCTTGGCCTTGGCCTCTGCCGACATACCGGCCGTGATCTTCATTTGCTGGCCGTACTTGACACCCATCTCCTTGGCCAGGCGCTGGGCGTGGGCCTTGGCGATGGTCGCCTTCTCGTCGGCCTCTTCGGCCGCTTGCAGCTTCTCGCTGGCCTCGGTGATCTTTTTGAACTGCGGGACCACGGCCGCAGCGAAGGCGCCGCCCGCCGCACCGGCGGAGGCCAGAGTGGCCGTCATGGCGCCGACTCCAGCGGTCACGGCGGCGGTCACCGGCAGGATGGCCGTGCTCAGGGCAGACGCCCCGAGGGCCCCCAGCCCTTGGATGGCCTTCAGGGCAGGGGACGTGTCGGAGTCAATGCGGACAAAGCCCGTCCCGATCAGCGTGCCGACCATCTACAGCACCACCCCTTGAGCTGCGAGGAACGTCTGGCTTGCGTCCTCGTCGCCGTGCCACCACCACGGCGCTCCGTCTTCAACCTCCACAGGCACGGGCGCGGGCTGTCCGGGCACCTGCCACAGACGGACCTCCAGCTCGGAGTCCAGCCGTTGCTGAGCGGCGTCCTCGGGCTCGTTCTCTCCCGGCTGCGTGCGCTGGCACATCTCGTAGTAGACGAGGTTCAGGAAGCGGTCGACGGGGAGGCTGCGGAGATCAACACCTCTCCCGGCGTAGTGGCCGTCGATGTAATGCCAGAGTCCGGGCCTGGTGATCCACTCGGTGAGGGCGAGGACGGTTCGGTAGGGCGGAGCCCGTACTGCTCCATCAGCCAGGAGACGATGTCCTCCACCTGGTCGATCTCGATGGGGTTCTCCCGGTCACGCATGCGCGCGTTGAACCGCTCCAGCGATTCGGGCAGCAGGACGACGTCCAGCATGGCGCGGAAGGCCTGGAGCTGGTCGGCCACCGAAGCCGTCGTCTCCATCCCGGAGAACTTTGCCGCGAAGTCCAGCAGCACCTCGGCCGGGACGCCCCGTGCCGCGTGGAAGATGTCGTCGTCTACGCGGAAGGAGATGTCCTGCCGCTTCTTGGTGAAGTCGCGCATCTCGGTCATGGCGCGCACGGTAAGCCCAGAGCACCCCATGATCGTTCCGGAGCTGCGTCGGGGCTGTATCGCACTTCAGCCCGGTGCGACGTTGGACCATGGCAACGTCAAGCCGTCATGCGCCGACCGTGGGACCAGGTGCACATGGAGGTGGAACACAGATTGCGTGGCCTCCGGGCCGCGCGAAGTAATGAGGTTCATCGGCCGGCCGTCTGCTGCCAGCTCAGCCGCGCGACGCATCGTCGTGGCCGTCACATCAGGGTCTTCACCGAAGTCCGCGACGTGCCTTCGGGGGATCACAAGGACGTGGCCTGCGACTACCGGATTGAGAGGCACGATGGCGAGCGCATCAGCCCATTCGCGCACTACGGTGGACGGTGCCCGGCCTTCTGAAATCTCGCAGAATACGCAGCTCACAGTCAGCCCATCCGGAGCGCCTTCGTAAGAAAGTCGTTCTTTTTCGTGCCCGGGTGATTCACGACGCGGGCGAACACCGTGCGGCCCTTGACACTGAACTTCAGCACCCGCCGGGTACGCGGACGGATCTGATGCGGCCGGGTGCCCTTGATGACGTACATGGTCGCCGGGTGGCTGGACTCCACCCGCACGTGCCTCCCGACGACCACGGCGCGGACCTGGCGCCCCATCTTCCCCGGGGCCATGCGCCGGGCGTTGCGCTGCACCCGGCGGGCCTTGCGGATCAGCTCCTGCATGACCGGCGAGGACGGCGACAGCAGCAGGTCGTTGACACCGCCGGCCCGGATCTCGATGCGCGCGGCCGGCACGTCAGCTCCGCACCAGACAGACGCGGGCCGTCAGGTTGACCCCGACGCATCCGCCCTCGGGACCGACCGGCTCCACCGGGGTCACCAGGTAGTCCAGCACGTCGTCGTCCTCCCGCAGACGGCACAGCGCGGCGGACACGGAATCCAGCATCTCTGTGGCGTCCTGAAGCAGCAGCCCGGCCGCCGTGTCCAGTTCGTCGGCCGGCGGGGCCATTTCCACACCGTCGGCGCTCGGAGCGCAGCGCACCACGGCTATGGTGAACTGCCCCACCTCGTACGGCGGCTGGCAGGCGCCCGACACCGTCTCCGACTCCTCGGGGAACACCTCGGACAGGTACAGCCGGGACAACGAGACGGCGAGCATCCCGCCGCAGTCGCACGAATCCCACGCGATCTCCCCCGGGACCATGCTGACACGGCCCGGCTTGGACGTCAGCCCCGCGCTCACGGCGGTCATCAGGCGGGTGCCTACGGTGTACCAGCGCGCGGCCCCCGTGATCACAACCGCTCCTTGCGAAACGCCTCGCCGCGTCGGCGGACCTCCGCGTCCCGCAGGTACGCCCGGTACCTGCGGCTGTGCTCACACCGGCATAGCCGGGTGCCGTCGAACAGGGCGTGCCAGAGCCAGATCACGGCAGCCTCCGCAAGGTCCGGTCCACGTCGTACACACGGGCCCGACGGCTCAGACCGTGCGGGTTCTCGGACGCGAGGAACATGTCCACCAGGTACAGGCCGGTGCGGCCGTCCTTGAGGAGCTGTCCGATGTCCGGGTACTGAATCGTTACACCCTGGCGGACGAGCTGCGTCACCCCGGGCGGCAGACGGCAGTCCACGCCCTTGGCCGCCTTGGAGATCTCGCAAGCGAGTTCGCCCACGGCCAGGCGCCCGGAATCGGGCACCTCCTCGCCGATCAGGGCGACGACCGACCACGTGCCCGGCCGGTCGTCGCCCAGAGCGAGATTGTTGCAGCGCGGCCAGGCGAACCCGTCGGTACGGATCAGGCTCCGGCCGGCCAGGCGGTAGGCGCCCGTCGCCATCGGCGTTCCGTCCAGCTTCACCTCCGTCACGCGGCTGGTCAGGCTGGGCAGACGGACGGTGGAGAGGACCGTGCATGAGCACCCGGCCCGGCAGCCACCCGCACAGTAGGGCAAACGGTAGACGTCCCACGGGGGCACGGGGTAGGTGGTCCTCCAGTCCCACAGCGGGTAGCCGGTCCAGTCCCCGCAGTCGTCCGCACAGGGCCGGAGGGTCACCGGGCACCGGCCGAACCGGCGTCCGGACAAGGCCCACAGGATTCGCGTGGCCGCGCTCACGGCGTACCCGGTGATCTCCGGGGACAGTGCTGAGACGTCACACGTCCAGTGGACCGGCCAGTCCTCGCACACCCCGAACTCGGTCACAGCACCTCCTACGCGGTGAAACGGGCGATCCCCGAATCGCTCCACACGACGGTGAAACTGCCCGAGACGATGGACTGCGGGCCCCCGAAATACAGGTAGGCCACGCCCTGGTCAGCAACTGTGCCGCCGGTGATGGAGTCGTCGTAGACCAGGCAGCCGTAGACATCGGACAGGCTGACAGTGCCTGCGGCAGACAGATCGGCCGCGTCGAACATGACCACGCCGGATTCCGGGTTCGTGAACGTCTTGGAAGCAAGGGCCCTGCCCCCGGCAGGCCAGTTCGTTCCGCCGCTGACCTCCCGGGCGGCCGTCCAGGTGCCGGCGTTGTAGCCGGCAGCGGTGACGGCCGCGTCCAGGTCCGGGACGACCGTGTCATTGAACAGGGCTGCCTTGACCGTGTCGGAGTCCAGGCCGGTGTACCCGGTCCCGGAGGCCTGCATCATCGGGCCCCTGATCCACTCCCGGAAGACCCGGCTGTCCGTCCACGCCATCGGCTCACCCTCTCGCTACACGCGCGGCCGGGGCGTACACCACGCGGTCCTCGCCGTCGTCGCGCGTCGTCACCACGGCCATGACCGGCCGGCCGTCACCGTCGTACCTGACGTCCTCGTTGCCGATGTAGTCGTCCCGCAGGACGGCCCGCACCCGGCAGCGCACACCCTCCAGCACCATCGGGGCGAGAAGTCCCGCGAGGCCAGGGCACGGGTGGAAACGGTTGTCTGCCCCGGTTGTCACCGCTGTCGCGGCACAGTTGGGGCAGACCCAGTGCTGCTCTCCGGTCAGGATCACGACAGGGTCAGCGGGTTGACCTGCGGATCGGGCGGCGGAGTGGTGGTGATGTTCCACAGCCAGTGTTCGTTGGGCTGCACCGACTCTCCGGGTGGGAGCCAGGACGTGGAGCCCGGTCCCCGGCCCCAGCCGACCACCGGTGTCGTGGAGGCCGCCTGCGTCTCCGACTGGACCTGGAGCGTGGAGCGCCCGTTCTCCACGGTGTACGTGCCGATCCGGCTCGCGCCGACGTTGGGCCAGGCGTTGTAGATGTAGCGCTGCGCGCCGGACGGGTCGCAGGCTCCGGATCCGGCAACGCGCTGCCAGACCTCCAGCGAGTACCGGTTGGCCGGCGAACCCTCTGCGAAGGCGAAGCCGGTTCCGGTCACTCCGGCACCGTTGACGGTCAGCTCCCGAGCCGACGCGAGATAGGCCACACCGGTGGTGTTGATCTCGCAAAAGTCGATGGTGAGCTGCATCCTCTTGAGGACCGGGTCGTCCTTCTGGTTGACGCACGGCGTTCCGTCGGCCGTGCGCTCGAAAAACTCCTCGCCGTCCTCGTACTGAGGCTCCATGTTGACCTGAACGAAGCCCTTGGTCACCACGACCAGGGAGCCGGTGCCGGTGACCGGGTTGCCGCAGGCGTCCACGCGGACGATCCGGGCGTGCGTGCCCTTGATCGCGGTGGCGGCCGAAGCCACGGTTGCTACCACTGTTCACCCCTTACGTGGGTACGCCGAGAGTCATGAGGGCTGCGAGGTGTACGCACTCCCAGCCGAAGAGGTACGTCCGGCTGGCCTGCTTGCGGACGGTGTTGGTGCTCCGGTCGAACGTGCCGGGCCAGTCCCGCACCGCGACGTCGGAGCGGTAGCCGAACAGTGCGCCGGTGGCGTAGAGCCACGCGGACCCCGCCGTAGGTGCCGCGCCGTCCGGGCCGGTTCCGGAGTACCCGGCCGCTGCGATGACGCGGTGGCCGCCGGGCGTGGACAGGACACCTGTGTCGTCGTCCCACTGGACCAGGTCCCTGGACCGCAGCGTGGCCAGGGCGACGAGAGGTACGTGCACCACACCCCGCCCGCCGTACCGTTCGGCCAGGGCAGCGTCCAGCAGACCGATGATCTCGGCCGGGTCGCTGGTGGCCGCCACCACTTCATCGGCCGCCGTCTGGAGTCGGACGCCCTGCGGGTCGTCCAGCGTGGAGTCGGCGGCCAGGTGCGGCCAGACTGTCGTCTGTCCGCCGGCCCGGCCGGACCAGAGCGCACGGGACACCTGAAACGCCTCGCTGCGAGCCAGCGCCTCCGCCGCCTGATCCACGTCCGGCAGTCCGATGAGCGAGCAGGAGAAGTCCGCGTACACCGTGAAGGCGGTGGCGCCCCGGTCGACGCCACCTGCGGTGGATTCCAGCGGTGGCGGGGGCGGTGCATCACCGGTCCCGGTGACGGCGACACAGGCGTCCGCGTAGGTCGTCTGCGCTCCGCCGCACCAGTCCGTCCAGGTCACACCCTGCTGCCAGTGAGGGCCCGACGGGACCGGATGCTGCGCCGCGTCCCACAGGGCGTTCGGGAGCGCGACGAAGTCCGGTCCGTCGACTATGCCTCGGATGCCGGCCACGTCACGCTCCCTCGGGTGTCGATGCGGTCAGGACTCAGAGCTGGTGGCCCACGGTCTGGCCGGCGGAGCCCGAGCCGTTGACCGCGAGCGTCGCCCGGTACAGACGGGACTCGTGACCGACCTTGGCGACCAAGTGCGCCTCCTCGGCCCACAGGGCCGTGAAGTCGTTCTCCGCGTTCAGCACGCTGTCGCGGATGACACCGAGGTCGAGCTGGAGGCCGTTGCCGTGCAGGAACGTGCCGGCCGCGTACATCATGAAGTCCACGCTGGTGGGCCAGGCGGTCATGTTGGTGTCCACCCGGCCGAACTGCCCGGCGCCGCGCACCTGCCAGTCGGAGACGAACTGCGGGCGCACCGACCGGTCGGTGAACCAGGCGATGATCTGCGCGTCCGACACCGACTCCCGCTCGACGTTCGTCCGCCAGGCCAGGTCGGCACGCAGCACTGCGAGCGTCCAGCGCGGCAGGACGACCTCCAGCACCGCGTCCTCACGCATGGCGAACTTGGCGCGGTAGTCGATGGCTGCCAGCTCGATGCCGTTGAGCAGCGTCTGCACGGCCGGCTTGTTCGCCCCGCCCAGCGCGATGGCCGCCGTCGACCGGGCGACCATGAGGGAGATCAGCCGGGCGTTGATGACGTGCGCGTAGGCGGCGCGCAGCAGCCGGATGAAGTTCTGCGTCGCTTCCGGATACGCGTCGTCGGTGAGGTTACCGGCGGTCAGCGAGATGCCGTACGCCTCCAGCCGGTCCTCGTTGAAGGTCGGGCAGGGGACCCTCAGCGTCGGTTTGTTGACCGAGCCCGTCACCGTGGCGATGTCGTCGTCCTCGGTCCACAGCCACGGGTCCGAGGCGTTGGAGAAGGCGACGCCGAAGCCGCCGAAGCCGGACGCCGGGTTGGAGCCCGCGTTCTGGAAGAACACGTCGCCGATGGACGGGCTCACCGGGTAACGGATGCCGCCCCGGGAGACGCCGACGGTCGGCAGGTCGATGAGGCCCACCGGCGTGTCGGCGATGTTGAAGAAGTCGTAGGAGGTCTCGGACGGCGCGCACCAGCCACCGCCGGCGAGCAGGGCCTCGCCCTTGCCGCCCTCCTGCGTCATCGAGTGCCACAGCTCCTCCACCGTAGAAGCGGAGGTGCGGTCGTCCACCGTGTGCTCGAACTGGTTGCGCAGCGAGGCGACCAGGTGACGCGGCGCCCCGCGCTCGCCGTACTGCGTGGTCGGGATCGCCTTCGCCTTGGCGCGGAACGCCTCGGACAGGGCCTCCAGCGTGGGCAGGGTCTGCCCGGCGCCGACACCGGGGATGTCCACCGATGCGGTGACGGCCATCGCCTGCGCGGTCGGCACTTTCGCCTGCGGGGCACGCTCGCGCACCTGCGACAGGGAGGCGACGCGACGGGCCGCTATGCCGGAGTTGCCGTCGTAGATGACGGACGCCACGCCCTTGGCGACAGCTTCGGCCATCGCGTCCAGGCTGACACGGCCGCCGGCGGTGACGGGTGCGGCGCCCTCGCCCCCGTCACCGCCTCCGCCGTCCTCGCCGCCGTGGACGGACTGACGGAGCAGCGCCATCTGACGGGCACGCTCCTGCTGTTGGGTGGTGGCCAGCTCCTCCGCGCGGACGGCTCGCACGCGCAGCTCGGCGCGGATGCGGTCCAGGTCGCCGGTCAGGCGCTGGGAGTAGGCGATGTGTTCGGGGGCGAGGCTGTCGAGTCCGGCGATGCGGTCGAACTCCGCGACCGCCCGCGTCTCCAGCTCGCGCAGGTCCGACTCCCCCACCAGTGAGAGGTCGTCGGGCGCGGTGAACAGTTCGGGTTCCGGCACGTCAACCTCCGGGAGAGCGGCCGAGATCAAGCGATGTCAAGTCGGCGCGCACCGTACATACAAACGGCCGAATCGCCAAAAGTCACAAGGACCCCGACGATTCGGCCGTCTGCGCTGATCAGCCGCCAATCGGGGGCGGCGGTGGCGGTGGGGGAGGGGCAGGGCGGTTGCAGCCACACATGTCGATCACTCCTTTCCGTGTACCTGACGGGACAGGGACGCCAGGACGCGGCGGTATGCCCACTGATCCAGCTCGTCTTCGGTCAGGCCGTCGTGGAGCTGCGGGATACCGGCTGCGACCAGGGCGAGTTGCTGGCCGAGTGCCGTGCGGGTCTTCAGCTTCGGCACGGGGAAACCGGGGACGTTGACAGCGAGCAGGCCGACCAGGCGCAGCGAACCGCCGATGCGGCGCCAGTCGCCGGACACCTGGCCTGCGGCGCGCAGTTCCCGGATGCGTTCCTCCGGGGTGCCGGGACGGACCGCGCCGGCCACCCAGATGCCGTGCGCGTCGTTGCCCACCGCGACGTCGGCGACGGCCGCGCCGGTGTTGTCGTAGTGGTCGGCGGCGGCCCGGTAGCCGTAGGACAGCGGGGCGTGCCCGGTGCCCACGGTGATCTGGCCGACGGAGACTGACGATCCGTCCTCCGTCCAGACGTTGCCGGTCATGTAGTACGGGTGGGTCTCTTCGTGCGGCGGCGTGACGCACACCCCGGCCTGACCGATGTGGCAGGTGCCCCACAGCGCGGCGTGGCCGTACACCCGGCCCTCCGGGGTGACGGTGATCCCGGTCGGCACCGACAGGCCGGGGTTGGCGAACCACGCGGCCGGTGGCCGGACGGGCGCATCCACAGTCAGCGAGCGGAAGCGGGCAACCCGTGTTTCGCGCACCGCACCGATGGGCTCGCCGCCGGCGACGACCGCGCCGTCCTCATCGAGCAGGGCGATGTACGCCTCGGCGAAGGCCGGGATGTCCACCAGCGTCGCGGCCCGGATGCGGCCCTTGTTGAAAACCACCTTCTCCGGAGACGCGAACAGCATGTCGAACGGGTCGGGCCCCTCTCCGTCGGCGTCCGGGTCGCTCGGCCAGACCAGCTCCATGTCGGCGTCCTTGATGGAGTCGACGTCCACGGACACGCCGCGCAGGAACTGACCCTTGATCTTCCCGTGGACGGTGCGGCCGTCCTCGGTGGACAGGTCCAGGACGCCCTCGCCCATGATGAGGCCGCCGTCCTCGCGCCAGATGCTGTCGATGCGGCCGACGTTGACGGCGATGGTCCGGGGCTCACCGCCGTGGGAGTCCTCTTTGTTCCAGCGCAGCGGGAGCGGGAGGTCGGCCCACGTCAGAGCCTCGGGCTTGAACTCCCGGCCGTCGCCGGTCTCGATGCCCTCCACTGTGAGCGGGCCCCGCCACGGCGCGGTCTCGCCGTCGGTACCGATCTCCGCCGCCGGCTTCCCGGCCACATCCTCGGCGTCAGCCGCCGCGCCGTGGGCCAGGGCCTGCGCGGCGCCCGCCGCCTGCTGCTCCCCGATCTTCACGCACTCGCCGTCGGGGCCCGGCTCCATGCCGGGCGGGCACTGCTTCTCCTCGCCGTCCTGGTTCTCCTTCAGCCGCTTGTCCGCCGGCGTGCCCGGGTTCGGCTCACCCTTGGCCAGGGCCTCGGTCGCTTCGGTCGTCATGGACTGGTCTCCTTCCGCCGCGTCCTGTGCGGCCCGTTGTGTGCCGGCGCTCGCTGTGGTCGCCGTGTCCCGCACGTCCTGCCAGACGGCGACAAGGAACCCCCTGCACGCGTTGCCATAGCGAGCGCCGGTGCAGTCCCGGTAACCCATGACCGGGTACTCCGCCATGGCGGCATCCAGGGTGGTGAAGGTGCGGCCGTCGATCACCTTGCAGGGACCGCACGTCCGGCTGTCCAGGATCTCGGAGGCCACGTAACTGGATGCGGGCGGCGCGGTCTCCATCACCGCGTGGCGTCCGGCGTTCTGCGCGGCAGTCATCGCCTGGCCGACGGCCGCCCGGACGGAGGTGTCGTCCACCGTGGCCAGCTCCCGGTCGACCTCGGCCGCGATCTGCTCCGACGGGCGGCTGGAGCGCAGCAGGCCGGACAGCTTGCGCTTGGCGGCCGTCAGCAGCGCTCCGGACATGAGGTCGCTGGTCAGTTCCGCGACGGAGGTCAGCAGGCGCCGACCGGTGAGGGCGGCCACCACGGCGTCGTCCTCGTCACCGTCGGGCAGGGACCAGTCAGGCACCTGCACGCCCTGCGCCTCGGCCTCGCGCTGGCAGGCGCGGCCCGCCTTGATGGCGTATTCCTCCATGAGGTCCAGCAGCGTGGCCGTCGCGGCGCGGCCGTCCAGGGCCAGCTCCGGGACCGAGTCCAGGTCGTCGTCGGCGAGGTCCCGGGTGATCTGTCTGCGCAGGTCCAGTCGCCAGGCGGCCGTCACCGACCGCAGCGCCCGCAGCGCCCCGGCGGTCGCCGCATCCCACTCCGCGTGCACGCCGGCGAAGTCGGCGCGGCTGGCCAGCTCCAGCTCGGTCGGCTCCCGGCGCAGCGGTCCGGCGGCGGCCGTCACGGCCTCGCCGAGCGGGATGTCCCGGTCGTCGTCGCCGAAGCTGAGCCGGATCCGGTCGAACATCACTTCACCCAGGCGCTGCTCCAGATCCCCGAGCAGGGCCGGGTCGTCGCTGTACGCCGCGCAGACGTGCGCCGACCATGGGCTGTGCTGTGGGGGCAGTTCGGGCCGGGCGTGGGTGGACTCCAGGGCCTCGGTGACGCAGGCCCGGACCCGCAGCAGCCCGTCCGGCGGAACGTGCTCGCCGGGCTCCACGTCGCCGACGTTCCATACCCAGCACGGGTAGTCGCCGCCACCGTTCCAGTGCGCGGCGCCGAACGCCTTGGCCCGCACAGGCCCGAGCCCGTACAGCTCCACCAGCGGGCGCAGGATCCCCTCCAGCTCGTTGCGCTGGTCCTCGGTCCAGGCCGCGCCGTCGTCACCGAGGAAGAACAGCGTCAGGTGCAGCTCCTCGGCCGGCTCGCCACCCGGTATCGCCAGACGCTCGGCGTCCCCGGGCGTCGGCATGAGAGCGATCATGCACCCCTGTGTGTGCGACCCGTCGGCGGCGGCTGTCAGCGTCGGAGAGTGCTGGTGAGCCTGCTTGCGGACCACGGACCTGACGTCCGGCGGAAGTTGTCGGCGGAGCAGGTTGCCGCCCTCGTTGACATCTACTTCAGTGCGCGGGGGCATGCCCGTTCACCGCCCTCGGTCGCAGGGAGGTAGAGATCATGGCGGTGGTGTCGGCGTAGGGGCTGCGGCCGTCGATGATCAGCCGGCCGAAGGTGTCCAGGTGGCACAGGTACGTCCCGGACGACCCGGGCCGGGCTGACGGAGTCGCCGTGGCGACCGCATGCGTGAAGGGGCACGAATATTCGTAGTCGCCGCACAGACCCGGATGCAGCAGCTCCCACCGGCCGGCGGCGCCGACGCGGAGCATGTGCTGAGTCCGGGCTTGCTGCACGAGACGCTGCGCCCGCTCGGCCGCCGTCTGCTGCGACGGCGGGCCTGTCTCGTCCTGCGTCGGCGGTGGTTCGTCGCCCCTGGACGTCCGCGCCGGCGCGGTCTCCCCGGACGACTGCTGCTCGCTTTCAGGGGGCGGGGTGTTGCCCTGCTGCACGGCCTCGGCGGTACCGGGGTCCTGCGGTGAGACGGGCACGATCTGCGGGACGTCCTCGCCGATGAGCTGGGCGATGGCAGACGCGGCGCCCGAGGGCAAGGTGCGGATGATGACCCTGAGTGCCTGTTCCTTGAGGTCGGCGTCCGTCGGCTTGTCGGACTCGCTGAAGCCCAGCTCCCGGCGGTACGCCGCCCCGGATATCTCCAGCCGGTCGTACGCCAGCGTCGCGTTGCCGCTGCGGTCCGGGCGCAGGGCCAGCTCGCTCATGTCGTACCAGACGACCCACGCGGCCGGGTCCTCGCCGGATGCTTCCAGACGGGGTTGGAGGTAGCCACGTGTGAGGGCGTCGCAGATCAGCTCTGCCACAGGGGCTATGTGGGTCTTCAGCGCGCCTTCCTCCAGTTGCCAGGCGCCCCAGTGGTTGACGTCGCCCATGCCCAGCAGGATCTCGGCGGGCATGTCCAGTTTGGTGGCCAGTCGCTTGATCGCACTGTCCCGCTTCTCGATGATCTTCTCGTCAATCTTCAGCGTGAAGTCGACGTGCTTGACCTTCTCGATAGCCTCGGCCGGACCGACCAGAGGAATGGGGACCACGGCGGACGCGGTGCCCGGGTTCTGGATCGCGGTCGCCGCGACCTCGATCCATTCGGACATCAGCGGGTTGGGGTCTTCGGCGAATTCTTCACGGACTGGGAACGTCAGTTCATCGGGGAGCAGGATGACACCGGCCGATGCCAGACGTGACAGGTACTCCGAGGTGATTTTCCGGTTGACCAGCTCTAGCTCGCGCATGATCTCCCGGGCGCTGCGCGCGGGAGAGTCGGCGAGGTGGAAATACCGGTCGTGCGGGCGCCACACCCGGACGACGTGGTGGTCCGGGGCGAGGTCGCGCCAGTCCTGGCCGGTGGTGGCTGACTTCTCGTCCATCACCTGGTACTTGCCTGACTGGACGCGGATCTCGTCCACGGAGCGCACTTGCCAGCGCTCCATCTTGCCGTCCTGCTCGCCGACCAAGTAGCCCTCTCCGGGAAGGGAGAGCTGAACGGTCAGCCGGCGCATGAGCTGCGCCTGGCTGGTCACGCCCCCGCCGAACAGCATCATGAGGTCGGCGGCCGTTCCGCTGGTGACGATCTCCGGTTCGTCGGAGTCCGGCTGGAGCCGGGCCGCGCGCAGCCGGACGCGGGAGAGCATGTTGGACAGCCACCACACGCCGTAGTTGAACTCGCCCAGCGTCTCGTGGAAGCGCCAGACCTCCTCCTGCCACTTCTCCGTGCGGCGCAGGAACTTGGTCTCAGGGCCGGGTGGTTCGGCAGCGGCTGCCGTCAGGGCCTCGGGCACTGGTGCGGGCAACGGGACGGGCCTGGGCGTACGGCCCCGGAACACGTCGTACCACGGCACGGCATACCTCCCAGTCCGGATCGTGGGGCATGGTAGCCGCGATCACCCGAATAGCCGTTTTCACGGCGAAGAGGGCGCTACGGGCGTCCCTGGCGGTACTGCTTGCCGGGGCCGCGCCGACGGTTGTCACGCTTCAGTTCCGGGGCGCGGTCGTCTCCCGTCGGCAGCCGTTCATGCGGGAGCCCCGCCGGCCACCACACCGGCGGGGCTCCCGCGCCCCTGTGCACCCTCGACCCGAAGACGTCGGGGTCAACTGGGGCGCACCATACGCGCGAAGGTCGTTTTCACCTACTCACACAGGAAAGCCCCGGGACAGGACGTCCCGGGGCTCATGGGGCGCGACGGTTACATCCGCGCGAGGAAGTCGAGCGCGTCGCGCTCGTTGTCCCACAGACCGTCCACGTCGGCCGGGTTGGGAAGGACGGTGCGGGCGACGTCGCGGACGGTGTAGAAGCCGGGGGTCCGCATCGGCTCCACGCTGCCCTTGAACACCTCATTCACGTACACCACCTTGCCGACCCTGGTGCTGGTCACCAGGTGAGCAGGGGTGGTGGGGGTGGCGGGGATGCTGCGAACGGTCATGGTCGGTTCCTTATTCCTTGGTCCGTCGGGGCCGGTTGTCCGTCCCGATGAATTAATTAAACCATACATCAGGTGACGGAACAACCCCGGGATCACAGACGTGCGGCCACCCGTTCGCGCAGCTCGGCGGCAGCCGGGGAATCCGGAATGGACGGCAGCCGTGCGGCTACGGCGGCCAGGCCGTCGGTGATCTTTGTGGACTGCACACCGGCGGAGCACTCCAGGAAGTCGCCCCAGGTGGCCAACGCCCGGCCGGTGTTGCCCCGCTTGAGCTGGACATGACCGAGGTCGGCCAGCACGATGGCCCGGGTCCGGCGCCGGTCCAGACCGTGGATGTCCAACGCAAGGTGAAGGTGCTCCTCAGCAGCGGCGAGGTCCCCGAGCCGGGCGTGGATCATCCCGGAGTCGTGCGCCCACCGGCCGTGGCTGTAGTGCGACGCCCACGACTGCCCCGGCGCAGCCGGCGCGTGCTCCATCGCCCCCTGTGCGGCGGACAGCATCCGGGCAGCCGTGGCCCGGTCGCCGTCAGCGGCCTTCGCCCGCGCCAGCGTGTTGCGGTAGTAGGCCAGGGCCTTCGGGTTGTCCAGCCGCCGACCCCGTTCCTCGCACGCCTCGGCCAGCCGGACAGCGGTCGGAATATGCCCGAGGTCGATGGCCTGGTCCGCCAGGCCACGCAGCGCAGTCGCCGCCAGCTCGTTCTCCCCGGCCTCGGTGGCCAGGCGCACGGAGTACACGAGGTAGCGCTGGCTCAGCCCCACGCTGCCCTCGTCCCGGGCCATCCACCCGATGAGGTGCACAAGTTCCGCCGTTGCGGCGAACAGCTCCCGGCCCACGGCCTCGGTGTACCGCCCGTCCAGCCACCGACGGACGTCCTCGGTGAGGTAACGCACCGCGAGGTGGCGGGCGTGCCCGCCGCCCAGCTCGGAGGCCGCGTCGCCCAGGGTGCCGGTCATCGTGCGCACGGCGGAGACCTCCCCCATGCCTACGGCCACGGGCCCCGGGTGTGCTACGCGCCGGGTGATGGCGTCAGCGTCCGGCAGGTCGAGCGCCGCGAGCCCGGCGGCGGCCGACGCGGTCAGGAAAGTGCGGCGGTCCACGTCGTCTCCTCCAAGGCTCATCACAGTGGCCACTGTGTCGGTTCGCTGGTCTCCCGTCGATAAGTCGATACCGAGAGCGCGTTCGAGGTACGGCAGCCAGTCCCGGGGCTCCCGGCGCCCGGTCTCCCACCGATAGATGTCCTGTTTGCCGAGGTATCCCGGCTCGCCCCAGCGCAGCGTCGACAGCTCGTCCGCGAGCGCGGGCTGACTGCACCGGGGCCGGCGGGCCTCGCGTGCGGCCCGGATCCGTTCACCGATTGTCGTCATGATCCGATTCCTTGTTCCTCGATCAACGGGGCGGCGGCTGGCCTACCCCGGGCATACAGCCTGGCAGATTTTCACGGGCCCTGACAGAGCGTTGACTGGTCATCACACGACGACCTCGGAGGACATCATGCCCGGCACTCTCGCCCTTCCTACCCTCACCACGACCGCCCGTCGCGCGGCGGAGATCCACGACGTCTGGGCGGCTGACCCGGAGATGCCTGACGTCTCCGGATGCATGGCCGATGCCGTTCGCGTGCTGGCCGTCCGGGCCGCCGTGTACGAGGCCACCCGCGACGCCGGCGCGGCGGCCCTTCCGGCACCGGCGGCCGTGGAGCTGTCCGGCCGGCTGCTGGAGCGCCAGTTCCCCGAGCTGTCCCGGGTCGCGGAGCGCAGCGGACACGTCCTCGTCCACGGAGCCGACGGCGGCCGGTGGGAGCCGGGCGGCTTCCTGCACCGCGTCTACGCCGAGGCGTTCGGCCCGGTTGCCGGGCGGCACTGGCCGGTGTGACGACGCGGCGTATGCCCGAACTCGTGCCTGAGCAGCCCAGCATGCTGACGCCCCCAGCGCGTCGCTGAGCTGTACGGCCTGCCGGTGGAGCTGCTATTTGGTCCGTGGAACCACGGCCGAGGCGTACCGTGCGACGACCGGTGCGTCTGCCCTGTGCACGGCACGCCGCTGCTCTACGCACCCGCCCGTGACGAGCACGCCTGTCGGGACGCCAACTGCCGCCATGGCCACGGGATGGGGGCTCTGTGAACGCCAAGGCGGGCGGACAGCCGACGGGGCGCCGGCCAATGTGCGCGAGACAGGTCGGTGAGGTGCAGTAGATTGGCCGCAGCGGACTACGGGGGTTCGCACCGAGTCCACCGGTCTCGCGGTCGGCCGGACCGACAGAGGGTGTGGGTCGCCCACCTCGTGCACAGAGGGCCGGACGTCAGATGTCCGGCCCTCTTCTGCATCTCGGATCCGTCTGCCGCAGAATTGCTCCTGGCGAAGCGCAAAACGTGTGTTTTGAGCGCGCCCCGGCGGGCCGCCGGATAGGGTCAGCAGTGTGACGATCATGAGTACGGGCGCCCCGTCACCGGTCCTCGCCTCCGCGATGCACGACCACCTCGCCGGGCTGCGCGAGCGGCTGGGCGCCGTACGGCCGCGCGACCGCCGCACCCGCCGGCTCGGGCCGCCGGTGTACCGGCTGGACCTGCTGCACGAGCTGGTGGAGCGCGAGACGTTCGGGCACGTTGTCACCTGGCTGCGCTCGCGCCGCTCCGACGGTACGGCCCGGGAGTACGCCGACGACGTCCGTCACTGGGCCCTGGCCGGACGGGAGTTGTGCGGCACCGAACCGTGGTACCTCGGCTCCATCACCTCGGACGTCATCCCGGTGTGGCGTGGCTGGGCGACGGAGGAACTGCGGCTCGGGCCCCGTCGCGTCAACCGCCTCGCGTCCAGCCTGACCTCGCTCATCGACTGGGTGAAGTACCGGACCCGGCAGGATCTGATCCACCCCATCACCCGGTACGACCGGTTCAAGGTCGACCCGAACGACGAGTCGTCCATGACCCCGATCCTGGAAGTCGCCGAGCTGCAAGCCGTGCTGGACGCATGCACCACGGCCCGGCAGGCGTTCGCGGTCTCCCTGATTTACACCCTGGCAGGCCGCGTCTCGGAGTGCTGCGATGCCGACGCGGACGACCTGTCCTCGGAATCAGGAACGTGCGTGCTCACCCTGCGGCGCAAGGGCGGCAAGACGGTCCCCTTCCCACTGCCGGCGGAACTGTGCGAGCTGGGCGCGGCGGCCTGGCGGGACAGCACGAGCACGGCGCTCCTGCTCGATGACGACGGCCGGCCGATGGACCGCCACGCGGTGGACCGGCTGCTCAACCGCCTTGGGCGTACGGCCGGCGTCCTGCCCGGCCGGGATCTCACCCCGCACGTGCTCCGCGCGAGCAAGCTGACCCACATGTACGACGAGGGCACGGCGCCGGACGACATTCGCCGCTTCGCCGACCACGCGAACGTCGCCACGACCATGCGGTACATCCGGCGCCGTACCAACTCCGGACTGCGCGCACGGCACACGCAAGCGGCTGTGAAGGTATACGAGGGCCTGGTGGACCGGTTCCTGTGACACGACGAAGCCCCGGAGCCGTGGGACTCCGGGGCTGGACTGAGGACCAGAACGGCCGGGCGTTCCTTTCGATCAGGCGGCCGGGGTCGGCATGCGGCTTGCGATGACGCGGCGCTCACCGGTCGTTTCCAGCTCGCGCCGGGCGATGTCCTCGGTCCAGGCGTGGACGCGGCGCTCGCGGGAGAGCTGGCGGATGGCGGCTTCGTCGTCGGTGCAGCCCTCGGGGCGGGTCAGGGCTCCGTCCTGGAGCAGGAGCGCGACCACGTGCATCGGGTGGTCCAGGTGGTCCTCGCAAGTGTCGACGGCCGTGCTCACCACAGACAGGTCGCAGTGGGGCGCCGTGCACAGCCGCTCCAGCGCGTCACCTACCGCTACGTCGGGGCTGTGGGAGTCCACGACGTAGCGCAGGCTGCGGCTGACGCGCACGATGTCTCCGCCGCCGTCCTCCAGCACCACCTCAGCGTCTCGCAGGTCACGGCCGAGGTACCCGAAACGCACGGTGTCGTCCACGGCCTGCGTCCACAAACGGGCCGCCAGGAGAGCATCGACCTGGAGCGTCTGCCCGTCTTCGGCACGGAGTTCGGCGGTGCCTGCCGTAGCCCAGGTCATCAGCTCGGAGAGTGTCGTCATCTTCGGGTCCTCCTTGGTCGGTGTTCCTGATTTGATTAAATCATGCCTCAGCCGGGGCGGCAACCCCAGCAGACATGTCGCGCAGCCGGTCCACCACCGCGCGGCAGTCCGACGCGGCCCGGTGGTCCCCGCCGTACAGAGGTTGCCAGCGATAACTGCCGTGGTAATCGGACCACTCCCCCACCCAGTCCGAGTAGGGCACTATCACGTCCTCGAACCGCATCGTCTCCAGCCACGCAGCGGCGGACGCGGCCGGGTCGTCGTGCCCGGCCTCGCGGTAGTGCAACGTCAGCTCGTGGCGCAGCCGGCCGACGTCGAACCCCCGGTTGTAAATCAGGCACCGGCGATTGATCAGTGCGCCGGTGAGCTGCACCAGGACGTCGCCGAACCGGGGCTGTCCCCGAACGTCGGTATCCGTGATGCCGTGGATACCGGACGCCTCCGCTGGGATAGGTTCGCCCGGGTCCAGCAGCGTGTCCACCAGGACGTCCCCGCCGACGGTCAGTACGGCCAGGTCCACGATGCGCGCTCCGTCGTGCAGTCCGGTCGTCTCTGTGTCCAGGACCACCACGCCCGGGTCCGTGAGGATGTCCCGCGCCCACGCGGACAGCTCGGCGACCTCACGCCGCCGGGCCTCCTCGGCCAAGCGCGCGTTCTCCTCGGCCTCGCGGCGCTGTGCCTCGTACCAGCGGCCGTACGCCTCGCCGCACGGCGGGCATCGGCGGGGACCGATCCACGTTCCGGCCGCCCTCGCCTCGGCGATCTCCTTGTCCGTGGATGTTTGCACGGTGCACGGCTGCTGCGGGCAACCAGGACAGGTACGGCGCCATGCAGCCTCGCGCTCCTCCTCAGCCTGCTTACGGACTGCCTTGCGGATTCGGCACGGATCGCACGCTGACCACCCGTACACGTCCTTCGGCAGCGCGGCCCCGGCCTCGCGCCTGCACCAGTGACAGGTGCGCGCCCGGCGTTCCTGCGCCTCTTGCTGCACCCGCTTCTGACACTCGGTGCACCTGGTGTAGACGACGTACCCGCGCACCTCGCGGCACTCGGGGCAGGTACGCCGGGCCTCCATGGCCCGTTTCTGCTTGGCGGACAGCGGTCGCATCCGGGCGGCGTCGGCCGGGTCGTACAGGGGGAACTCACCCCAACCGTCCCCGCGCCGGTAGGCCCGCAACAGCGCCACCGGCTCCTGCCCCTCGGCAGGCTTCAGCCGGTCCGCTTTCAGCTCAGTCACCGTGCGCAGGTGCCGGTGATGCTCGGGGATGTCCCGGCGCTCGTAGACCGGGAGAGACGTGGTGGTGTCGGTCATGTCGGAAAGCTACCGCGAGGCACTGACAATGGGTGGTCACTCTGGAAGAGTTGGCCCTTCCGGGGCGCGGAGCTGGTAGTCAGGGCACTTGCCTGGGTCACCCCACGAGGCCGTGTGCGGCTCTCGGCTGTCACACCAAGGGCACGGGAGAACGGGGCGGCCCTGGTTGCCTTCGATGCCGCAGTGCCCGACGTTCCCGAATCGGGCGTTGCTGTAGACGACGACGGCCTGACGGCCGCAGGTGCACAGCTCACCGGGCGTGGCGGGCCGTTCTGTCGAGTCGGTCACCGCCTGGCCTCCCGCACACCGGCGACGACCCCGTCCAGGAAGGCGTACACGCTCGCCCGGTCCATCGGGCTCTGGCCACTGCCGCCTACGTGCACCGCGTACCTGTCGTCGTCCAGACTGACGACGTGGATGCGCAGCCCGGTCTCAGTGGCTGCAACTCCGGCAGTCCACTGAACCTCCAGGTGCGGGGGCCAGTTCGGGTCATACGGCGGGTTGTGGCTTCCGTCGGGGTTTCTCGTGACGTCCATGGCCGCAGGCTATCGGTGGCCGCCGACGGTCGGGGTCCGACCCGCTCAAGTCCACTCGCGCGAGGCGAGCAGCGCGGCGCCCGCCCACACCGCGCCCCACACGAGGACCGGTGCAGGGACGCCGACGGTGAAGGCGACAGCGGCTGTGATCGCGGCGGACAGCCACCCGGACACGCACCACGGGCAGGAGACCAGTTCGGCCAGCCAATGCGGCGACCACTTGGCCCGGCGCACGTACCGGTTCGTCTGTCCGTCAATGAGCGTCAACGTACCGAGGGCCGGGTGACGGACGAAGGGTTCGTCGTCCGACGGACGGGCCGGGGTCCACTTCTCCTGCTCCTTCTCCGTCAACGGGCGCCAGCCGCCGGCGAGACGGTCGCGCAGCCAGAGCACGGGCGGGAACGTGTCCTTCGCGACCAGGCGCGAGGCGCGATACGCGGCAAGAATCATGCAGGCGATGAGCAGCCAGGTGGACATGATCGGGCTCCGGGATCTACGGGCGGGACGCCCTGTCGGGTGGCGTGCTGGGGGCGGCCACCTGGTTGAGCGCCCCGCCGTAGGAGAGACGTTCCGCCAGACGGCCGGTTGCGTCAAGCCACGAGACGGCCGGGCGGAGAGACGGAAGCAGGCACCGGCGCGGTGACGTTCGGCCGGGTGAACAGCCACGCGACGATCATCATGACGGCGCCGACGACCTTCGCCTGCGTCTCGGCGTCCCAGTCGAACCCGAAGTACGCGGTAAGCGAGACGCCCGCGACCACGAGGCCGTTCAGGGCCGCGATGATGCCGTCCCCGACCTGTACGGCGACGACGATGCCGAGCACGGCGGCGACGATGGCGGTGATGATGGACTGGAGTTTCGGGTCGAACCCGAGGCTGAACGCGCTCAGGATCTGCCACACCGCTCCGACGGCCGCCAGCCACACGGCCGGCTCCCTGCCGTAGACCTTGCCCATGATTCCTCCCGAGGAAGAGACCCGGGCAGGGTAGGGCAGATCCGCTGATTCACCATCTCGGAGCACGACGAAGCCCCGGGCCGCGAGGGCGCCGGGGCTTCGGGGTTGGGCGGGATCAGGCGGTCGCGTACCCCCGCACCGCGCCCTCCACGATCCAGCGCAGAACGGCGCGCAGCGCTTCCGGCTCGCGGAGGCGTCGGTGCAGCTCCTGGTTCGTCTCACTCAGATTCCGGAACTCCACAGGGGAGATACGGCGTCGGGTCCCTTCGTCCGACGTCAGCTCATCCGGGCCGTAGTTCGTAGCGAGCAGCACTGTGTGAGAGCGCGGGAAGGTGATCGTGTCTTGACGCATCCGCCGTCCGTGGAAGTGGTCCATGCTCACGAGCCGCTTCACACGGTCCATGTCCTGGGGGCCGACGTCCTCCATTGCGATGAGCCGAGTACCCCTGAGGTCGATCAGGTCGAACGGACTGCGGAGGTTGCTCAGTTCACCGTGCGTGGACGCAGCATAGGTCCCCAGGGCCGCGCTGACAGCTCGCATGAACGTCGATTTACCCGACGCCCCGGCCCCGTGAATGAGGACTGCTCGGTCCAGCGACCCTCCGGACACCGCCCAGGCGATGTGGTTTTGGAGCTGGGTGCGCCCGGTCTCGGGGATGGCCGCGAGCACCTGGTCCCACGCATCGGACTGGGCTTCGGAGTCGTATTCGACGGCCGCGACCTTGGTCATGAGCCGGGACTTGCTGTGCGGGCGGAGTTCTCCTGTGCGGAGGTTCACCACACCGTTGGGGACGTTGAGCAGGTCCGGGTACGGGTCCAGGTGGCTGGCGTCCACCTCCAGAGCGCTCCGGAGTTGGATGACTTGGCGAGCAGTCCAAGAACGGGCGCCCTGCTCTTCCAGATGCCGGTTCATCTTGTGGAGCGCGTCGGAGTTCGTCACCTCGTTCCAGACCTTGCCGGTCCAGTGCAGCCAACCGAGTCCCGGGTTCCAGAGGAGCCCCAGGTTCGGATCCTCCGCCATCTCTCGCAGCTTGTCGACCTTCACGGTAGCTTCCATGGTCTTCCTTTCCGCGGTCACCGATGAATTTACTAAACCATGCTTCCGTACTCCGGACAACCCCGCGTCACCCGACCGGGGCGGCGATTCTTCAACCGTCCGCCCGAATCACCAACTCCGCACGTCACCCGATGGTGCGAGCCGCCGTGGACAGGCCCTTGGACGTGGTGATGCCGGTCATCGTGGCCTTCACGATGCGCTGGTGCCAGGCCGGCCAGACCATCGCGTCCAGCCGGTCCGGGGACCAGTCCAGCTCGTCGTACCAGGTGCACATCTGGTCCTCCAGCTCGGGGAACTCCCCCGCCATGTGCCACCGGCCCTGCTCGGACAGCGCGCTCACCGGCTCGGCGCGGACCTTCTTGCCCCGGGTGGCACGTACGGTCTTGATCGGTATGCGTACACCCATCGCGTCGGCCACCGCCCGGATCGTGTTGACTGCCATGTCCCCGCCGAAGTTGACCTCCACGCAGATGTCGTCCGCGTCGTAGTCGACGGCCGCCTGGACCGCGCGCCGGCCCCACCCGTCCGGGGAGAGGTGACAGGACCGGTCGGCGAGGACGTAGCCGTGGGCGAGTTGCGTCGGTCGCTGGTCTCCAGCGATCTCGCGGTAGTGCACCTGCATCGCCTTGCCCACCACGACGATGCCCTGCTCGCCCCGGCCGCCCGAGGGGTCCACGCCGACGGAGATCCGCGCCAGGTCCGGGAGGTCTGCTGGACGCACCCGGTGCGCGTCGATCACCGCCCGGGTCCACAGGGCGTTCTCGTCCTGGTCGATGATCTCGGCATGGAGTTCCTGGCGGCCTATCTGCGTGTTGCCGTAGGCGTCCTCCAGTGCGGCCTTGATGTCCTCGGGCAGGTGCGGGTTGTCGTACATAGACGCCCGGGTGCGCACGACGTTCTCGACTCCGCCGGACGCTAGTTTCTTGATCAGCGCCCGGGGCTTCGGGGTGGTGGAGGCCACCCAGTGCGGGCGCGGCCCCGTGCGCAGACCGAAGCGCATCTGGTCCCAGGTGTCGTCCAGGTACCTCCAGGCGGCCAGCTCCTCCAACCAGGACAGGCACCGGTTGCCTCCGGACCGCAGACGCTCGACACTCCCGGGACTGTCCGCCCCGAACAGTTTGGCCTCGGACCCGTTCGGCCAGCGGATGACCGTACCGCCCTGCACGGTCATCATCCGTGCCTCGGGGCTGTGCACCCGCAGGCCCGACGGGCCGGCGTAGCAGGATGTCGCCGCGTCGCCGAGGGTCGGTGCGATGATCCCGACCCAGTGCGGGACGGGGCCGGGCAGACACGGCGGGCCCATGACGTGTTCGTGGACGTACCGTGCGCAAGCGTCCGTCTTGCCGGCGCCACGACCGGCCAGCAGCAGCCATCCGTACCAGTCGCCGTCGGGCGGGACCTGGTGGGGCAGCGGTGTCCAGCGCGGTTCGGACAGGGTGCGCGCGTGCATCAGCAATTTCTCGGCCGCGCTCCGGCTCAGCATCCGGTCCACCATGACGGCTATTGTCGGCCGTCTTGCGGCGCATGGTTTCCGGAGACGCAGCGAGGCCCGCCCCACGGGGGAAGGGCGGGCCTCGCTCTGCCGGTTGGAGTCAGCAGCGTGGTCCAGTCTATGTGGCTGGGCCTGCATCCGCTCCCCTGGCGCCGGCCCGCGCGGCCGTCTGTGTCGGCCCGGCTGCCTCAAGGGCGACGTGCGCGGCCTCGGGGTCCGGGCAGTCCAGCCGGGCGCAGGTGATGTACCCGCCCTCGGCGACGAACAGGCCGTTGCTCCCGCCGCACGCCGGGCACCGGGCCGTGATCCAGACGGCGCTCACGCGGCGTTGGGGATGCGCAGCCGCTGGCCCGGGAAGATCTGGTCAGGATCGTGGACCTTGTCCCGGTTGGCCGCGTACAGCACCCGCCAGTCCCGGAAACCGTTCGCCTCAGCGATCCCCGACAGGGTGTCCCCGGGACGCACGGTGTGGTATCCGGCCGCCGTGACCTTCACATCGTCGCCCCGGACCTCCGGACGGGAGCCGCTTCGGTCGGTCCGCTGTCGTTCCGGCACGGCACGCTCCACGACCACGGACGCACCGGACGGCCGGACGACGCCGATGAAGTGCGTGGCGTACCAGCCGCTGCGCCACGGTGCGACCTGCACCGCTTTGCCCGGACGCGGCGCCTCGATGATCTGCCCACCACCGATGTAGAGAGCGATGTGCTCGGCGCCGTTGTAGACGACGAGGTCGCCCGGCTGCACAGCCGATGCGGGGACGCGGACGAGGCCGGTCCACTGGGCCTGGGACGTACGTGGGATGGAGACGCCCGCCGCTCGCCAGGCGGCCATCGTCAGACCCGAGCAGTCGTAGGCGCCGGGGCCGGCGGCGCCGTAGGTGTACGGCTTGCCGATCTGCGCTCGGGCGTAGGACACGGCCTTGGCCGCGACGGTGCGACTGGCCGTCTTCGGCGTCGCCTGCGCGCGTGGGACCGTTCCCACCGCGCTCTGCCCGCCCCGTGTGAGGCCTGCGCGGACGCCGCACACCGGCCAGGCGCCGGGGCCCTGGACGGCCAGAACCTTCTCCGCCACGGCGATCTGCTGAGCCTTGGTGGCGAGGTCGGCCCGAGCGGCATATTCCGTACCGCCGAAGCCGGCCCACGTGGACTGACTGAACTGGAGCCCGCCGTAGTACCCGTTGCCGGTGTTGATGGACCAGTTGCCGCTGGACTCGCACTTGGCGACCTTGTCCCACGTCGACATGCTCGCGGCCGACGCCGGGGCGCCGCCCAGCAGGGACACGACCGTACCGGCTGTCCCCGCCACTGCGGCACCCAGAAACGTTCGGTGCTTGGCCATTGTGTGACCACCTCCGGCCCGGCACGGTACGGCCGGGTCACGAAACGGCCAAACAGCTCAGGTCGTCGCGGGCTCGGGAATCAGGCCGAGGCGACGGGCCTTGCGCAGGGCGGCCGGCAGTCGCGTTCCCTTCTCCATCCACGAGACGTCCAGCCGCCTGTACGCCTCGGACAGCCGGGACGCACAGGACCCCGCCGGCATCCCCAGCCGGACGGCAGTCTGCGCCAGAGACGTTCCTTTCTCCATCTCCAGCAGGATGCTGACCTGCGTCTCGGACAGACGGACCGGACTCTGTGCGCTGCTCGGCCGGGGCGTGGGTTCGCTGCGGAGAAGGCCCCGCATCCGGGCCTCGCGCAGCGCTACCTCGCGGCGGACCGGGGGCGGGAGCTGGGAGACGCCGAGCACGGCGTACGCCTCGGCGGTGAGGGTTTTGACGGTCTGATGGCTGACGCCCCACGCCTTGCACACCTGCTCCTGTGTGCGTCCCGCATCGAACGCGCGCAGGAGTCGGACATGCGGTTCCCTGAGCTGGGTCGGGCGGCGAGCGGCGGCGTCGGCGTCCATGCGTTCCCGGTTGCCGCGCTTGCAGGCTGCACATACGGATTCGTCTTGCTTGATGTGGCGCCGGTAGGCGGCGAGGAGTCCGCAGTCCTCATAGGGCCCGATGTGCCCGGCCAGCAGCCCGTTCCGGACGGCCTGCGCGGCGGTGGCCACACCCATAACCTCGTAGATCCGGGTGCAGGTCTTCCGTATGACACTGGGGGCCCGGCCGGTCATGCGTGCAATGTCGGCGCAGGTGTGCCCGGTGGACAGTAGCCACAGGATACGCCGTTGACCTTCCGTCAGGACGACGGGTTGCGGTGTGGTGACCGTGTCCATCGGGGCTGCTCCTTTCGTAGATTGGGGTGGGCCCCGGGTCACGTCCACTGACCCGGGGCCCTTGTCGACCGGCGACGTCCCGGGTCTGATCACCGGGTCTGCCAGGACACTCTCATTTAGTTAAATCCCCTGTTGATGGTTTTGTTAAACCATCTTGGACGCCGCCCGCGCGGCTATCCGGTTCGCCAGTGACCACAGCAGCCGGGCCGCAGACGGCGGTTTGCGAGTCGGCGTCGGGGCCGCACCTATGACGGACGGATCCATAACCCGGCTCGCGGCTACGGCTGCCTTCCGGGCATTGGCCGAGGGCCACCCCTGGGTGGTCTCATCAACGGCCGCCACGGCCGCATCGAACAGACAGGCGCTGATGGTCACGCCGCCCGCACGTGCATCCACCACAGCGCGGCGGACTTCTTTCAGCAGTCGTTCCGTCCCAAGATCTCGCATCACAGCTCCAGCCATATCGGGTTGGCGAGCGACCAGCGCACGGTGCGCCCGATGGACGACTCCAGCGGCATCGGCGGCTTCCACCCCAGAGCAGCGAGCCGCGAGCCGTCTAGGGCGTAGCGCAGGTCGTGCCCCGGCCGCGAGGCGTGGAAGGAGATGGGCTCGATGAGGTCGTCCACCGCGGCGGGGTCCAGTCCCATGGCCTCTCCGACCATGTGCACCAGCTCCACGTTGTCTACCTCGCGCTCGCCGACGATGTTGTACCGCTCGGGCCTGGTGAAAGCGCCGTCCCGGTACTGCGCCGGGCCCATCGCGATGTGTATGCGCTCGCCGCTGAGGGTGGTCACCTCGGGTTCGTCCTCGGTGTACCGCCGGGTCAGCCACAGCCACGCGTCGGCGAGGTTGCGCGCGTGCAGGTAGAAGCGGGAGCCGGGGGTGCCGTCGGGCGCAACGTGCACCAGAAGGGGGCGGCCCGCGCGCAGGCACTTGATGATTTTCGGCAAGAACTTCTCGCCGTCCTGCATCTCCCCGATGATGTTCATGGTGTTGGTCAGGACGACCGGCACACCGTAGGTCCGCCAGTAACTGACCGCGATGGACTCCTGCGCCGCCTTGCTCGCGCTGTACGGGTTGGACGGCACGGCCGGCTCCCACTCCGCGTGCCGGTGCTCCCCGTAGGCCGGGCCGTAGACCTCGTCGGTGGACATCTGGAGGAACAGGCGCGGCTGGATGGCCCGGGCGACCTCCAGCACGTTCAGCATCAGCGCGACGTTGTTCTGCACAAACGGCACCGGATGGGCGATGCTGCGGTCTACGTGGCTCTCGCTGGCGACGTTCATGATCACGTCGCAGCCGTCGAACTGGTGCAGCGTCAGTGGGTCGGCCGGCGCCCGCATGTCCCAGTGCACCACGTCCACGCGCCCTGCCCAGTCCGTGTCGGATACGGCGGATGCGATCCGGGCCGGCAGACCCTTGTGGTGGAAGCTGACCGGGCAGACGACGTCCCAGTCCGTGTTTGTCAGCAGGTGCCGCAGGACGTGGCTCCCGACGAAACCGGCCGCACCGGTGAGCAGTATGCGCATGGCCACCCGTTCCTAGGTCCCTGGTCGTGGCCGGATCGTAGCCAGGGACCGGGAAATCGCCGAACGCGCAGGAACCGCCCGATGCGGCGTCGGGCGGTTCCTGTTTTCTGCGCGTGACGTCAGGTCAGATACCCGCTGTCGTGCCGGGTCACTCCCATCGGAACAGACCGGCCCCCGCAAAACGGATAGAGGCCGGTCAGCACTCCGTGCGTCACACGGTGTCCCTGGCGTTGCCGTCGTAGGAGCGCTCGATGTAGAGCACCGACTCGGAGGTCCCGTTCTCGTACTCGGTACGCAGGCTGTTCAGGGCCGCATCGAGGTACGGCAGGAACTGCTCTGCTGCCACGCGCCGGTCCCCGTTGTTCGTCGTGAGCACGATCTGAACGGGCAGGTTGTCGCTGGTCTCCAGGCTGTACGTGATCCGCGAGGTGTCGAACCCGTCGGTGGGAAGAGGCACGTCTGTCTCCTGTCGTGGATGGACGAACCCGGATGATGCCACCTGTCGCCCGGCTCACCTACTGACCGTCGTCCGGATCGTCCGTCTCACTGACGACTTCGCCCTCCAGCGTGCGCAGGTGCGCGCCGGCTGCCTCCAGCATCCGCTGCCGCTGCGCAGGCTCCAGCTCCACCGCGTTGGCGCCGGCCAGGATGGCCTCCACCACCACGGTCGTCTCCTCGTCCACCCGGCGGTCCAGCGCGATGGTCAGCTTCTCCGAGGCGTCCGTACCGTCGATCTTGGCCTGTCGCTCCTCGATGCGCTGGAGTCGGTCGATGCATGCGAGGACCACGCTGTCGTCGCGCAACGGGTTGCCGTCCTCGTCCTTGACGATCTGCCCTTGATAGAGGACGTAGTGCGGCCGGGCAAGCACCGCGTGGACCTGGCGGCGCATCCCGTCCAGCCGCATCCGCGCCGCCTCGCGGTACTCCTCCAGTCCCATGGCCAGTTCCTTGTTGGCTTGCTTCAGCGCGCGGGAGACGTCCACGCAGGCCGCCGCCGCCGAGGGGTTGCCCTCGGAGTCCAGGTAGTGCGGGGACATCTGCTCGGCGACCTGCTGCCAGGACAGGCCCCGGTTCTTCAGTTCGATGGCCCGCGCCCGGCGTTGCGCCACCATCGCCCGGTGGCTCGGCTGGTGGCTGGGCGGATCACCCTTCGCCATGGTCCTTAGCCTCCCTAACGATTAACAGCACTCACAGTCCGCAGCGCGTGGCGAACGCACCGATGACGGTCCACTGGTGCCAGCGAAACAGGATCTCCGGGTCGTGCCATCCGGCCGCCCGAATGGAGTGGATGAGCGTGTCCTGCGGATGCGGGACGAGGACGCCCCGCAGCGCCCGGGACTTGGCCCGGATACCGTCGGCAGAAATGCCGTGCTCTGCCTTCCAGTCGTGCGACGAGTCAGTGCTGATCTCATGCCACCTCGAGTCGAGCGGCCGAACCTTCTCCGCGACGATCAGTGCGCCGGTCTCCCGTGCGGACATCCGGGCCAGGTGGAGGGCAGCCACGCGGTCCCGCAACGGGAGGAACTGGAGCGTGAACAGGCACAGCGTCAGGTCCGCGTCCGTGTGCGCGAGCGGCGGGGACTGGATCGGCGCGCGTACGTAGTCGATGTGGCGGGCTGGAGCGGTGGCCAGGTTCTCGGCAGCCCTGTCCAGCATCGGTTTCTCAACGTCGTACAGAACGGCCGAGACGTCCCGGTGGGCCTGTCGGCGCAGAATGCTACCCACCGTGGTCCCGGTGGACGCGCCGAGGTCGGCGATCAGGCCGCCGTGCGGAACGAGCCAGTCGGACAGGCCGGCCACGAGATCCTGGATCGCGTCGTAGAACGGGACACTGGCGCGCACGTGGACGTCGAACTCGTTCACCACGTCCGGGGTGAAGGACCAGGCGCCGGCGGCGAAGGTCTCCGCAATGTCCCGGCGGGCGGGCGTCTCATCCGTAGAGGCGTCGGTATTCTGCACGGTAGTACCTCGCAGGGTCCGGGAGGGTCTGACTTATCAAGGTCTTCAGCCCGAGGCCATCCTGGAACGCCACCTTCGGGCGGGTGGTCACGGAGTCCGGGAGCCGGCCCCGGTACGCGCGCTGGAGTACGGCCTTCGGCCGGGCTTTGCCGTCCTGAACGGCGTGCCTGGGCAGGGACAGGGCGAGGTCCACGACGTCCGGGTCCAGGAACGGCAGCCTGCCCTCCACGCCGTGGGCCATGAACGACTTGTTCACCCGGGGGAAGTTGCGCCGGGCCTGCGCGGCGATCAGGTCCCGCCGGTAGGTGAACCAGCCCGATTTGGCCAGACCGTGGTAGGCGAACCCGTACGATGCCCACAGCTCGTCACTGCCCTCGCCGGTGTACGTGACCTTGAAGCCGTCGGAACGGATGGCCCTCGCGAGAGCGAGACACGGCCAGGAGATCTCTACCTGTGCCTTGTAGTCCATCTCGACCTGCGCGACGACGTGAGAGAGGTCGTCGGCCGTCGGCGGCGGGACGTCGACCTCCACCAACTTGACGCCGATCATCTCGGCTGTCTCCCGGGCGCAGCGCAGGTCCCGGGACCTCGGGTCCATCCGTGCGGTGTAGCAGACCAGGTCCGGGTAGTGCTGCTTCAGCTCCAGAGCGATGGCGGCGGAGTCGATGCCGCCGGACAGCAAGGAGCACACCGGCACATCGGCAATGGCCCGCCGGTCCACGGCCCGCTCAAGGGCCCCAGCGAGGGCGTCGGCCGCGTTGTCCAGCGTCCAGTTCGCCGGATGCGCGGTGAGCCGGTGGAAGGTCCGCCGGGACGTCGCACCGCTGGTCGCCTCAGTTCTCCACCACTCCCCCGGACCGACGTCCAGCACAGCCGGGCCGCAGCGGCGCCCGAGCGCGGTGAACGCCTTCAGCTCCGAGGCGTACAGCACAGGCCGGGTCCGGTGGACGTGCAGCGGGATCTCCCCGTGCCGGTCCCGCGCCGCGTGCAGCACGCCCGGCTCTCGGTCGTCCGTCCACACCAGGGCGAACATGCCGTCCAGAGCGGGCAGCGTGCGGGCGGGGCCGAGGACGGCGAGCGCAGCGGCGATGACCTCCGTGTCCCCGCTGGTCTGCCAGGTCCGGCCAGGATCGGCGCGCTCTACTGTGCGCCGGACGGCCGGGGCGTTGAACAGCTCCCCGTTGTAGGTGAGCAGCACCGGCCCGTCGCGGTACGGCTGATCCGAACGCGTGGAAGGGTCCTGAATCGCCAGCCGCGTGTGCCCGAGGGTCACCCCGCCGGACTCGGCGACGGCCGACGCATCCGGGCCCCGGTGCGCCAGGGCAGCCACAGCCCGGCTGAGGTCCGCGCGGCCGGCGGCGGCGACCAGACCGCACATCAGATCGTCCCTGCCTCGCGCAGCGGCACGAGGATCCGGTCCCGCACGGCGGTGGCGATGTGGGACATCATCACCGGCGGCACGGCCCGGCCGATGCGCTCCCAGCGCTGCGCGTACGTCCCGGTGAGCACGAAGTCGGCCGGGAACCCGCCGATGGCCCGCAGCTCTCCGAGGGTCAGCTTCCGGGCCTCTACCCCGTGACACGGCCCGGTGATCGTGACGTCCCCTTGCGCAGCCATCACCGTGTTGTATGGCCGGTCCGGGTGCTGCCGCCTGACGTGGAAATACTTCTGCGACTTCTCTCCAGGCCGCAGCCTCGCCCACTCATCGCCGACGGCGTACCCCTTGATGGACAGGGCCTGCCCTGTCTCCGGGTCGTGGGTGGCCGGGTTCTCCGCGTCACATACGTAACCCGCTCCTTTGTTGGGCCCGCTAGCCATCAGAGTTGGCGCAGAGCCGCTTTCCGCCGGGTACATCGTTGACAGTACGTCCCGGCGGGCTGCTACGAAGTCGGCGTGAGGCGGGGCCGTACCGTACATAGCGATCCACGGCAGCGCGTCCCGCACGGTGTACCGGTACGGCAGCGGCGCTGGGTGCACCGGGTCCATGCCGAGGTTTTCTCGGACACCCACGAAAATGAGCCGTTGCCGGGCCTGCGGGACGCCCAGCCACGAAGCGTCTAGCACGCGAGCCTGCACCCTGTACCCGCACGCGCGCAGCCGGGCCAGGATCAGCTTGAAATACCCCTTGGCCGTGCCTTTGACCAGGCCGGCGACGTTCTCGGCGACGAACGTCCTGGGCTGCGTCTCCTCGATGAGCCGGGCGTACTCGTAGAACAGGTCGTCGGTGCGCTGCTGGGTGTCACTGTACTTCTTCACCTGGCCCCAGCCGGCCTCGCGTTTGCCGGCTGTAGAGAACGAGGCACATGGCGGGGAGCCGTCGAACAGGTCGATCTCCCCGGCCCCGAGGCCGCATGCGTCCAGGATGTCCTGGCCGGTGACCTCCCGGATGTCGCGGGTGTCCAGCACGGTGTACGGCGCCGCGTTGGCCCGGTACGTCTCCTGCGCAGCGGGGATGAACTCACTGGCCCACAGCACCCTGAAACCGGCCATGCGGTAGCCGAGGGAAGACCCGCCACAGCCCGAGAACGTACTGACTGCGTTGAAGCCGTTCCACGGCAGGCCCCGGATTTCTCCCATGGACGGCACGCGGTACGGCGGCTTGCCGGTCACCGGGACTTTCCTGACCACTCATACCCGCACTTGGGGCACCGGTGTTCGGTCTCGATGTCCTCGTCGTAGGTCGGGAATTCCGCCGGCGGCACCGGGGCAGGGATGGCGGTCGCATCGAATTCGGGTGCGTCCGCTTGGCTGAACAGCTCCGCATCCGAGAGCGCGTAACCGGTGCCCACGAGGTCGTCGTCTAGTGTGGCGAGCAGCGCGGCCAGGGCGTCGTCGTCATAGGAGCCGTCGTCGGCCGACTTGTTGTCCACCAGGTTGATGCGCGTGGCGGTCGCGTCGTCGCACTCGATGAGGTGGGCGAGCGCCGTCGGGTCGTCGCGGTCCACCTCGATGCAGAGCTGGCACGGCCGGTCGTTGGCCAGCTCCCAGTCCTTGCATGCTTCGCGACCGTCTTCCTCGTGCCGCAGCAGCGCCAGATACGTGTGGTTGCCGGCGAGGATCGTCAGCGTCTCGTCGGCCCGGCGGACGGTGAGCGGCCTGTACTGCCCGTTGGCCCGTAGGCTGTCCAGAATCAGATCGACGTTGCCCCGGCGCGCGTTGCCCTCGAACGGGGTGAGATCTTCCAGTGGGACGCGTTCGGTCCCTACGGTCGTGGTCATCGCTGCCCCTTCGCCTGGTCGACGGACGCGGCGATGTTAAGACCGGAACAGCCCATGATCGTTCCGGAGCACGATGAAGCCCCGGGCCGTGAGGATCCGGGGCTCGGGGCTTCGTCAGGCGGTCAGGGATGGGCGCGCAGCCGCAGGGCCTCCAGTTCTTCGGCGACTTGCCGTGCCATGTTCCGGGCCTCGGGAAGGGTGTGCCGGGAGGCCTTGCACGGCACAGCCCTGTGACCTCTCATCGACTGTTCACGGCTGAAGTGCCGGTAGAGCCTCCCCGCGTCCGTGACCCTGGCCGTGCGACTGCACAACGGGCACAGAGTCGTGCCGTCTGCATTGATCTCGTTCACGGGCCGCCCCCGTTCGGGTCCGCCACAGTCACAGTGACCTGGGGCGAGTCGTCCCGGTCGTAGAACGCGTCCGTGATCCACCGCGTCGCCACTGCGGGAAGTTCCGCATCGGTGTAGTACTCGTCCCCGGGCTCCGCTGCGGGGTGGCCGCGCCATTCGATGTCCACGATCAGCCGCGTGCGTCTCGGTTCAGTCACAGATCCCCAGCTCCCTCATTCGCTCGCGGGGTGTCAGTTCCTTGCAACCGCAGGGGCCGACTTCGGAGACGTGGTCCGGGCACGGGTCGGCGTGACGCAAGTGCCCGCAGCCGGGACAGACCCGATTCGGCGGACAGCCACACCCCTCGCCCTCGTGATGGCCGCATCCCCGGCAGACCTCCGCCGCCGGGGTCCGGCCCGGGACAGCGACGCCACGCATGAACGCGAACAAGTCCGCCTTGCAGCCGGGGCAAAGTTCCCGCAGGTCCGCCGACCCGTCCTCGTTGGGGATCTTGGGCCGCGTCCAGCCCTCCGGCAGCTCGGGCCGGGCCGTCGGAATGGCAGGGCCTGTGAGTCCGGCGAACAGCATCACGGGCCGGGTCTGCTCCTGGAACCCGCAGCGGTCGCACTCCAGATGAACGCTCATGCCTCGGCCCTCGCTTCCGGGATCCGCCGGCCGGCCGCGCGGTCCGCATCGCGCCGGGCGTGCTCCGAGTCGTCGTACGCGACGCGCAGGCCGTCTTCGCCGACTATGGTCCGGCTGCCGAGGCACAGCGCGACGTCATCCATCGTGAGCCGGGTCCGGGTGACAGACGTGATCTCCAGCGCCCTGGCCACGTCGTCGCCGTACAGGACGACGAACTTCCCGCCCCGCTTCATCGCCCGGTCGTAGTACGCGGCCGGTTTACGCCCCAGGGCTCGCTCCAGCCGCTGCCGGGCGCGGTGGGAGTTGACCGCCAGCACGGCGCCCTTCGGCTCCACCATGAGGACGCGGGCCCGTTCGGGGATCTCCTGCGACTCCACACGGCCATCGTGGCCCCGGCAGGTGGTGACGCTGCCCTCCCGGGCCGTGACGGTCCACGCGGTGCCGCCGGGCGGCTCGCACCCCATGAGGGGACGTACCCGGCCGTCCCGGCTCACGGTGTACGCCGTGAACGCGCCCAGGCCCGACACGAACGTATCCCCGACGGCCAGGTCCCGGGCGGGCCTGTCACGCAGGTCGCTCCAGTCGTAGCCGTGTCCCTTGGTTTCGTTCATTCCTCGTTCCTCGCTTCCTTGATCTGGAGCTGGGACAACTCCCGGATGCAGTGCGCCCAGCGCGCCGAGGTGCACGTGCCGGACCGTGCGATCTCCCAGGGGATTTGCTCCCGCCCGCACCGGCCGCAGACGTACAGCCACGTCCCGTCCTCGTTGCGCTGCGGATGGCGGCCGGCGTCCTTGTTGGCACGCATCTGCTGCGCCACCCCGAACAGGACGCCCGAAGCGCGGCATTCCACACGGCCCGCCGCAACCAGCTTCGGCACGTTGCTCTTGTGCCGGTACAGCTTGCCCGTGGCGGTGCGTGAGGCGTAGTTGCCGCACAGGGGGCATGCGCCACCGCTGCTCGCCCGGCCCATCACGCGCTCCCACCGTTGGTGAGCCGTTCGGCGAAGTCGGTCAGCTCGTCCCGAATCATCTCCAGGCCGTCCTCGCCGTACTTGTCCGCCAAGTCCTGCGGGTCCCAGCCCTGGGACAGGACCGATTCGAGGATGAGCCCGGCGCGGAACTTCGCCACACGCCGGGCCTCACGCTTGTTCACTGCTCAGCCCTCCTGGGGGTCGTCGTGCGTGACCGGGTTGCAGCGTCCGCAGCCCCACACGCCGTGCATGTCCGCAGGCTGGCCCGGGGGCGCCGGGGCACGGGGTCCCGGCCTCCGTGCGCCACCCGTCCGTCGTCCAGGGCACCGCTCAGTCCTCCGTCACCGGGTTGGCCGTGATGACAGCCCGGATTGTCTTGAGCGACGGGGTGTCGTGCGGGGATTGTCGGTCCGGCGTAACGCTCAGTCCGAACGGTGTCTTGCGCGCGACGCCCGGGGCGACGAAGTACCTCAGGTCGTACTGCCAGCGGCGGCCCTCACCGGTCGCCCGGCCTACCCGGGCGTTCAGAACGAACCCGTCGTCATACGGAGCCCATGCCTGCTGCGTGGCCCAGCCGTTGGCCTCGGCGAGGGCGAACAGGTCGGCGACCGGCTTCGGCAGGGAGTACCCGGCCGGTGCCGTGTCCGTGATGCCCGCCTCCAGCCGCCGCAGCGTGACGTCCCGAGCGTGCTTCTCTGCCGGAGTCAGGACGTCGTCGCGCGCCAGGGCGGCGTCCAGGGTGACGGTCCGGCCGGAGTACCGGCAGGTCCACCCAATGCCGTACGCGTCCTTGATGACCGGGCGGCGCTTGCCGTCCAGGCCCCACATGGCCTTCGGTTCGTGGGTGGTCAGCACACCGTCCCGGACCGACGCCGTGTTCCCGCACGGGCACAGTGCCTCGACGGTGCGCAGCAGTTCGTACCGCGTGTTCGGCAGGAGTATCGACGGATCGTGTTTCACCCCGGTCGCCAGGGTCTCGGCGATGGTCGTCACGATGCTTTCCTCGGTTCCTTAGTCTTGACCTTGCAGTACTCGCAGAAGTCACGGCCGTCGCGCTTGTGGGCCCAGCCGTAGCTCTTGGCCTCGCGCCGCGCCTCACTGACGGTTTGCGCAGACGGCACAGTGCTGTTGTCGAGAGGCTGCTGGCAGTCGTCGCAGAAGACGAAGGCGCGCACGAACGCGGTCACCGCTCAGCCCTCCGTCTCCGGGATCGGGTCGACGTGGGTCAAGGCGATCCAGGCGCCGTGACCGGTGACCTGGACGACGGCGGTGTGTCCCTCGGCGACCCATGCTGCGGTGCGGGTGCGCCCCGTCTCTCCCGCGCCCTCCCGGGCTCCGGTCCAGTAGCGCACCGCCTGACCGACGGGATACGTCAGGTTCCACGCCTCCACGCGCTCGGCCGGCGTCGGGCCGTCGTTGGCCACACGGGTGCCGTTGCGCAGGGCCGCGTCCAGCGTCGCGAACTCCCGGAGGTACACCAAGACGTCGTCCTCACGGCTGCTCACGCTGACCTCGTACTTCTGGCCGTCTTCGCTGTAGCTCAATGACGCGATTCCGAGTCGGCCCTTGTGCCACGGAGACTCGCCGTACCCGGGCCGCCAGTCGTGTCCGGGCTTGTCGGTGTACTGGCGGCGCTCGATGGTCTTCCGGGCCCGCCCGATGCGGTCGATGCCGCTGGCGACGTGTCCGAGGTCGATGTCCTGCATGGTCCGCCTTCCTTCGTTCCTTGGTCGGTGAACCGGGCCGCCGCCGGATCGCCGAACAGCCCGGCCATAGGTGCTGTTCAGCCCTCGTGGACCCGGACGTCCCCGGGCTCCACCCGGGCACGACCGCCACCGAACGTCTTCACCGTCACCGTGCCAGGCGTGGAACCGAGGGACGCTGTGTGACCCGGGTGCACCTGCTCCACCACGCCGTCCTCCCAGTTACCGCCGATGAGCACGGACGCCGTAGCACCCTCTACGATCCGCTCGTCCATCGTTCTCCCCTGTCTCTCAGAACCGATGATTTGATTAAACCATGCTTGGGGTGCCGGGACAACCCCTTGGAGCTGTCCCGGCGCCGCATCTACGGGTGCGCTGCCAGACGCAGCCGCTCGCCACCCTCCGCCCGCAGGATGGCTATGGCCAGGGCCTCATCAATCGGCAGCCCCGAGGCCTCACACAGCCGCCACCCGCCGGGTCCGTGCCCCGGGACGTGCGTGTCCTTGAGCGAGTCGGCCATCCGGCCCGTGTCCACCAGGTCCCCGCACAGGGGGCACTCGATCACGTCGTTCATGGCCCTTCCTTCACGGGTGGGCTCGGGTCGTCAGGCGCCAGTCCTGTGCACGTATCCGCCGCACGGCCTCCGCATCATCCTGACGGACGAACGTCTCGCCGAGGCACTGCCCGGCCGCACGTCCCAAGTGGGAGTAGTGCAGCCCGCTCATCAGCCGGACCAACCACACCACTCGACCGCATGCCGGGCACATCTCAGGACCGATCATCGTGTCAGCCATGGTCGTCAGTCCTTCGCGTAGCAGGACGCCCAGTCCCGGGCCGCCTTGGAGGCCCCGGCGGTGATCGGCACGCCCTTGAACTCGAACGTGAACGCGTCCAGCACTGTGGCCGTGATCTCCTTCACGCGGTCCTCGGGGACGCACAGGACGACCTCGTCGTGCACGACGCAGCGCAGCCACTCCGTGGCCTCCGGAGCCCGGTCGACCAGACGCAGGAGCGCTTCGCACATGATGTCCCGGGCGCCGCCCTGACCCATGAGCGCCGGGGCCTGCGTCCAGGCACGGTCGGGGTTGCAGCGCATGAGCCGGCCGAACCCGTTGTCCAGCAACTCGCCAGCCGCCGCCCGCTCCCGAACCTCGGTCCGCCAGGCGCACAACACCGGATACTGCGCGTTCATCTGGTCATCGAACTTCTGGGCCAGTTCCAGCGCGACACCGGAGTTGGCGATGCCCTTGACGGACATGCCGTAGTTCCATCCGTGGCCGATGCGCTTGGCGTTGTCGCGCCACTCACCGTCGTGCCGGCCGAACACGGCGTCGGCGATGCGCGAGTGCGCGTCCTCGCCGGGAGCGAAGTTGGCCATGTACGCCGGGTCCTGGCAGTGGCCGGCGATGGCGCGCATGTCGACCTGGTCCAGGTCGAAACAGATCAGCAGTGAACCGTCGTCGGCGATGAGCGGACGCCGCTGGTGCACCTTGCCGCCACGCTTGGCCATGTTGGTGACCGACGGGCGGACGTACGCCCACCGGCCAGAGCCCTGGAGATCGCCGACCTGGGGGTGGATCCGGTCGCCGATCAGGTGATCCATGATCTCCTGGTACTTCTGGACCGAGGACGTCACGGTGACGATGTGGCCCGCCATCTCCTCGATTGCGGTCCAGTCGGCGTTCGGGTGGTATGGACGCCGGTTGGGGTTCAACAAGGCCGGCACCTCGCGACCCCCCGCCCCCTTGCCGACGAAGTACGACCCCCTGCCCAGCGCATCCTTGTTGAGGCTGATCAGGCCAGACGCCGTCTTGAGGTAATACGGCAGCCCCCGGTCGGCGAACGCCTTGATGATCGCCTCCCGGCCCTCGTTGGTGGACAGCGGCGACTTGACCGGCTCGTCAGTGAAGACGCGGTTCTTGCCCCGGCCCTTGCCGACGGAGCGGGTCAGCGGGACACCGCAGTGCTCGTGCAGCCACTCCAGCGACTCCTGCCTCTTGGCGGCCTCCGCGTCGACCAGCTCACGCAGGACGGGGACGTCGACCTTCCAGCCGGTCAGGGTCGGCCGGTGCTGGATGTGGGCCACCCGCATCTCACGCCGGACGTAGTCCGAGGGCTCGCCCAGAGCGCGCCGCACGCCCCGGGTGGCCTGAAGATCGCCGCTGAAGTAGACGCTCAGCTCGTTGACCGGGATCCGCCCGTACCCGAGGTCGGTGCGCTCGGCCTTGTCCAGCTTGCGGCCGTCGATCTCCTCGGGCCCGTGCTTGAAGGCGAGCGCCGACAGGTCGTCGGTCTTGCCGTTGACCCCGTGACGCTGTGCGGTCTGGTCGAGGCCGTAGTAGCCCTTGGCTGCCCAGGGCTTTTCGTGGGCAGCGCCGGGCGGGTCGATGGTCTGCTCCCACCGGAGGGTGTCCATCGTCTTGGCGGCCAGCTTGTCGTAGTCGGCTCCGTGGTGGATGGCGAGGGCCATCAGGTCGAACCCGAGCAGATTGTGGCCGTACAGCTCGTCGGCGTCCTCCAGCCGCTTGATCAGCTCATCGACGGAGTTGACGACAACCTCCGTGCCGTCCTCGGTGACGTAGCCGGCCAGCCGGACGTACGGGTCGCCGCCGAGGTCTTTGTGCCGGAACAGCAGCTTGGCGCTGTGGGTCTCCAGGTCGAACCCGACCACGCCGCCGGCGCGAACCGGGGCAGCCTCCGGGGACGGTGCCTGGGCGGGGACGGAGGCCGCACGGGGGGTGTGATCGGCTTCCGCTTCCGCGAAGGGATCGCCCCCGAACGGATCCGCGTCGAGGGCAGGCTGAGAGGGTGTACCCCCTGTACCTCCTGCTCCTGTTCCCCCTATACGGGGAGAGATTTCACGGTTATAGGTCGGAGGAGGTACAGGGGGTACACCCTCGTCTCCGCCGTCGTTGACCTCGTCTTTTCCGTTCGGGTCCTGGAAGCGCACTCCGAGCCACGCCTGGTAGTTGACGCCCGTGGGGGTGTGGCCGCCCAGTGTCGACCGTCCGTCCCGCGCCCTGATCTTCTTTCGTTCGACCCCGTTCCGGGCGCACTCGTCGTGGCCTCCGAATCGGGAGACGAAGGTGCGGTCGGTCCACTCACGGTGGCCCTTGTCCGCCAGGTACTTGTTGAAGACCTCGTGCAGCTCCCGGGCAAGGATGTGGCTGTTCCAGTCGAACGTCAGGACATCCCCGATGAACGACAAGATCAGGTCCGATTCCTTGCGCCAGCTCAAGGTGTCCTTTTCCACCTGCTTCGGCGCGGGCGGCATGATCTGCCCCGCTGCGTACCACTTGCGGGCCCCCTCCACCAGCCACGCCAGCGCAGCCTCCGTACGTGGCCCGTCGTCCGTGCGCAGGCGCTGACGGAGCATCTGGTCACCGGGTTTGTCGTAGGGCCCTGTGCATGCCTCTCCGGGCTTCCTGAACGTGAACGGGAACGTGAGCATCTGGAGCCTGCGCCACGTGCCGTGGTCCGACTCCTCCACCAGCGGCCGGTGGTTGGTGTTGATGATCAGCGTATGCGTCGCCTTGAAGGTCACGCTGTCCTGGCGCATCTTGCGCGCCGTGATCTGCTCGGTACCGGCGAGCTGCTTGACCCGGTTGACGTCGAGCTTCTTCGCTTCCGGGGTCTCCTCCAGGACGGCCAGGCGGGCACCGAGGAAGTCCATCATCTCGGTGGGGTGGTTCTCGCTCGCGTTGCCGAGCAGGGCCCGGTGAGCAACGGCCGTGTGGTACCCGCCGCGCGTACCGGCGGCCTTCGCCAGAGTGTCCATGATCGAGGACTTGCCGTTGGATCCGCCGCCCTGGCAGATGAGGATGACGTCGTCCGGCGGCGTGTGCCCGGTGATGGCCTGGCCGTTGCGGATCTGGAAGTAGTCCACTACGTCGTCAGGGACGGCCTCCAGAGCGGTGTCCCAGTCGGGGTGCCGGGCACCGGGGACGTAGTCGCACCCGGTGATCTTCGTCATCAGCCGGTCGGGGTCGTGGGGGGTGAGCACACCGGTGCGCAGGTCCAGGATGCCGTTCTGGCAGTTGAGGGCGTCGGGGTCGTAGTCGAAATCGGTGGCCGCCGACTCCAGGATGCCCCTGGACAGCTTCAGCAGGTTGCCCAGTTTGGATGCGGCGAGTGCCCCGCGCCAGCCGTCCATCTGGCTGCGCAGGTCTTTGTTCGGCTCAGCGCGCTGCTGGTCGAGCACGCGCTGAAAGCCCGCCATCGCCCACTGCCGGATGTCCTCCATCACCGTGGCGTCGGTGCATTCTGTCCATACCTTGCCGTTCCACTGCATCCACCCGAGCCCGGCGGCCCAGCGGTACCGGCCGTCCAGTGTCTCGGAGCACACCGTGTCGGCGAGGATCGCGTCGGAGAACGCCGCGTCACGCGTGTTGTCGCTCGGCATCTCGGTGGTGGCCGCGCCGTGAAGGTCGGTCAGCGTGCCGCCGGCGTGGAGGAAATCGTCCACGCCCTTGGTGGGCGTTCCGTTGATCTCCTCGGGGACGATCAGGTAGTGGATGACGGCGGCCCCCTTGGACTCCAGCCACATCCCGAGCCGCCGCATGGCCATCAGGACCATCCTGTTGTGCCGCGCGTCGGAGTCGAAACAGATGACGATGGTCCGGCCCTTGAGCGGGATGTCCTCCCAGTCGCCGAGGGTGCCCAGACGCGACCGCCAGTTGAAGACGCCGGACAGGGAGACGACGGCGAGGCCCTGGGACGCCAGGGAATCCGCCTTTTTCACGCCCTCAGTGATCCACAAGGGATTCGTGACGACACGCACCGCGTTCGCCATGAGCGGCGGAACGTCCAGGCGCGGCTTGGTGCCGACGGGGGAGGCGTATTTCATCATCTTGTCGCCGCTGCCGCTGCTGTGGGGCTGCGGCTGGCCCGGCTTGAACTGCGCACCGATACGCTCACCGGTCACCCGGTACAGCGGAATGAACAGGCCCGGGAATGCCGTTTCCTCGCGCCAGGCCCACACCGGGATGGATTCCTCACGCAGCCGGGCCCGGTCTTCATCGGTGCCGTACAACGTCTCGTACCCGCGTGCGTCGCGGTGCTCCGGGGCGATCTCGCTGGCGTCCAGCTCCGCCAGATGGTGGTCCGACACCTGCCCCGAGTTCGTGTCCACGTACGTGGTCATGGGGTTCCTGCTTCCTTGGTCATTGCTTCCTTGGTCTGCTGGGGCGCAAGCACGTTACGGTCTCCTCCCCTTCCGGCCGGCCGGGCGCCGACTGTCGAACCGGGCCGCCGAGGCGGCGTCCCACGCGGCTGCGAACCGGGGCCCGGTCCACATCCGGTGGACGTCGGCGACGACGCCCTCCGGGTGCCAGACCCGTACCGTGTGGTCCCGGCCGCACGCGTCACCGCGCCGGTGCAGACCACGCAGCACGAGGACGAGCATTCCGCTGCCCTGGGCCAGCTCCGGCCAGCGTGGGTCGTCGAATGTATCGCTGGGCGGCTTAATCTCCACCCACGCCTGGTCAGGAGCCCAGTCGGGCCGGATCCGAAAATCCGGCAGGTACCAGCCGCTTGCGAGCTGGTAGCCCTCGGGCTCGTACTCCCAGGGGATGCCTGCCTCGGTGGCAAACGTGGCGAACCGGGCCTCGGTCCGGGAGAGGAAACTGCACCCGAACGCGCGAGTTTTTATTGCCTGGATCCCCGGAGCGCCCATCATGACCCCGTAACGGCCGGTGATGCTGCGGAGATGGTGACGACGACGGGCGTGTTCCGGGCGACCAGCCATTTCTCGGACTCGGTCTCGGAGATCCACACCCGGCCGTTGCCGCTCTTGTGCTTGGTCAGCGGGACGTCCGGGTCGTCCAGCCACCGGTAGACGGTCCCGGTGTGCACTCCGTGACGGGCCGCCACCTGGGCGACGGTCAGAAAGCCCTTCACTGCTCCTCCTTGACGGTGTGTAGTTACGCGTCTCGATGATACCCACGTTTACACACGCTTACACGATGGGTACCATACCGGACAGAGGGCCCGACGGAGCCCCGCCGACCACAGACCAAGGAATCCCGGGACGCCGGGCGCAGATGGGGCGACGTCACGGCCCCGCGCTCCCCTGTGAAGTGCGGGTTCGGTGATTGTGCACCCCGCTGGGAGGATCACGGATTCATGACCAAGGAACTGGCCGTCTACGCGGACACACTTAATCTGCTCGGCTCCGACGTGCTGGACCCGAGCCCTACGGGCCCGGACTGGGAACTGACGGACGTCCTCGGCCGGCTGCGCCGGAGGGCTGTCCGCTTGACCGGACCGCACGCCAGTTGCCCGCACTGTCGCTGGGCGACCCCGTGCGCCGGCCCCGGCGACGGCGAGCACTTCGCGGACCTGTGGGAGCACCTGATCGTCCACCACGGTGTCGACATCCGCTACGCCGACGAGCCGGCCCGCAAGGCGTGGAACCGCGCGCTGGCTGAGTACGAGGGAGCGAAGGCCGCATGAGTGCTGAGGACTACAACCACGGACTCCGGGCCAGGGCACTGGCCGTGTCCGAGACGGAACTGCGCCGCGCGGTAGACCGGCTGCTGGAGCGGTGTGGCCGGGAAGAGGTCCATCAGGTGCCCGGGTCGCCCCGGTCGGGGATGCTCCACGCTTCCGAGATCTACACGCTGCTGGGTCTGCGCGGCGGCCCGGACTACAGCGCACTGCGTGAGGCGCTGGACGAAGGGGGCGACCGGTGAGCCAGACCCTCAAGCTCCGGGAGTACCAGCGCGAGGCCATCGACGCTGTCCAGGCGGCCTGGGCCGATGGGATGCAGCGGCCCGCCGTGGTGCTCCCGACCGGTGCCGGCAAGACGGTGATCTTCTCCCGCATGGCGGCCGAGCACATCGCAGCCGAGGGAACGCGCGTCGTCATTCTCGTGCACCGTGACGAGCTGGCCGACCAGACGCTGAGCAAGTTGCAGCAGACCGAACCGAACCTGTTCACGGGCAAGGTGAAGGCAGCCTCCGACAACATCGCGGCCGACGTCATGGTCTGCTCGGTACAGACCCTTGCCCGGGAGACCAGGTTCAACCGGTTGCTCGACTCGCAGGAGAAGTGCGGCAAAGTCGGCCTGGTCATCGTGGACGAGTGCCACCATGCGGCAGCCGTCAGCTACCGCAACATCCTGGCTGGGCTCGGCTGTTACAGCGGAATGCCGGGCACCCGGGCCGTCGGTTTCACGGCCACGATGGCCAGGGGCGACGGCCAGGGCCTCGGCAGCGTGTGGGAGGACGCGGTCTACACCCGCTCCCCGCTGTGGATGATGTCCCGGGGCCACCTGGTCGACGTCCGGTCCAAGCTGATCGACGTGGACACCCTGCATCTCGGGGACGTCAAGCGGTCCAAGGGCGATTACACCGCGTCCTCCCTGGGCGACGCGCTGATGGCGGCCGGCGGCCCGCAGATCATCGCCAAAGTGCTGGAGGAACACGCGGCCGACCGGCGCAGCCCCATTGTCTTCACCCCGACGGTGGAGGTCGCGCGGGCAACGGCGGAGGCCCTGCCGGACGCGGCGTACGTACACGGAGGCACGCCCCGCGAGGAGCGGCTGAACATCTACCGCAAGTTCCGCACCGGCGAGGTGCGCACGCTGGTGAACTGCATGGTGCTGACCGAGGGGGCCGACTTCCCCTTCGCGGACTGCGCGGTCATCGCCCGGCCGACGAAGTCCGAGCCGCTGTTCATCCAGATGGTCGGCCGAGTACTGCGGCCCTCTCCCGCCACCGGCAAGACGGACGCCCTGGTGCTCATCCTCGCCGGCGAGGGCGGTTCGCTGTGCACGCTGGTGGACCTGGAGCCCGGGGCAGACATCCGGGAGGTGAAGGACGGCGAGTCGCTGGCCGAGGCTTACGAGCGGGAGGAGTCCTACAAGGAAGCCACGGTCCCGGCCGGGTCGCTGCGATTCGAGCTGAAACACCGTGACCTGGATCTTTTCAAGGCGTCGACCGCCTATTCGTGGCTGCGCACCTACGGCGGCGTGCAGTTCATCCCGCTTGGCGACGACGGCGAGATCCTTCTCTGGCCGAACAGGGACGAGGAGGAAAAATGGGACGTGGCCTACGCTCCGCCGCGCGGGAACTGGGAGCGGCTGCACGAGGGGATGGACCTGGGTATCGCCATGGCGTGGGCGGAGACGGAAGCCATGGACCGGTCGTCGCTGAACATGACCAAGTCGGCGAGCTGGAGGAAGAAGCCGGCCTCCCCGAAGATGCTCGGTCTGCTCCGGTACGCCGGGCACACCGTGCCGGACGAGCTGCGCGCGGGCCTCGCCTCGGATCTCCTCGCGGTGACTATCGCTTCGCGCAAGCTGGACCGTTTCCTTCCCCGCTCGTAGCGGGTATGATTTAGCTAAACCAAAGGAACGGAGACCCCGGGATGGACGACACACAGCTCAGGGCGATCATCCGTGAGGAGATCGCCCTGGCGACGAAGACCCTGGAGGACCAGGCGTACTCCAGCGACCCGGACGACGACGTAGATCTTGAGCGGGCGCTGTCCAGCTTCAACACGTACGCCTACCGGGGAGCTTGCGAGGCCGCCGACGAGCAGCGTGCACGGGACACCGATCCGTTCGAGGCGACGCACGACCCGGGCCCGGACCCCACGGTGACGGCCGCTATCCGGGCCGAGATGCTGGGTGTCCTCAAGGACATGCGCAGCGCGTTCTACATGTCCGGGTCGTCCGACGACTACCGCATCGCCGAGCGGCTGGACGGGCTCATCACGGCGCGCGAGGCCGCTGACGAGTGACCCCGGGGAGGGGTGAAGGACCCCTCTCCACCTGGCCGTTAGGCCATTGACCAAGGAATGAGGAAAGTACGCCCATGACTCAGACGACCCCTGAGCGCCAGCCGTGCGGGACGTGCGGCAAGCCGTGCTCCGTCAACGCGGACGGGACGGTCCGCCACCACCTCACCGACAACCCCGACTTCCAGGCCGGACCCGACAGCCGCAAATGCAAGGGTGCGGGGCAGCCACCGGCCGGCGCGGCCGGACTCGCCCTTGCCGAGGACATGGCAGCCGAGAAGCAGCCGCAGTGCCGTCTGTGCAAGCACCCGGTGGAGCTGACCAGTAACGGCCGGGCCCGCAGTCACCTGACGACCGAGCAGACGCCACGCCCCTGCCCCGGTGGCAGCGACTTCCCGCTGGGGATGTACCCGGACATCGTCGGCACGACGGACGGCAGGGTGGCCACGCTCGTCACCGACTGCGGGCACGTCCCGGCAGGCCAGTGCTACGGCTGCCACGGCGCGGCCGGGAAGCCGGTCAGCGACGCTGAACTGGACGCCATGGCGGAGGCCGAGGGCACCGGCGCGGCGCCGTGGGGCGTTGCCTCGGCGGCAATGCAGCAGCCGACCATGGCCGACCAGTTCACGACAGCGGCCGTGTCAGTGACCTGTGGGTGCGGCGCCTCGTGGCCGTCGAACGAGGAGATGCAGAAGGTCGGGCATGGTCTGACGCAGTGCCCGAAGGACCGCGCGGCCGGACCGTCTATGGCCGGTGAGTACCCGTTCCCGAAGACCTCGCCCCTCACGGCGCTGATGGAGCGGGAGGCGGCCGGCGTCGGGACGGTCCTGGACGCGATGGACGGTGACACCCGGACCGAGGCCGAGCAGTTCATGGACGCGACGGTCCCCACGCAGCCGACGGCCCAGAACGAGTGCACGCACGACCGGTACGAGAACTTCGGCCTGAAGGCAGGAGTGCGCTGCGTCGCCTGCAACGCTCAGCACCCCGATCCGCACGCCTACGCGGCTGACGTAGCCATTTCCACCGTGGAGGCTGAGCGGGACGAGGTGAACCGGCAGCACGCCGAAGTTCTGGCCGACGTTCGGCGTCGGGCCTACCCGGAAGGGGTCTACTGCGAGCAGTGCGACACCGACAACCACCGGTGCCCCGGCTGCGGCACGGATGTTCCGCATGGCACCGTGGCCTGCCCCGCGTGCACCCGGGAGACATGCACGCACCCCCACGGGTTCATCGAGAACGATCCGGTAGACGACGACGGCGAGGACCTGGTCTTCAGGTGCGGAGAGTGCGGCGCTGTAGGTGTCGGGGACAAACCGGCCGGTCCCGACCCCGAGCTGCCCAACTGCTCGTACCCGGAGACGCATCGCGCGGGCTGCGGCTGCCCGGACGACGACAGTGCGTGCCGGGAGCCGGAGGACGGCTGGCGTACCCCGCTGGACCTCATGGAGAAGATGCCCGAGGACGTCCGGGGTCTGGACGCGCTGCGGCTCAACTGCGTGACGTGTGACCACCCGGTAACGCCGCTGGTGGACTACTTCGCTCCGGACGGTCGCGCGGCACGGGTCGTGTGGGCCTGCGAGAACCACCTGCACGCCACCAACCCGTGCCGGGACCACGAGTGCTCGCCGGACACCCGCGCCCGTCTCGGAGAGCTGGACGAAGGCGATTACTTCCTGCGGAACGGCACGCTCATGCGCCTGACGGAACGGGAGTCGGGCAGCTCGGTGCTGGCTGAGGTGATGGACGGCCCGTACAAGGGCCGCACCGGCGAGCTGAAGAACCTGAACGAAGTGGTTCAGCGAGCGCCCGAGCCGCAAGCCGTGGAGGAGCCCGAGGGTCAGGACTGCAAGCCGCAGGACAAGCCGTCGTTGGGCCCGGTGCGCGTCGGCGACCTGGAGCACGGTGACGTCTTCATCCGGCGCGGCACCGCCATGCGTGTGACGAGCGCGGGTTACGGCCTGGTGGAGGCCATCGTCGTGGACAACGGCCCGCACGCCGGGCGTACCGGTGAGTTGAGGAATCCGGACGAAGTGGTGGACCGCGCACCGTGCCGTCACGAATTCGCCTGGGCGGACGACGGCAAGTTCGGACACGCCGGGTCGTTCTGCGACTACTGCGGCGCCCCGGACCCCGCAGACCAGACCAAGGGACAGGAGACCACGGAATGCACGGACGACAGGACGCCGCAGCAGCGGCCCGCTTCTTCGGCGGCATCGACGCCGACAACGACCAGGGCGACCACGGACCTGGCCCCTGGTTCGAGGCCGCCTACCCCGGCGAGTGCGCCGGCTGTTTCGCCGAAATCGGGATCGGTGACATCATCCGCGCCGACGGCGAGGGCGGCTGGGAACGGCGGGAGTGCTGCGGTGACGACTGACCAGGCATCAGCGGCAGCGGCGTTCCTCGGCAGCGGGCGGCCGACGGCCTCGGCTTCGGCGGGTCCCGCGAATCAGGCGGACGCGGCGGCGCAGTTCCTCGCCGGCGGCTCGGGCGCGCACGGGGAGAAGGAGACCAAGCGCGACCGCTTCGGCAGGTACCTGATTCCGCACCCGGACACCGGTAAGGAGACCGCGTGGACGCGGTCCACCACGTTCGCCAAGTCGATCAGCGACACGTACGCCCTGTCCCAGTGGGGGCTGCGCATGGCGCTGCTCGGGGCGACGATGCGGCCGGACATCGTGCGGCGGGCGCACGGCAAGCACGTCAGGGCGGACAAGGCCCTGCTGGACGAACTGACGGCGGAGCTGAAGAATGCGGCCGGTGACAAGGTCGCGGCCAATCTCGGCACCGCGATGCACTCCTTCACGGAGATGGCGGACCGGGCGTGGCACTCCCCCGGCGGACCACGCAGCATCTTGGACCAGGTGCCGCCGGACTGTCGCGAGATGGTCGAGACGTACATCCGGCTGCTGGAAGAGACGGGTCTGGAGCCCGTGCCGCACCTCATCGAGTTCACCACGGTCGTCAAGCAGTACGGCGTCGCCGGGACCTCGGACAACTGCTACAAGGTCACCAAGCCGCTCACGCTGAAGATCGGCCGGGCCGAGGTCCGCTTCCAGCCGGGCGAGTACGTCATCGGCGACAAGAAGACCGGCCGGGACCTGGACTACGGCTGGCAGGAGATCGCCATTCAGCTCAGCACGTACGCGCAGGGCATCAACACAGCCGGTGTGTGGGACCGGCATGACGAGGTCTGGGAGCCTGACCCGCTGAGCCGGTTCGACAAGCCGGGGACGAAGGTCCGCACGGACGCCGGGGTCGTCATTCACCTGCCGGTGGACCAGGAGTCCGAGAAGATGCCGACCGTCTACGGCGTTGATCTGGAGTCCGGCTGGAACGCGGCCGTGCTGTGTGAGCGGGTCAGGGCCTGGCGCAAGGTGCGCACCCTCGCCTCGCCGGTCATGGTCTCCGATGCGGACACGTTCGCCCCCGCGCGGTCCGAGCCGGCGGTTACCTCACGGACCACGGTCCGGCCGCCGTCGTTGATGGACAAGGCGAGGGCGGTCACGTCCAAGAGCGAGGCATCTGCCGTGTGGAAGGAGGCCAAGACGGCCGGTCTGTCCGACGCAGAGGTGGACAGGCTGGTCGGCGTCATGCAGTCGCGGCTGAAGGAACTGGCCGAACCCGGGGGCTGAAGAGGGTTTAACTAAATCCTCCGAAGGGGTATCATAAAAGCACACGGAACAGCTCAACTCCGGGCGGGCAGAACCTTTGTGACGATTCGTCACCAACCCGCCCGGACCAACTCCACAGAGACCTCCCCGGAGCCGCACCCCTCCGTCTCCGGGGACACAGAAGACCCAACGACGAACCAGCCGTGCGGCAAGTAGCCCAAGGGCGAAACACCTACACCGGCGGTCGGCTCGGGGTCTGGCGGCGGCCGTAAAACGCTGGACGCGCGGTAGCTCAACAGGCCAGAGCCCCGAGGATCCGGACCGTCCCCCGTTCCGGCAGACCCTCGGAGATCCGGGTTCGAGACCCGGCCGCGCACCGGAGCCACGCACTACCGGCTCCCCTCCACCGCCGCCGGCGGCAGAGGCACACAGGAACACAGCAGACAGGATCACAGGCATGACCACTGCACCGCAGACCGACCCCTTCAGCGCCGACGCCGCGAAGGCGGCTGCCTTCCTCGGCGGGGGCACCGTCGCCGCGAAGTTCCCCACGGAGGGGTTCGTGGTCGAGGGGACCATCCTCTCCTTCCGGATGGCGCAGCAGACCGACATGGAGTCGGGCGAGCTGCTGTTCTGGGAAGGAAAGGAGCAGGTCGAGCAGTCCAAGCTCAAGTTCCCGCAGTCGGCCCGGCCGTGCGAACAGCTCGTCATCGAGCTTCAGTGCGAGCCGACCGGCGTCACGTGGGAGACCAACCGGTATGTGGAGCGTCAGCTCCCCGACGACGACGGCCTGCGCACCCTGTACGTCAAGGGAGGGCTCCAGCAGGCCGTCGGCAAAGCCCTGCGTGACGCCGACGTCCGGGCTCCGGAGATCGGAGGCAAGCTGAAGGTCCAGCGCGGCAAGGACACCAAGCGCGCCGGGAGCAAGTACTACAGCTACACGTACACCGCGCAGTACACCCGGGCCGACCAGAACGGCGACCAGGCGGCCGGGTTCCTCGCGCAGGGGGGTGAGGCGCCGGACCCGTTCGGCGGCTGACCGCACAGCACAGCCCATAAGGAAGACCCCGAGCAGAGCGCGCTCGGGGTCTTCCCGCGTTCACGGCCGAAGCCGCGTTCGGCATCATGTCAGACGGCCACCTTTCGTCGGCGGCGGGTCTGCTTCGGCACGGGCGGCGCGAAGACCGGAGCTGTCTCGCCCACGACCGGCCACGTCACCACGCGCAGGGCGTCGATGTTGTGCTGGGGCATTCGGACCAGCGGTTCGCCGTAGGCGGCGTGGCCGGCTGCCCGCAGCCACCACGCATCGCACTGGTCCCCGCCCGCGTCGCCAGGGAACTTCCGCCCGGCGTAGGTGAGCGCGGCCAGGGCCATGGACTCCTTGTCGGCCCCGCCGCCGTAGCCGGTGGCGTACAGCTTCAGAGTCTTTGCATTGACCAGGGCGTAAGGGACCCCGGCCCGCCCGAGTACGAGTACTGCGACCGCGTGCACCATCGGGACGACCTTGGCCGCGTCGCCCTTCAGCCCGGCCCGGATGTCCTCCACCACGGCGAGGTCCGGCCGGGCGACACGCACAGCCGCCGACAGTCGTTCCTCGATGAAGAGCAGCCGGCCGTACCCCTTGCCGCGCGGCTTGATGACGGCTGAAGAGCCGTCCGGGAAAGCCACCCCGGTGGCCGATATCGACAGGTCCAGACCCATGATCCGCATTCCTTGGTCCCTCCGCCCGAACGTCATTTCACTAAATCAAACTTACCCATTACGCTGAGCCGTCACCCTTCCCGGGTTTGATCCGCATAACGGCTCGATCCCGGGCGATGCCCGGGACACCCCAGTGGGTACGCTCGGAGCAGGACCATGGACTGAGGAGCGAGACAATGACGAGCCCTGCACCCCTGCCCGGACGCGATGCCGTCGGGCGGGACGGCACTTGGACGATCACCGATCAGTATGGCGGTTCTCTCACCGTCACCGGAGCGCTGCTGGGTGTCGGGTCCAGCTATCGGCCCCGGCACCAGAACCACCCGGACACCGAGTTCGCCCCGCCGCGCACTCACTGCTCCACCTGTCGCTGGACCGAAATCAGGATTTTCGCTGTCGACCAGGACAGCGAAGTGGCGCTCGGGCAGTACCTGGTGGTCAAAAGCGGAATGTCAGCCATCCCCACCGAGCACGATTTCGTGGAATGGGAGTGGCTGATCACCGGGCACGAGGTGATGGAGCTGCTGACCACACGACGGGGCACAGACACGTTTCTCACCGCGCCGGCGTCACGTGCCGCGTCGCAGGCCGCGGAGTACGACTCCGGGATGAGGGACGCCTGGCTCAACCGTGCGGTGAAGTAGCAGCCCGCACAGCCCTGTTCGGGTCCAGCGCAAGTCGCTGATACCGTCCTCCGCTTTGACGGAACCGGACGGAAGGCGGGCACATGGGCACGCACCGAGCGCGAAGGATCTCCGCCAGGGACCTGCGGAAGGCGTACGCCGGTCTGCGCGAGGCCTACGAAAGGCTGTTGCGCGAGCACCTGGAACTGAAGAACGGCCCCTCCGGCCTGCTGGACTCCGTGCCCAGCGGGCCGTTGTCGTCCGGAACAAAACCGGTGCTGTGGCAGGCACCGCCGTGCGGAGCAGAGCCCATGGGTGTGGACACAGCCTGTGAGCTGGTCAGGTCCACCGGTCTGCTCACGTCACCCGGGCTTGAGCAGTGACAGCGCCGGGTATACCGATTAAGATAAATCATCGAACCCTGTGCAACCTCCGAGGAAGGAATCATGAACATGACCGCGCAGCGCCCCCAGCGGGGGCGCCCAAGGCCCGCTGAGACCATTGAGCGAGACCAGCGGATTCTCGCCCTGCTCCGGAAGAACCCCAAGGGCATGGCCCGTAACGAGATCGCCGAGGTTATGGGTCTGAACAAGTCCCGCACGTACCTGTCGCTGGACCGGCTGCGCCGGAACGGTCTGGCCCGCAAGGTCAGCCCCGAAGGCTCCCAGGCGGACAAGGACACCCTCTGGGTACCCGTGACGACGGAGAGCTGATGCCACAGGACCGGACACTCTACGACCGGGAGCCCGCACAAGACGCCGAAGGCGCCGACGGTGCGGGCTCTGTGGTTGTCGGTATCGACCTGTCGGCGCTGGACGGACTCGTCATGAACATCTGTGCGAACACCGAGCTGTGGGCGGGCCGGCCCGACGTGACCATGCGGACTTTCCAGCAGTTCCGCGAGAACATGGCTCGTGCGGGGCTCGCCGCTCAGCAGGCGATGTGCGGACTCAGTGAGTCTCTGGGGCATGCGCGGCCTGTTCGGTCAGAGTCCAGAATCAGCATCGCGGTCCCTTTCGGGTCGGACGCGATGCACTGGACTCCGCCGGCCGACGGGAAGGAGATACCGTCATGCCCCGCCTGAGCGTCGCCGTTGTCATACCCACAATCCCCGGCCGCGAGGAGTTGCTGGAGCGTGCCCTCGCATCGGTCAGGGCGCAGAGGCGCCGGCCGGACCAGGTCGTCGTGGAGCGGGACTCCCTGCGGACCGGGGCCGACCAGGCCCGCAACCGGGCTCTGGAGCGGGTCACCACTGACGTCGTGGCCTGGCTCGATGACGACGACGAGCTGAAGCCCAATCACCTCATGGCCTGCATGCGCGTGATGGAGCAGTCCCGCGAAACGCCGGACCTCGTCTACCCGGCGCCGCAGGTGCGCGGAGGCGAGGACCGGACAGCCGTGTCCGTCCAGGGGCAGTGGGTTTCGCCGTGGGGCGTCCGCTTCGGGTCCGAGCAAGCAGCACATCTGCGCAGGTTCGGGTCCTTCATCCCGATCACGCACGTCGTACGGACGGAGAAAGTCCGTTTGATAGGGGGTTTCCGCCCTGGCCGCAACGTGACGACAGAAGGCATAGGACGCCGCTACCGTGGCGAGGACGAGGACTATCTGGTACGTCTGCTGGACGCAGGCGCCACGTTCGAACATCTGGACGCGCGGACGTGGGTCTGGAACCTTCACGGGGGAAGCACCGCCGGCAGAGGACTCGCCTCGGTGAATACCTGAATACGGAAACGGAGGAGTGTCGTGTCGACCACCACAGTCACGACCGGACCACCCCCCAGCAATGACGCCGCACTGCGGGACCGCATCCGCGAACTGACCAACGGGGATGCGGCGATCTCGGCCCCGGCCCTCACCCGGGACACCGTTCTGGAGATTCTGCGGTGACCGGGCGGCAGAGGTACGGCTACGTCTACGGAGGAACGGCCACCTTCCAGGGGCAGACCCGGACACTGGACGGGACAGCGTGGTCCCTGGGCCGGTGTGACGAGGTCCGTCTGCGTGCGGCTGCCGTACGGGACTTGTCCCGGACCGAGGACGTCCCACTTGCCGGAGTCGAGATCAGCGACTTCTGGTTCAGCGAAATCGTCACCGAGGACGACGGCCGGGACATCACAGGGACGAGCGGTGCCGACCCGTTCCGTCCCCATCCGTGCACAGGTGCTGGCCAGGACCCGTTCCGTCCAGGTGTCCCCGAGGGCGGGGACACCTGACGACGGGACACCGAGCCCCTGCGGGACAACCGCAGGGGCTTTGTCGTGTCCCGGGACGTGGCGTCTGTCCCTGCGGCTGTCCCCGTCCTCGGGGACACCGGGACACGGGACACGACGTCCGTCCCCGGAGCGGGACAGACGGGCCGGGGACATGTCCCGAGGAGACGGAGACACGACTGGCGGGACATGTCCCGGGACAAAGGTTTGCCGGGACACGGGACACGGGGACAGATAGCGTGTACGATGATTTAAGGAAATCAGCACCGACCAAGGAATCGTGACCAAGGAAGCGAGGACAGACCATGTCCCTTGCCGTGTCCCCGAGGATGTCCCGGGACAATACCGACCCGGCGCAGCGCGTGACGTTCATCGCGCTCATCACCGCCTGCGCCGTCATCACTGTGCTGACGGCCGCCGCGTTCTGGCTCTCCTACGCCCACCTCGCCGAGGTGGCTCGGGAGCACGGCCTGGGCCGCTCACCGGCCCGTCAGTGGGCCTGGCCCGCCACGCTGGACCTGTTCATCGTCGCAGGTGAAGTCCTCATGTTCGTGGACGCCCTGCGCGGCCGTAAGGGCCGCGAGGCGGCCGGGCCCATCTTCCTGACCGTGGCCGGCTCCCTGGGCTCCATCGGCCTGAACGTGGCCGGTGTCGGCATGCACGCCCCGGTGCTGGACTACGTCGTCGCCGCTGTGCCGCCCACGGCCGCGCTGCTGGCCTTCGGCGCCCTCATGCGCCAGGTCCACCACTTCATCGTGTCCCTGTCCCCTGCGCAGGCTGTCCCCGGGGACACGGGACAGAGCGATGTCCCGGGGACCGTGTCCCCCTCACCGGTTGTCCCTGGGGACACGTCCCCGGTCAAACAGGCGGCCGTGTCCCCCGCTCCTCGAGACACTGTCCCCCCTGTCGTGTCCCCCTCGCCGGCTGTCCCGGAGCCTGTCCCGGCGGTCGTGTCCCGGACCCGCGCCGCTGTCCCGGCCGTGTCCCCCTCGCGTCCCTCGGTCCATATCCGGCTGGACAAGACGCCCGAGGAGATCAAGGTCGACGGGGACAAGGAAGCGGGGTCCGTCCCGGCCGTGTCCCCCGCGAGGGACGCCAAGGTCGATGTCCCCGAGGACAAGCTGGGCAACCTCTCCGCCATCGTCCGCTTCCTGATGGAGACGGGACACAGCAAGGAAGAGATCCGAACCATCGTCCCCACCCTCACGGGACACGAGGACGTCAAGCCGGACAGCCTGAAGAAGGCGATCCAGCGGGCCGCGAAGGCACTTGCGGAGGAGAACTGACGCAGGCACCCTTGATTTAGGTAAAGCCCTGCCGGGGACAACCCTGGTGGGGCTTTCGCCCTTTCAGACCCAGGAATCAGGAAGAGAAGGAACCCGGAATGAGCCGTATCGGACAAAACCACCCTGACAACCCGTTCAGCGCAGCCGGCCGGGCGAAGGGACAGACCGGCGAACAGCTCCAGGCCCGTGGCCTGGACGGCCAGGGCAACCCGCTCCCGTCGCAACCGGTCAACGGTGCTGGTCACAAGCCTCACAGGCCGTCCGCCGCGCGCAGCCAGAACATCTCCCAGCTCGCCCAGTCCATCGGCGATCTGGAGCTGTCCAACCAGGACGACCTGCATGCCTTCTGTGAGGCGTACCGGGCCATCCTGAACTATCTCGCAGTGTCGGCGAAGCTGGCAGAAGGCCAGCTCAAGGCCGCTGCACGGGCCAACGCCAAGCAGGCCAAGACCGGCTGGATGACGCCCGCGCAGCGGCTCAAGCTGCACTCGACGCTGCGGCAGGTCGGCAAGGATCTCGACGCCATCGCCAACTCCTGCGTCTCCGGATCGGCCGGCGCCGTCAAGGCGTGGCGGCGGTTCGAGGCCCTGCTGGACGACCTGGAGACCGACAGCCCCACCCGCCGTCCCGGCGGCCGTTCCGGCTTCACCGTGGTCTAGGGGCGGTGGACAGCATGAGCAGCACTCGTATCAGGGGATATGCCCTGTTCAACGTGCCCGAACGGGTAACGTCGTACGTCCTGCCGTGGGCCATCGTGGGCGCTGCCTGGCCGCTGGCCCTGGTGCTTCACCTTCTCGTCGGCGACAGCCCGCTGTGGATGGCCTTTCTCGCCGTCGGGTTCACCTACCTGGCGTACGTCACCTGGTCGACGTGGGCCGTGCGCCGCCAGGAGACCCGGGTCATGGTCACGGTTTTCGTCACGGCTGTCCTGACCTGGGAAGTTTTCGCTGTCACCGTCCGCCCCTGGCAGGCTGACGTGGCCAAGGCGTGGGCGCTCGGCGGGCTCGTGCTGTCCGTCGCCTGGTGCGTGCGCCACGCGGCCCTGTCCGGCGTTCGCGACGCCGACAAATCGCAGGTGGAAGGCGGAAACGACGGCCTGCTGGCCAAGGTCCGGGCGTTCAAGGACGCACGGGTCGGCAAGATCACCGAGTCCCCGGACGAGCTGCGCGCCCGGGTCCACCTGGACGCCCCGACCACGGCGAAGGAGGCACAGGACGCCCGGGAGCAGATCGCGGCTGTCGCCGGCGTCGGTGCCGACCAGGTGAAGGTGCTCAAAGTCGCAGGTCACGAGGGTCAGGTGGACGTCGCATTCACCCGGGCGCGAGGAGAGTTCAAGCCCGCCGTATGGACGGGCCCGCGTCACCTCGGTGCGTCCATCGCGGACGCACCGATCTGGCTCGGCAAGCGCACTGACGGCAGCGACATCGACTGGTGGATCGTCGGCTCCGAGGACGAGGAAAACCCCAGGCCACTGGCCCACACGAAGTGCACCGGCGTGTCCGGTGCGGGCAAGACGGAGACCATCTGCACCGCGATTCTCCAGATGCGCGAGCGCATCGACGTGGTGCCGGTGGTCGGCGACCCGGCCAAGTTCCAGCAGTCCTTCGGCGACATCGAGGAGGTGCTGGGCCTGGCCGCGAAGACCCGGGAAGCCACCGAGCAACTGGTACGCAATCTCATCCCGCTCATTGAGTACCGTGCCGGCCTGTTCGGGTCGCTGACCAGGGCCGATGGCGGCAAGGGCTACAAGCAGTGGGTGCCCGAGCTGTACGCCTTGCACGGCATTCCGGCAATCTTCCTGGACATCGAGGAGGCCACCGACGTACTGCCTGTGGTGGACGAGGAAGCCGACGAGGCCATGCGCAAGCTGCGGTCGGTCGGCGTGCACTTCTGCGCGTCCGCGCAGACCATGCCGCACGACAACGTCCCCCGCAAAACCCGAGGTCAGCTCGTGCAGTCCCTGGCCCACGGCCAGAAGGAATACCAGGACGCCAAGTACGCCCTGGAGGCGAAGACGCTGGAGGCCGGCGCCGACCCGACCAAGTGGGCCAACAACGCCCCCGGTTCGCTGTATGCCGAGGTCACGGGCACGGACGAGGCGCACTGGCCTATCGAGGGCCGGGTGCCGCGTATGAAGGCGGCCGACCGCGAGGAGATGAAGCAGGTCACACGCCCGTACTGGGCGGAGCTGGACGAGGGGTCCTACCGGATCCTCGCCCGGGGCGTCGTGGACGAACAGACCGAGGCCGTTCCGGTGGCCGTGGAGGCAACCCTGGAGGACGACGTGGACACCGACTTTGCGCAGGTCAGCGACCTGAGCACGATCAGCGCCGACGGCATCGACACGGGCGAGCCGCTGGCCGCTCCGCGCGGGCTGTCGCTCACCTTCGCCGACCCGGTGAACGAGGACCGGGTCAGCGACGAGCAGGCGCGGGCGGAGCTGCTGCACCGCATCGACGTGCTGGCCAGCGCGAACCCGGGAGGTTCCGTAGAGGTCACGTTCGCCGATCTGGCCGACCTCCCCGAGCAGGTGCAACGCTCCCGGGGCTGGGTCTACAAGCAGCTTGAGCGGCTGTCTGACGACGGCGTACTGCGCCGCCTGACCCCGCCGAACACCCGGGCGGTCTACGCGACGACCGGCTCTGTCTCCGTGGACACGGAGCTGGTGGAGGCAGCCGGCTGAGGCGGTTGACGGGAAGTCGGGGCGGGCATCAACCTGGTGCCCGCCCCGACGTCTGCCACGGTGTCTGTCACGACTTTCCAAGATCCATCACGGACATCTGTCGCGGGCGTCACGGACGTCCGTCACATCTGCCACGGACATCTGTCTCGGCGTCAGCCACGGGACCGCCAGGCCTCCGGCCTTGGTTCTCTCCCGCTCGGCGGTCGCCGTGACACGACCACGGACCACTGACACAGGAATGAGGAACAGGTCATGACGCGGAAACTGACATGCATGGAAGGCCGTTGCGGAGCCGCCCCGGTGATCACCAAGCCGGTACCGCTGTGCTCTGTGCACGGCCTGGACGTCGCCTCTCAGGTCGTCTCCGGAGTGCTGCGCAGCGCGGTCGTCGCGGCCCGCCGGAACGCCCCGAATCTCACCGCCCCTCCCCCGGTCCGGCTGACTCAGGCGGAGGCGTACCAGGTCGCCGACGAGTACCTGACCAAGCTGAAGGCGCAGGGCCGGGAGCACTTCGCTTTTCGGGACGTGCGCGACGTCGTCCCGCTCACCGGCAAGTCCCGGAGCTGGGTGTACGCGTGGCTGGACAAGCGCGCCAACGAAGGCGTGCTTGTCCGGGACGACCGCCACGGGCAGGCCGGCTACCGGTTCGCCGCGTAGGGGTTGTGCGGCCACTGGAGAAATGGTTTAGTTAAATCAGTCTGGACTGCCGACCAAGGAACGAGGGATCCATGACCACTCGATTGACCACCGTCGAATCCCTGTACGCCGCGTACGCCGAGCGGATCGCAGCTACCGTGCGGCTCGACGCGACCGAGTACAGCGCCACCCCTGACGGACTCGCCACGCTCCTGCGGGACACAGCCAGCCGTCTCAGCCCCGTCGACCCCAACCGCGAGTGCCTGGGAGAGGCCGCGTGCAGCCTGGACGCACTTTCCCGGTTCGAAGGTGCAGGCCGTGTGACGCAGGCACTCCTCCGGAAGGTCGGCAAGAACCTGTACGAAGTGACCGGGGAGCTGGAGGCTCACTGACCGTCCCGGCTCGACCCCGAAACCCCGAAGCCTCGGAGCCGCAATGGCCCGGGGCTTCGTCGTCTGATTGGCCGCCCGGCCGCTGTGGTACACCTAATTCAGGGCCGCGACTGCGGCCCACTGCCCAAGGAATCAAGGAAGCTGACCATGGAGATAGAGCGGAGGCATGCCCCGGTCCCCGGCGAGCTGCTGGAGTACCTGAAGGCCAACCCGTCAGCCGCGCAGCAGGCGGCGGACGGTGGAGTCCACGTCCACGTGCACCACCACTACGCGGCCCCCGAGCCGGCCGTCCCTGCCGGGGCGGTCGTGCACCAGGGCCCGGAGAAGACAGCGGCGGAGAAGGTGGTCCCGTGGCTGTACGTCGCACTGCTGTCCTGCGTCGTCCTGACGCTGTGTGCGCTGGTGTTCGCCATGGTGGCCGTCGTCGTGGTGGCCATTCTGGCAGCGGTGATCGTGCTCGGCCTGGTCGCCGCGTACATCATCAACGCCCAGACCGGGGCCGTGGAAGCGCGGACCAGGGCGGCGGAGGCGCTGAACAAGGGCAAGCACAAGAGGCGGTGAGGCTCGTGGCACCGCCGACCCGGAGAACCCCGGACCCGACGAGGGCCGGGGTTCTTTGCGTTGAGGGGTTGTGCGGTCGCCGGGCGGATGGTTTAATTAAATCAGTCGGGAGGGATCCCGGCGGACAACTCCACAGAGAGCAGGCCTCCCGTACGTGCTGGCTGTACGGGCGTAACCATGGGACTGACGAAGCCGAAGAGGGCGCGGAGAGCACCCGCGATACTGGGCAGACCCCCTCAAGGATCACGTAGCACCCGCCATGGCAGCCCTGCTCTCTGTGGAACCCGGCCCACCGAACACGGGAGACCCCAGTGCAGCGCATGAGCGCAGATCAGGAAGACCGGCAGTCCGTTGCACAGTTCGGCTGCACCGTGCAGGACGTCTACGACCGGTTCAGCGATGTGCTTGACGAATGCGGCGTTCGGGCAAAGCGATACGGACCGAACCGTGGCGGTTCCGCGACGGACCGTCAGAAGGCCTGCCTCCGGTCGCTGCTCACGCAGCACGCCGGATCGGAGACGGCAGAGGCAATCCGGAACTACTTCAATTGCTGCCGTTTGGTCCGCCGTCCGATCAGCTTCGGCGACGTGGCAGAAGCCATCGAGGCACTGCGTGGCCTTTCCGACTGACCCGCCCCGCCGACCACGGAACGAGGAAGCGATGACCAGCACCGTCGACCTGAGCGCCGTCACCTGGACGCCCCCGGCCGAGGTCACCTGGCACAACGACCTCCTGATCAACGGCGAGACATACCCCACGCGCCACCCGGCCCCCGGCGGTGAGCCGCGCAGCGATGCGTACATTGGAGACCTGACCCACGCACAACGGGACGCCATGCGGGCCGCCCACGAGGCGGCCCACGCAATTGCCGGGCTCGCATTCGGAGGCCACGTTCACTCCGTCATGTTCCGCACCACCGAATCTCTGCGGACGGACGAGCAGATGGACGGGAGCACCATCAGCGGAGACGTGAAGGTGTGTAACCTCCCTGACGGCTTCGCTCTCGCCACGTTCATGGGTGCCGGCGAACGCGCAGAGGACAGGTGGCTGCGTGAGCACGGGCTGTGGACCCCGACCCGGGCCGCCGGTGTTGAACTCGGGGCCTACGGTGACCGCCGCGTAGTCCTCGACAACAACCCCCACATCGGTTTCGGCAGCGGACAGGATTACAGCACCGTCCACGACCTCGCTGACCACTTCCTGAGCGAGCACTGGACGCGCGTGCTCGCAGTAGCCTGCGAACTGGCCGCCAGGCTTCGCCTGAGCGGTGACGAGGTGGCCGACCTCGCCGGGCTGCCGAACGGCACGCACTCCCCCACCTGCGCGTACTGAGCGACACCCTTACCACCGACTAAGGAACGAGGAAGCTATGGACGCCGAGGACCCCGTCCGCGTACGTGCCCGTGAGGAGATCACCGAGCTTCGGATGTCCGTGGAGTACTGGAGGGAGCGTTCCGGTCTCCCCGGTGGAGCCGGAAGGGCCGCGCGCAGGGCCTACTGCAATTGCCTGGCGGCATTGTGGCGAGCCGAGGCCCTGGCCGGCCCGGCCGCCTGACCCCGCATTACCACCGACCAAGGAATGAGGAACCCATGACCGCAGCGAACCCTGGACAAGTCCACGTCGTCTCCTTCGGCTACGGCCACGGCGACGCCCCTGCCGCCCACCTGACCCTGGACCTGCGCCACCACTTCCGGGACCCGCACGTCCGCCCGGAGATGCGCGAGCTGACCGCCGTGCACCGCCTGGTCCGCCGGACCGTTCTCGGCACCCCGGGCATCAAGGCCCTGCTGACCGCGACGGTGCGTGCCATTCAGGCGTACGACTCCGGGCCGTCCGCTCAGGCCACAGTCGTGGCGGTCGGCTGCGTCGGCGGCCGGCACCGGTCCGCCGTGGCGGCGGACGCCCTCGCGCGCCGCCTGCGCCGCCGGGGCCACGAGGTCACCGTGGAGCACCGCGACCTGCACCGCCCAGTCATCGCCCGCTGAACCCCGGTTACCGGGTGAGAGACGTCTCAGGTCTGAACCGGTTGGAAATGAAGCCCCGGAGCCACACGGCCCGGGGCTTCGTCGTGCGGTGATTCGGCGAATCCTCGGTACCGTTCCGGCGCCTGAGTGGACCACGGAACGGAGGATGCCGTGACAGCACCGCTACTGGTGATCGTCCCGACGAGGGGCCGCCCGCAGAACGCCGCCCGGCTGGTGAAGGCGTTCGAGGAGACCGACTCCCTCAACGCGGAGCTAGTGTTCGTCGCCGACCAGGACGACCCCGAGCTGCCCGCCTACCACGTCACCACGCCCCGGCTCCTGATCCACCGGGACGAGACCGGAACGGGCATGGTCGCCGCACTCAACGGGGCCGCATCGCTGTACGCCGACATCTACGACGCCATCGGGTTCATGGGTGACGACCATCTGCCGCGCACAGCCGGGTGGGACGCCCATGTGCTCGGTGCGCTGAACTCCCCGGAGCCCCGCATCGTGTACGGCAACGACCTCTTCCAGGGCGAACGGCTGCCGACGGCCGTCTTCCTGCCGTCCCGGGTGGTGCGGGCGATGGGGTTCATGGCGCCGCCCGTGCTGCGGCATCTGTACGTCGATGATTTCTGGCTGGAGCTGGGCCGACGCCTCGGCGGGCTGCGCTACCTGCCTGACGTCATCATCGAGCACCTGCACCCGGCAGCGGGCAAGGTCCCCATGGACGCGGGCTACGCAGCGGTCAACGCCCCCGAGGCCGACGTGGCCGACCGTCTGGCGTGGATGGAGTTTCGGGACGGCGACGGCTTCTCCGCCGCGCTGCGAGCCATCCGGGAGGAGTACAGCCGTGATGCACACCCGACTGTGTGAAGCCCCGCCGGCCGCTGGCCAAACGGCACGGACAGGGGTACTCCCGTGAGGCCCGGCGTCACAGCCGTCATCCCGGCCATTCCGCCCCGCGTCGCTGACGGCAAGTTGCACCGGGCGGTGTCCTCGGTGCTCGGTCAGACGCGGCCGGTTGACGCGGTCAGCGTCAGCATCGACACCGGCCGGCTCGGCTCATCGGTCAACCGGAACCAGGCTCTGGCCGGGGTGCAAACGGAGTGGACCGCCCTGCTGGACGACGATGACGAGTGGAGCCCCAGCCACATCGAGCTGCTGATGGACCACGCACGGGACACGGATGCTGACCTCGTCTACCCGTGGTTCGACGTCCCTGGGGGATTCGACCCCTGGCCGCACCGCGAGGGCAGGCCGTTCGACCGTGAGGCTCTGCGGAGCGAGAACTACATCCCGATCACCGTGCTGGTGCGCACGGAGTTGCTGCGGGACGTCGGTGGTTTCCGGCCCAAGGGTCCGCCGGACAACCCGTGCGACGACTGGGGGACCTGGGACGCACTGCTGGAGCGCGACGCGAAGTTCACGCACCTCAACCGCCGGACGTGGACGTGGCACTGGCACGGGGCCAATACGAGCGGGAGGCGGGACCTGTGGTGATGCGCGCACTGATCACGGGCGACCGGGGGTTCCTCGGCCGGCACTTCACGGCGGAGCTGCGGCGTCGGGGATGGAACGTGACAGGCCTGGACACGAAGGCGTCCAGCGCTCAGGACTGCCGACTGTTCTTCAGGCGCCAGCTCACCTACCGGAACGTGCCGCATCTGACGTTCGATCTCGTCGTGCACTGCGCGGCCGTGGTCGGCGGCCGGGCGACCATCGACGGCGACCCGCTCGCCACGGCGGAGTCCCTGAGCATCGACGCGGAGATGTTCCGGTGGGCGGCCGTCGCGCGGCCGGGCCGGGTGCTGTACCTCAGCTCCAGCGCGGCGTACTCCACCTGGCTCCAGTCCGCAGGCGGACCACGTCAATCCCTGGAAGAGGACAGCTTGCACACCACGCCTCTCCAGCCGGACCAGGTGTACGGATGGTCCAAGGTGACCGGCGAACTCCTTGCCACCCGTCTCCGCAACAGCGGGGTGCCGGTGACCGTCGTACGGCCGTTTTCCGGGTACGGCGAGGACCAGGACGACACGTACCCGTTCCGGGCGATCCTCGGCCGCGTGCTGCGCCGTGAAGATCCTCTGGAGGTGTGGGGTACCGGCGAGCAGGTGCGCGACTGGATCCACGTGGACGATGTCGTCGCCGGCGCGCTGGCCGTCGCCGAGTCTGGCACCGAGGACCCGGTGAACCTGTGCACCGGCCGGGCGACGTCGTTCCTGGAACTGGCTCGGATGATGGCGACGGCCGCCGGATACGAGCCGGTGGTTAAGCCCCTCGCGGACAAGCCGGCCGGTGTGGTGTACCGAGTCGGCGACCCGAGCCGCATGCGGCAGTACTACGAGCCGCGCGTGGACCTCATGGACGGGATCCTGCGGGCGTTGAACGTGATCTGACGTCAGGGGTTGTGCCTCCCTCAGGGCTATGATTTAATTAAGTCATCGAGAGGGATCGACCAAGGAAAGCAGGACATCATGGGCGAGCAAGCCAAGGTCTACGAGCGAACCGAGAACGGTGTCACCAGCATCGTCAGCGTGGAGGCCGCTCGCGCCGAAGGCGACCACGCGATGATGGCCGGCCGTCGTGACGTCCGCTCGATGTCATCCGGCTACGGACACCACGTCATCGAGTACAAGGACGGGCGCAAGGTCACCCTGAAGATGGTGGACGCCCCGGCCGAGGAGCCCGCCGAGACGGACAGCAAGGGGCGCCTGATCGTCACCGTCAAGGACAAGCGCTACATCGTCGACCGGATCATCTCCGCCCGTCCGAAGACCGACGACTCCCCGACCTGGATCCCGGAGGCGTTCGCTAACTACTGGTCCGAGCGGGACGGCGAGATCTTCGGCCCCACGCGGAGCGCCTGCGCCAGCATGAAGCCGGGCACCGTCGGCCGCGCCATCTGGGACGCGGTGAACCAGTGACCCGCCGGCCCGGGAGCTGCGCGGCTCCCGGGCCCGACCAAGGAACGAGGACCGCATGACCGACACGAACCCCCGGCCGCTGCTGGCGCACGCGCACGAAGAGGCCGATGCGTACCTGATGGGCAAGGTGCTGGGCGGCGCCATGGAGCCCGAGGTGGCCAAGGGCCTGCGCACCGCCGGCTTCACGGTCGCCACCCGCACGCTGTCCCACTTGCGCACGCGGGACGGAATGAGCGAGCAGGCCATCGTGGACAGCTTCCAGCGGCAGCTCGACACCGCCCGCGAAGCCGGCGACGAGCAGCGTGTCATCGTGGCGGGGTTCACCCTGGCCGTCTGGGACGGTCTGCGCGCCGACCTCGCCGAGTACCTGAGCAACGCGGGGCCGGAGGTGCAGCGGTGAAGATCGGGCCGCGCGTCGTGGCGCTGGACACTCGCCACAACACCATCTGGTATCGGCAGATCGGCGGTGCCCGGCTTCGGTTCATTCACGTGAAGGTAACCATCCTCGAACGACCGTACGTGGCCGTCACGGACGCGGACACCGGCGAGCTGGTCCGCTGCACCTGCCCCCGTTCGGACTGTCCGTCCAGGAACCACTGACCGAGGAATCGAGGAAGCGATGAACGAGCCGAAGGTGAGCGTCCGGGAGATCAGTCACGAGGTCCGAGTAGATCTGACCGACGCAGAACCGATGAAGACCTTCACGGGCAGGCGTCGTAAGCCGGTGGGCCTGCGCATCCGCTACGGCCTCACCCGGGGCGTCTCCCGCGTGGACGTCACCGTGGAGTTCCACAACGCGGCGGAGACCTTCCCGCCCGTCATGGAGATGCCTGAGTGGATGCGTTGGATCGTGCGGGCCAACTGTCCGGCCGACGTCGACAATCCTGACGCGGACCGCCGCACCGGTATGGGCGGCTGGCCCCTCCCGACGCCGTGAAGCGCCCCGCACTCGCCTGGGACCCCGAGGCGGACCCGTTCGGCCCTTGGGAGTTCGTGGAGGCCGGCGACCGGTGCCTGGGCCACGAGGACGAGTGCATGTGGGGCCGCTGTACCGGCCGGTACTCCACGTGCCAGTGCTGCTGTCCCGTCTGCCTCGGCGAGACGCCGGAAGACTGGGGTTTTGACCCGTACGACTGACCAAGGAATCGAGGAATTCCGATGCAATACCTCCTGACCCGCACGCTGCCCGACGGCACCGAGAAGACCAACCCGACGCCCCTGCGCACGCTGCGCGAGGTGGAGATGGCCGTCGCGTACTGCCTGATGGACAACTCCCGCGTGCCGCGCGGCGAGGCCCGGACGTTCGCGGCCGGTTTCACCCGCCGACCGGCCGGCGAGACGATGAAGCACGAGTCGTCCGGCTACGCGTTCCGCGTGGACCGCACGGCCGACGGACGGTAAAACGGCCTCATGCTTCTTCACGCACTCCCGTACGTAGCGTCCAGCCCTTACTGCCTGTGCCTCGTACAGACGTGCAACGGGATCATCCCGAACCCCGACTGCCCCGACCACGGCTCCCGACGCGAGCCGGCGATGGAGTGGCACAAGGCGGGCGGCCCTCGTTGCCTCGCACTGTGCCCGAAGCCCAGACCCTGACCGCGTGTCGAAAATTTTAGACACGGAGCCCCGAGACCTCCCGGCCTCGGGGCTCCGTCGTGTTCGGGGGTTGTCCCGTCGGCAGACCTATGATTTAATTAAGTCATCGAAAAGGGCCTACCAAGGAGCAAGCCATGCCGAAGGTCTACCGCGTCAAGGGCACCACGGACGAAGTCACCGACTGCGAGCTGTGCGGCAAGGTGGAGCTGAAGGGCACGGTCATGCTGGTGCCGCTGGACGATGACGGCAACGCCGACGGTGAGGTCAGCTACTTCGGGACGTCCTGCGCCGCCAAGGCCGCCGGATGGACGGTGCGGGACGTGCGCGCCGGCATCAAGCGCGCGGCCGACGAGGAGCGCGAGCGAAAGGAGGCCGAACGCGCGGCCGTCCGGGAAGCCGAGCAGAAGTTCCTGCGGAACTGGTACCTGGAGCACCACGGCACGCCGGACCTGCACGAAGCCGCCAAGCGCGCGGGCCTGTCGCCGGTCCGGATGTCCTCGCCTGCGATCAGTGCCCTGCGCGAGGCGCAGCGGGACGGCACGGTGCCGACGCTGACCGACTGACCACCCCGGGCCCCGGAGCTGGTTGGTGATTCCGGGGCCCTGCACCACCCTGACCAAGGAACCAAGGAACTGAGGAATCGAGGAAGCCATGCGAGCCAAGACACCCGAGGGCCAGCGACTGGAAGCCGCCGCGCGGGAGAAGCTGAGCCGCCTTGCGAACGAGGCTCTGAGCATGACGTGGCTGCTCACCGAGGCGATGCCGATGAGCGAGGAACTGGCCATGACGCGCGGCTGGCTGATGGACGAGCTGGAGACGCGCATGGGCGAGGAGAAGTTCGACGCGTGGATGTGGACCGACGGTGACGCCGTGGACCCGCTCCCGTTCCTGGTCGGTTGACCATGGAACGGATCTGGCGGAACGCCCAGTCCATCGGTGAGCTGGGCGCGGCAATGGCCGGCTGGCTGGAGGGGTGGATCGACTCGCGGCCCGGCTACGCCCCGCGCTGTGGGCCGGACGAGGAGACCGCGCACCTGGTGCCGATCCTGGCCCGGCTGAACAGGCGGGGCTTCGTCACCACGGCTTCACAGCCCGGACTCACCGGACCGGCGTTCGACGGCCGGCCTTGGACACAGCGCGCTGCTGTGCAGGGCTGGATCTGCACCAGTGACCCGTTGCTGAACCGGATCATCCGGGCATCCAGGACGGCAGGGCTCATCGTCACCGCGTACGGCCCTGGGAGGGCTGTGGGCCCGCGTCGTGACCTAGTGGCGACCAAGTGGGGCGGTGAGCCGCACACCGGCTTCGGAGGCCGTCCACGACGCTTCCAACGCGATTCAGACCTGTCCGGCGTCGGCCCGGCGGTTCGCCGTGAGCTGACCCGCAAAGGTGTCGCCCTTGCCGTCATCGACCCCGTATGGGGCCGGGACACAGTGCTCTGGCCGGCCCTGGGCCGGGCCATCGACTACCGCGAGCACGAGCCGACGACGCCTGCCTGGGCGCGCATCGACCACTGACCAAAGAGATGAGGACCCCATGACCACATCCACCGACCACCAACCCGAGCAGTTCTACTTCGACGCTGAGACCGAGCACTGCCCGCACAAGCCCATCCCCGAGCGCTACACCGACGCCTGGGACGAGTGGATGACGCTCGGCCACCAGCCCTACGACGACGGCATCCTCTGCCTGTCCGCCCCCGCAGGAGTCGGCTGCCCGGCCTGCACCGCTGAGCACGGCGACATCGTGCCGTGGTCCCACTGCGAGAACCGCGACCACGCCCGGCCGCTACCGAAGACGAACACGCCCCAGCACCGGCCTGTGACCGTCGAGGTCGCCGGGCTGAAGTGCCTGGAGCGCGAGTGCGAGGAGTTCTTCACCGACAACGGCGACGAGGTCCCCGGCAAGGAGACCTGTTCGCACTTCCACGAGATGGAGGTCTGCGAAGCCTGCTCCGAGCCGCCGACGGCAGACGCCGACCCGTATCCGCCGGTCGTCGCCTGGGCCGACTGTCAGCACAAGCCCACCCCCGCGCCTGTGTGAGCAGTACCCCACCAAGCCCCGAATCCTCACCGATTCGGAGCTCTTTCGCGTCCGGGGGTTGTGCCCGCCCGGCACCTATGATTTAGTTAATCCATCGGAACGGCCGACCGGCCGGAACGACGGACCAAGGAATGAGGAACCGACCATGACGAAGACCTCCCGCTCCCGCCGCCGGATCGTCCGTGAGCGTGCCGCCGCCACCCGCTTCACCCGGTCCCTGCGCAAGGGCCGCAGCCTTGCGACGCACGCCATCGCGGCCGGCGTGGACGCCGAAACGGCCGCCGGTGTCGCGAACGGCCTGCGTTCTGTGGCCAAGCGGATCGGGATGGAGCCGGCCAAGGTCGCCCGCACGCACCGCACCACCGAGGGCCGCGCGGCCCGGCTGCGCAAGGTGAACCACTTCACCGCTGCCCAGGTCGCCGAGCTTCTGCGCAACTACAAGCCGCGCAAGGCGGAGTACAAGGCGGCCGTGGTGCTCATGGTCCTGGCGCACGGCGCCCCGGTGACCGTCCGCCAGACGACCCGCCCGGCCGCCGCCGTCCCGGCGCGCGAGCTGGTCAACGTCTGACACAGCCCGCCCCGGGGCCGTCGACCGGCGGCCCCGGCCCGAGCAGAGACACAAGGAGAACCGACGGCTACACCCTCACAGGCGACTGAGCACCGCTCGGGGCCACGGCCGGACGTCCCGTCCGTGGCCCCTGTGAGGCAGCTCAGCCTCCGACCCGCGAGACACGAGGAGAACCGACACGATGGCCACCGGACCCGAGATGAGCGAAGACCAGCGCATCGCCCTGGAGATGCTGGCGGAGCACGGCGGGGAGTGGACGAGATCGTCCGGCTGGCACGTCGGCAGCGCGTCCAAGACAGTCCGCCTGTTCGAGTCGCTGGAGTAGCTGGTCATAGGGTCCTACTTTCCTGGATGGCTACTGGCCTGGTGGCCCGGACGTCCCCGGGGTGCTACGGGATGACCGCCCAGGGGTTCAGCGTGACGGAAGACCACCTGAACAGCCTCCCGTCGGACGAGTTCTGAGCATCGCTCGGGGTCACGGACGGGACGTCCGGCCGTGGCCCCTGTGAGGCAGCTCAGCCTCCAACCCGTGAGACACGAGGAGAACCGACACGATGGCTACCGGACCCGAGCACTACCGCGAGGCCGAACGACTGCTGGAACGAGCTGAGACGTGGGAGAACGCGGACACTGGGTGGAAGGCCCACCTGTCCAGCGAGGAGCGTATCGCCCGACGAACGGCGGACATCGGCACTGCCACGGCCCACGCTCTGCTCGCCCAGGCCGCCGCAACGGCGCTGAGCGACACGCACCCGAACGGCGAGGGCATGCCGGAACGCGACTTCAAGGAGTGGAAGAAAGCGGCAGGCACCCCGAAGTCCTGAGCCCCACGTGGACGTCATCGGCACCGCGCCGGTGGCGCCCCCGAGGCGGCTCAGCCTCACCGACCACCGACCAAGGAATGAGGAAACGATCATGGGTATCGCGTTCACGTCCCCCGCCGGCCACCCGCGCGGGTCCCAGCCGGCCGAACAGATGGCACGGGAAATCCGGACCAACGGCGGTCAAGCCGAGGTGAAGATGGACATGGCCACCGACAGCTTTCGTGTGCACGTCCCGGACGAGGACTGACCGACCTCCGGCCCCGCCGCCCGGCGGGGCCTCTCCCGTTGACCCCTGGAGGAACCGACCATGCCCCGCTTCACCTACTCCGAGACCGTGGATCAGGCAGCCCGCATCCTGTTCGCCGAGCACCGTGTCTCTGTCAGCGATCTGTACGGAAAGTGCACCGCGCCCGGCTATGTCGTAGACGAGAGCACCGACGGAAAGGTCCGCGTCTCTCACCGGATGCCCGAGCCGGACCTGCTGGACGACGACCGCATGAGCGACGACGAGATGGCTGCCGAACGGCACCGGATGGTGGACGCCTATGCCGCCACCCTGGCCGCCGCCGGATGGGCCGTGGAGCGCAAGGGCCCCCGCAACCGTCGGCCGTACCTGCTGGCCCGGCCGTCCTGACCGCACTTCACCGAAGAACCTGTGCCCCGGGGTTGCCCTCACCCCGGGGCACAGTTATGATTTAGCTAAATCGACCGGTTAGGTCGGAGACCAAGGAACCAGGAAAGTAGGACCCTATGACCAGCTACTCCGTGGAGCGGCCGACGCTCCCGCGCGGTACCGCGCTCCGCACCCGTCCCGGACTGGTCCACCTGCGCATCGGCCAGGCGACCACCGGTCAGCCGGTGACCATCCGCACCCTGGACGAGAGCGGCAACGAGGTCGAGTTCCCTGCCGTTTACGTCCGCCGGGACAGCAACGGCCTGCACATGCGCTGCTCCCGCGAGGGCGAGAACCAGACCCGCCGGTACCGGCCGTCGCAGGTCTTCCCGCGCCGGGAGATCTACCGCCGGTGGACCGTGACGCTCAAGCACAAGGCCGTAGAGGCCGACGGCAGCGGTGACGAGCTGCTGCCCGTGTTCGTCAATGCGCGCACGGAGCTGGAGGCGCGGTACCTGGCGCTCCAGCAGGTCCGTGCCGAGCGCGGTCCGCGCGCCAACTGGTCGTTCACCCTCCACTCCGTCAAGCGGGGGCGCTGACCCATGACTGTCGACACCCTGTCGCGCCGAGCCCTGCTGGAGATGAAGCAGGGCAGCGACTTCGCGCCCCGGGTCAAGGTCTGGCCGCCCGAGGGCTACGTTGCTCCGACATCCGAAGAGTTCGCCGCGCTGCGGCAGGCGGCCCGGCGATACTCCCGGGCGACCTTCCGGGACGCTACCTGGAAGCACGTGGACGACGACCAGGTGCTGCGCCGGTCGGTCGAACAATCCGGTGGACTCCGCCTGGTTCTGCGCGCGGTGCTGGAGCGGCGACGACGAGCTGGAGGACGAGGTCGGGGCGGAGGACGAAGGTGACTGAGGTCGCGGACTGGCTGCCCCGCGTGTCTGCGGACGAAGAGGTGGACCGGACTGCACTCGCCCGGTCCGCCGGACACCCTGATCTGACGGAGTGTCTGCGCACGGCCAGTCTGCTGAACGATTTCGCCGACGCCTGCCCCTGCGAGGCCTCCGGGGACCGGGCTCTGCACGCCATGCTGCGGGCCGTCGAATGCGCCCACGCGGTGGCCGAGGACCGGGACACCTCCGCGATGGCGCACCAGGCCAGGAGTGAACGGGCCGCGCTGACGCTGGGCCTGCTGGAGTCCGAAGGGCCCCTCACCCGGCAGCGGCTGGCCGCGCTGGACCCTGAGACGTACGAGCTGCTGGAGTGGTACGCGGCGCCCTGGCCCATCGAATGGCTGTTCCCACCGGTGCTCGACTTCAGGGGCCGCCCGGTACTTCCCCGGATCGTGGTCCTGTTCTCGGGGCCCGGCGGACTCACGCAGGGGATTCTCCGCATCCTGCGGGCACGGGCGGACGTCATCGGCGTGGACCTGGACCCGGGGGCGTGCGCGACGTCGCGGGCCGCCGGGTTCCGCGTCATCCAGGCGGACGTCACGGCGCTGGACCCTGAACACCCGTGTTTGCAGCACGTCGTCGGAATCGTCGTCACCGCGCCGTGCCCGGCGTTCAGCCCTGCGGGGCGGCGGCTGGGACACCACGAGGACGCCATTCGTCTGATCGAGGACACGGCCCTTGAAGTCGCGGCAGCCGGCGGATTCTTTCCCTGGCAGGACTCCCCCACCGGCTACGCCCCGCGCACCGGGCTGTCCTGGGACGAGGTGCGTGAACCCCTGGAGGCTCTGGCCGACCCGCGCGCCGGGTTGATGGCGGAGGTGGTCATCTGGCCGCTGGCGATGCTCGCCCGGGGCGGCGGCGTGGAGTGGGTGGCGGTCGAGCAATCGAGCGCGCTCCCCCAGCGGATCGAGGACGCGCTGATCGGCCGCCTGCGCGAAGCGGGGTGGCACACCGCCGAGACGTGGACGCTGGACGCAGCCGACTACGGCTCTGCCTCGCACCGGCGACGGAAGCTGATGGCCGTGTACCGGGGCGAAAAGCCATTTGTCGACTTGCACCCGTCGCGGCCGTTCCCAGTGACGACGTTCGCCGAAGTCGTCGGGTGGCCCGCCGGGCGGACCGTTTTGACGCGGGGCCGTCGGCCCCTGGACCCGGTGACCGGCCGGGCCAAGGGCGGTGGTTCGAGATCCGCCGACCGGCCGTCGACCTGCGTCACGGCGACCGCGTACGCGTGGCAGGACTCCGTGACTGGCGAGCGTATCGCGCAGGAGGACATCGGCCGCCTGATCGGATTCCCGGAGGACTACCCCTGGCGCCACGTCGGCCGGGGCCGGGGCGTGCGGGCCAAGGCGCAGCAGGCAGCGGACGTGGTGTGCCCGATGGTGGCTGCCGCGCTGTTCGGCCGGATCCTCGGTGACCCGTGCTGGGAGGACAAGGTCCGGGCGTACGTCGCCAAGATCTACGGCAAGAGCGAGGTACACCCGGATGTGGGGGCCGCGGCGTGACTGACTGACTGACAACCGAACAGCACATTCAGGCCCCGGAGTCTCACGGCTCCGGGGCCTCTTCGTGTCCCGGGCCGGCCGCACTGATTACAGAGCGCCGGCCAATTCCCTTTCCGAGGGCGGCGAATAACCAGTTTTCGTGACGCTGCGCCGGCATTTGGGGCCTGTGGAATTGCCGGCTACTTTGCCGGGACGCAGCTGGCTGACCTGCGATTTTGGCTTATCTGACGGGTTGTACGTCTTCATGATTCCTGATTTAATTAAATCAGTTCGGGCGGTCCCGGACTGACCAAGGAATCAGGAACGAGGAACCGACCATGATTGAAAATACCGAAGTGGTTGACCTGTTCGGCGGTCCCGGTGGATGGGACGTCGCGGCCCGGCGGTTGGGCCTGACCGTGACGGGCGTGGAGGTCAGCCGCCCCGCGTGCGAGACTCGCAGGGCGGCCGGGCTGGGCACCGTAGAAGGCGACGTGAGGGCCTACGGCCCAGCGGACTTTCCCCGGGCGCGACACCTGATCGGCTCGCCCCCGTGTCAACCGTTCGCGGTGAACGGACTGGGCAAGGGGCGCCGGGCCCTGGACGCGGTGCTCACCTTCGCCGACCGGCTTGCGGCCCGCCAGGACATCCAGCGGGACCTCCAGACACTGAACGACGAACGCACGGGCCTGGTGCTAGAGCCGTTGCGCTGGGCCTTGGAGGCCATCGACCTCGGGTGCCCGTACGAGACGGTGATGCTGGAACAGGTCTCCCCTGTGCTGCCCGTCTGGGATGCGGTCGCCCGCATTCTCACGGCCGAGGGGTACGGCGTGGCCACAGGGCGGCTGTCGTCGGAGACCTACGGCGTCCCGCAGACCCGGGTACGTGCCATCCTCGTAGCCCGGCTGGGCGGCGCGGCGGCGCTGCCTGACCCGACGCACCGTAAGTACCGCAAGGCTGTCCCGCAAGACGGGGGAGACCCGGAGCTGCTGCCGTGGCGGTCCATGGCTGAAGGGTGCGGTTGGGGGATGACCCACAGGCCTGCGCTGACCATCACCGTCGGCACGGCGGCGGGCGGGGCGGATCCGTCCTGCGTCGGCGGTTCCGGAGCCCGGACCACGTTGTACGGCGAGCGGGACGCGGGCCGTTGGATAGCTGACACCCGGTTGCTCCCGGCGGACGAACTGCCTGCGTACCGGGGCGGGCGCCGGGACACAATCCGCGTTCGCGTGGAGGACGCGGCGGCTCTCCAGTCGTTCCCCAAGGGGTATCCGTTCCAGGGCAGCCGGACGCAGCAGTACCAACAGGTCGGCGACGCGTTCCCACCACTGATGGCCGAGGCGGTCATCCGCGAGGTGATGCGGGCGGAACTCGGTTCGCTGGCCGAGGCGGCCTGACCGGCGTGGCCCGGGAGTTGGACAACTCCCGGGCCCTATGATTTAATTAAGTCATCGACCAAGGAACGAAGGAGACCGGCATGGAAGCTGATAGGGCGAACTGGGCCGAGGCCACGGCGGATGACCTGCGCCGAGGCGTTGTGTTCCGTTTCGACGGAGAGCCCGAAAGCAAGAGCAGCGTCGTCACCTCCCGCTGGGACGAAGACGGTGAAGTGAAGGTGTTCAGCCGGAACGTGGTCAACGGGCGTCCCGACGGCCGCTCAGCGCTGAAACCGGACAGCCCGGTGTTGACCCTCCTCTGAACACAGCGAAGCCCCGGAGCCGTATGCGGCCCGGGGCTTCGCTGTGTTCGGGGTTGTGTCTCGCCCCGAGCTATGGTTTAATTAATTCATCGGGACGCCGGCTGGGTGGACCGGGCCGCGACCGCCGCGAACAGGCGGGGAAGCCGGCCCAGCCGGCGTCCCGGACAGACCGACCGCAGACCAGGGAGACGAGGAACCGACCA